GGGGGGGGGGTGAATTTTTTTTTCAAAATATTGAAATTTCACAATTTTAAATACGATTCTCTTGCACTTAAAATTGTCATTTGTAATGTAATTTATATACCGTCTTATTTTGTGTATTTTTCTTTTATAAATATTTCAACAAACAAATGAAAATATCTTTAATATTTAATGGTATGTTGTATAGATAAAAATAAAATATGATTATTCAATCATGTTTTAGTTTTTTAGTTTTAGCACTACCTAATTTTCTTTTTATAGGTTTGGTTTCATGTATTGTTTTTTTTTTATGTAAATGACTGCCTAATCGACCTTTTCCATATATTTTTTTTAGTTCTTTAAAATACTTTGGGAACATTTTTTTAAACTTTTCATTTTTTCTTACTTTATGTCCTCTTCCTCCGATCATTTCTAAATATTTATCATCGATATGAAAAGCATCTTTTCCAAAAAATATAAAATCATTACTCATTAGTATATTTTGTCCATTCAAGTCTCTTTGTTTGTGTTCAGAGTTATGAAATTCATTTGGCAACTGTTGTAATTTGTCATCATATATACAGTCCGTTCTGTCCATGTGATTTTTATAATATTGTTTATAATTCATTACTTTTGTGATTTTGGCTATGTAAGCTAGAGCATGACTATATTTTTGATCAGTTTGACTTTTTCCGTAAAATCCGATGATATAATCACCTTTTTTAGCTGAGCGTCTAATAACGGGTTTACAACAACCAAGTGTTAGTTTATTATTTTGAATGCATGGTGCAAATCCAGTATCGTATGTCAGTATGTAAGAATAAAGATTCATTTTAATATTTGATGTTAAAAATATATAAATTAAATATGATAATTTTTCAATTTTTATAAATCAAAATCCTGCTAGTTTTTTACCCAAATCGGATAATTCATCAAATTCAACTGGTTCTATATTGACAATGTCTTTTATTTCTTTCCCATATGTATTTGGTGTCTTTGAAAATAATTTAATATGATGTGGCCAATGACTAGTTGTTCTTTTATTGTTGAATGCTTTTTTCTTTTTTCGAATATTTTTCTCGTCTGAAAAGCTTCTTGGTGTCATACATATATAAACCACACTTCGATAATTTGGTTTTTTTCTTTCAACGAGTGGTTCAGATCCACAATGAAAAAGTCTTGAATCCCATAATATTAATGATCCTGCGTTTGCTTTAATTCTTTTGTCAGCACAGTCACTAAAATATTTTAATTCTTTATCATTTAATTTATACCAATCGCTTCTATTTTCAATCTCAAATTTTTTGAAAAAATCATGATGCATGACATGACTTTTTTCTTTGTAACAAAATGTAGCGTCTCCTTCATTAACATTATATAACGTAACCATACCTTGAACACAACATAAACCTTCTTTTGTTCGAGATTGATCAGTGTGATACCAATCATTTTCTCTGTACCATCCTCTGTTAGTAACTTCTGGAGGTAAATGAAAACTCATGCCGTCAAAACTAACTAACAATTCTTCGGGTTTTACGTTCCATAGTTTTGAAAATGTCTCAATTACTTTTGGTTCTTGACGTAAATCCCATGCTAGTTTAGAATGACCAATGCCAAAATGTTGTATTAACATGCTGTGCAATGGAAAAAAATCATATATTGTTCTCCATGAACTCTGATCATTTTTTTTAATTGGTTTTTCGAGATTCTTTGTCATTTTTTCAAACATGGACCAAAGCTCTTTTCGATAGTCTTTTAGTTTGGAAGATGAAATAACATTTGGGATGACCGCAATACCATCCTTTGTAATTTTTTCAACAATGTCGTTTAAACTACAATATTCTTCAGTATATCTATCCATTCTTAATATAAAAGTATAATTGCTTGAACATTAGATTTTGAAATTTCAATTTTATACCATACGATATAAAATTGAAATTTCAAAATCTAATTTGATATGTATATGTTTAAATTAAATTAAATATACATATATGAGCATTACACCGATCAAAGACAAGTTATTAAATGCAAATGACACATCGGAAATCGATATGATATTAGATGGAATAGATGATAAATTATTAAATAAAGAAATCGAATATATACTTTTCTTCTGGAAAACAAATAAAAAATCTACTTTAAAAAAACAAGTGGATCAATTAAAAGAATTATTACAAAAACCTGTTGAACATTTTATGGAATCACCAATGCGCTGGTGGTCAGAATTTAGACATTTTTTAAAATATGTTGATTTTTGAAATGAAACATGAAAACAGTACATATAAACAGGCATTAATATATTATAAATAATCGTAAAATGTTTAAAATACACATATTCGATCATAAAAATATAGAAAATTTAAAAAAACCATATTTGTTGGCAAAGGTTGAAAGTCTGGTAAACAAGTACAGACATGATAAAAGTGTTGCATTTGTATCTGCCGCAAACTCGTTGTTATTTATGGACGGTGGTTCAGATTTAGGTTATATGAATTCAATAAATAATATATGCGATAATGTTAAATATTGCGCAAGATCATTAAACCTTCTATCAAACAATAACAGATATCATTTACCTATTGGCTCAGCACAATTAATCATACCTGAAGGAACTTATAAATTTATAAGCAGTCCGTCCATGCTATTACCACAAGATGTAAGCAAAACAAATAATCCATATCATTGCTTAAAAACTGCTCTTAACGTAGCTTATAATTATAATAAATATTGCTCAGAAGATATGAAAATCAAGACAATATTTACACCTTTTATGTGCACTGGTTTTGGTAAATATTCATTTAAAAAAAGTTATAAATTAATGAAAAAAGCTATCAAAGATTATGTGAACAATGAGGATTATAATTTTATAGTTAAACCCAATAATATATTTTACAGTGTATATAATGGTAATATTTTATACAATATAGTTCAAGAGCAGCCTAAAACATATGAAAATACCGAATTTGGTATTACGGTTCAACAAGTTTTGGAAAATAAATAATCCATTTGAATTATTTTGTTTATTTATCATATAAAAAAATATTGTTTATTTATAACAAGACAATTATTATGAATAATGATACAATTGAACAATTATTTGTTATTAACCCGGATACTGATCATCATCTTTCATTGGAAAATAAAATATACAAGTATGAATCGGATACAATAACAATTATAAATAACCATGATTTATGTTATCCGTTATTTGTTACATCAGATGCTCCATTGAAAAAATTTATTTTGAAAATAGATAATAAAATTATTGTTAAATTTCCTTTAAACTTTTGTGACAAATTATTAGATCATAATATCACTGATAGTATAAATGCGGATTTGAGCAAATATATTTATAAAATTCCTTGGAAGTTATTAAAATTTGAGTCATTACCAATTTTGAGATTAAAATTAAGCAAAATCGAATTTAAGGTAGAATGTGATGATAAAATTGATTATACTGGGGTCAATTTATACATGTGTAATATATATTTAAAACCGGATGATAAACAAAAATTAGAGAACTTAGAAAAAAAAATAGATGAGATCAAGGTTTTTCAGGAAAAAAATATTATCATTAACCAAGAAAATGACAAAATTAAATTAGGTTTTGAAGGAGTGATCAAAGGATTATTTTTAGATAATATAGATATGTCACAAATTGAATCATTCAATCTTTTATTTGGTGAGTATGATAGAATTGCGTATGATTCTGACATGCTATTAATTTTTACAGACAAAATCGCGAGTGATTGTTATTATATTTCATTTGATAATTTACCATACAATGATAAAATATGGCATTCATCTATTAATTTGACAGGAATAGAACATGGTGGCAACACCATATATATTAAAATTAAAAGTAGTATTGAGCAAAATATAATTATAAGAGCACTGAGTCACGACGTAATCACCACTAATGACGAAATGAATTTATAAATAAACATTATTGATATAATAAAATAGATGAATAAATTATTTTTTTATATGTTTAATATTATAAATGACTAATACTTTTTTTACATATGGATTACAATTAATATCATCGAGTCAAGAATCTAATCCAATTACTATAAATAATCCTACTGCAATTCATAATAAAGAATACATCTTTAAAAATAATGTTGTTAAAATAGATCATAATGATTGTCAATATTACAATTTTCATCCTACATATATTGTGTCCGATCACAAACTTGATAATTTAATATTTAAAATAAATGAAAATATCATTAAATTTCCACTGGTATTTTGCAACTCGATTTTTAATTTTAACAAAAAAATAAAAAACAAAAAAATTTATAAAATTCCATGGTTAGAGCTTGATATGAAACCATTACAAGGCCCAGCCATGAAACATTTAAATATATGTTTCATGATAGAGCATGAAAATAAACCCATCATAAATGCAAAATTATATTTAACAATTTATGAATTACTTGAAAACGAAACAATCGAGATCATAGTTAACAAAAAACATGAAAACAAAATTATTCAGTTTAGTGAACAAAGTATTGGAAATGAAATAAACATAAATAAAAAATTAAATTTTAAGGGAACTATAAAAGGTTTATTTATACACAATATCGACATTACCACTGTAAATAATATTCAATTAATTGTTGAAGATGAAGTCAAAATTAATTATAATAGAGAAATGGTATTATTATTTTTAAAAAAAATAACCAATAATATTTATTATTTGTCATTTGATAATTTAGAATTTAATAATTATAATTGGAAAAACGCAATTGATTTTAATGATTTTAATATTAATTTTAAAATCAATTTTAAATTAAAACAAACCAAAACAGTTGTACTAAGTGCATTGAATCATAATATATTTACCCTGCAGAATGGAAACTGTATATTTTATGATATTCCAATTAAACCTAAGCCACAAATTAAAATAATAAACAAATTTATTGTTGGAGACATCATATTAAAAAAAATTGATATTTGTCCTATATGCAGGGATAATTATTCAAGCATAATAACAAAGTGTAATCATCAATATTGCTCAGAATGTTTGTTTGAACTACACAATATTGATAAACGTTTAAGATGTCCTCTTTGTAATGAAGACATAAGTATTTCTAACAATAATATTATAAAAAGATTGTAATCTAGTATTGTAAAAAAAAATATATCAATATAATTAATGAGTCATGAAATATCAGATAAAATTAAAAATGCATTACTGACATTATCTCAGCAGACAAACGAAATTGTTATTATAACAGATGAGAATGGATATATTGAATGGGTAAATAAAGGTTTTACTGTTTTAACTGAATATTCTTTTGAAGAAGTTATTGGCAAAAAACCCAAAATGCTTCAAGGACCTGATACAAATCCTGATACTATAAAAGAAATATCAACAGCATTAAAACAAAGAAAACCAATCAAAAAAGATATACTAAATTACACTAAATCAGGTAAGCCGTATTGGTTACGATTATTTATCAGACCCAATTACGATGAAAATAAAAATTTAGATGGTTTTGTTGCAAATGAAATGAATTTAACAGATCAATATGATTTGAGAAAAAAATTAAATAATTTGACACATGATTTGGAAAAAAATATTGACGAAACAAATTTGTTAATAAACATTTTGTCACATGATATTAAAAATTTAATATATGGTTCGATAGATCTATGCAACATATTAATTATGGATAATCATATCAACAGTGCTTATGGTGTGCAATTAGTAAAATCAATTGAGAAACATTCTGAAATTGTAAAAAACTCGTTGGAAGATATTTTAAAACCAAGCGGATATGAAGATTCGCATATTTTTGTAAAAAATATCATAAAGGAATGTGTTGATAAGAATAGCTATAAAATAAATTCTAAAAACATCAATATTGTTGTAAATATCAACGATCATAACGCAAAAGTATTAACCAATATATCAAAATTAAAAATATGTATAAATAACATTATTAATAATGCAACGAAATTTGTAGAGAAGAATGGTACTATTACAATTAATTATAAAAGTAAAAATGAATTTCATATATTTTCGGTAACAGATGACGGCGCGGGTATAGAAAAGGATCATTTAAAAAGAATAAGAGATAGTGTAAAGCTTCATAATAAAATTACTTTAGGCACTAGTATTGGTTATGGATTGTATATTGTAAACGCAGTTATAATCGACTTAGATGGCAGATTAGAAATTGAAAGTGCTTTTGGTCAATTTACAACAGTTCATATATATGTTCCTTATTTATGAATATTTTCAAATATAAATTTATATACATATATACATATATGTATATAAATTTATATAAATGAGCATTGGAACAGGTTCAATATTACAACTTGTTATTAATAATCCTGCAAGTGCAAAACCAATATCGTATGAAAATACATCGTTACAATTTGATTTCGTTTCGAAACAAATATTAGTGACTCACATGGTAGATGAAATGAAACCATTATTTATAACATCGGATAAACCAATTGATTATTTATTGTTAAAATTAAATAAATTTGAAATAATAAAATTTCCATTAGATTTCTGTAATAAATTAAGTGATTTTGATCATACTTTTAATGGTGATGATTTTGAAAATATTAATTATGTTTATAAAATTCCTTGGTCATATCTGAACATGGAAGATTTGTCACTGATAAGAATGACAAAGACAAAATTAATATTTGAAATTTTATCAAAATATAATTGCACCGCACATCTATATTTTCAAATTACATTTTTATCTGAAGGAGATCGAATCAAAATAAAAAAAAAATTTTGTAAATATTATGATATATATCAATTTAATGAGCAATCAATTGAATCAAATTCCGTTCAACAATTGCTCTATAACGGAAGATCAAGTGGTATTTTTCTTGAAAATATAAATTTAATTAAATCATTATCATTTCGAATTGATAATCGATTGATCAAATATGACAAAACAATGCTAACAATGGCTAAAAAAATAGATGATAATTGTGTTTATTTAACATTTGGCGACTCTTATTTATCTAAACAAATTGATATTTTTATTGAGTCAAATGAACAAACGTTCGTAACTCGAAATTTAAATCATAATTTATTAAAGAGCATGGGAGGATATCTTTATCTGTATTATCCATTTGATATTTATAACTTATCATTACAAATGTTAAACCATGATTACCACATTTCGACAAAAAATATTTTAAATCATAATACATGCTATTCCTTTGATTCACAGGGAATAATTTTAATTAGCTCTTATGATATTATAATTATTAAGCCGTTATATATTGTGTCGAATCATCCTATTGATTTTTTGAGTTTTAATATAGGGTCATATTTAATTAGTATGTTTCCACTGGATTTTTGTAATAAAATAACAAATTACAAAAATAATTTTGTTAATAATTCAGTAAATAAGTTTGTTTACAAGCTTCCTTGGGACATGTTAAAATATAATTTAATTCAATTAAATAAATTGGTTTTTGTAAATATAAAATTTAAAATACATTCATCGTATACATGTAATGCTAAATTATACACAACTCATATATATAACGACGTAAAAGATATACATCTTCAATCATCGACTGTTAATTCTGATTTTTCAAAAAAAAAACCTGATAAATCGATTAATTCATATTTAATTAAAAATATTCTCAAGAATGAAAATATTGCTAATTCAAATTTAAATATAATTGATACTGGGTCAGTTTATGTACCAATGTGTCCCACAATTAAATCACATAATCATATTACAAACAATTTTATGAATAATTTAATTTCGAATATGAATAATTCAATAGTTGGACCTGCTAAAGATGCATTCAAAAATCACGTTTTTTTGCAGATGCAAATGCACAAGGCTAGTTTATACAGTAATTTGAAGACTACATATGTTCCCATACATTTTCACGGATTTACGAAAGGATTGATTATCAACAATATTAAATTTGATAAAATCGATTCTTTTTTATTAACATCAAATACTCAATCTGAGGTGATTGAAAAAATTAATTTAAAATTGTTAAAAAAAAAATATCAAAAAATAGGTATTGATTGTTATTATGTGTCATTTACCGATACTTCTTATGTAGAATTATATAGTAATTTAAATAAATCAACAATTGATTTGGATAAATTTAATAATTTAATGTTGATTGCGAAAAGCAAAATTAAGCAAAATATCGAAATAATTGTGTTAAATCATAATTCTTTATTGCTAGGCAAAAGTCAAGCTAAACTGTTATATAATTATGACATTCTATTTTCCAACAAAGATATTTCATTTACAAAGAAAGGTAACACATTAGATTTAGACGAAAATGAAATAATATCTAAAAATCAAAGTTATAGTATATAACAAACATATAAATGGTTATATTTATAATATTATATCAAATATAATATTATAAATGAATGATAAAGAAGATTTTCCATCGGTAAATAACAATTCATTGTACAATTATTCTTCTGACGAATCTTCTGTTGAAGATTTGTTATCTAATAATGATCCTTTTTACGATTTAGATGACTTGCAATATTCATTGCCAGAAATATCAAATAATCCTTATGTGCAATTATCATCATCTCCATTAATTTCACCAGGTCATTCAATGCCACCTCCCCCATCGTATTATCAGTCAATGATTCAACAACCAATGTTACCACCTGTGTTGTCATCGTCTTATTATTCTCAACAACCAATGTTACCACCTGTGTTATCATCGTCTTATTATTCTCAACAACCAGTCGCACCACCAATACTATCATTTTATCAATCAGTTCAAATACCACAATTCTCTCAATTTCAATCACCAATCACAATCACAAATCAATTATTTAATAATGAAGACGAGAATATAATAAATACAGATAATTTAGATGTATTTAACATACAAATAAATAACAATTATCTTACTAAAACCAAATCTGCAATATCTTATAGATCATATTCGTTTAATGATAGAGTGGTAGAAATTCCGAATAATTATCATAAAATGATTCCATTAATGATAGTATCTAACAATAAAATTAATCACTTGACACTATCTTTATCTCAGCAAACCTTAATTACATTTCCTTTGGATTTTTGCAATAAATTATGCGGTTTTGATAATGAAAAATATATTTATAAAATTCCATGGGATAAGCTTAATTTAAAACCGATACTTTTAGCGTGCTTAGACCATGTTGTAATTAGATTTAAAATATTTTCTGATGAAGTATGTGAAGCAAAATTATTTGTGAGAAACGAAGTGTTATCGAATGATAAGTTGATCAAAATAAAAATGTCATCTCATATTCATAATATTAACCAGTTTCAAAAACAAGTTGTTGACATTAATGTTGGTAATAACAATGTAACTTTGCACTTTGGAAATTCAATCAAAGGATTTTTTTTAGAAAACATTGATATTGATAAAATAAATTTATTAAAATTATGGATAAATGGTTCAATGCGAGTTGATTATAGTAAAATTATGATCAAAATGTTAAGTCAAAAAATTTCAGATGATTGTTATTATATTTCATTAGATAATCAATCGTTCAACAACGATAAATGGGATTCTTCCTTAAATCTATCGATGATTGATTTATTTAAAATGGATATCGATAGTTCGATATCTCAACAAATCAATATTAGAGCATTAAGTTTTAATCAAATCGAATATTATAATGGATTTGGTAATTTATTACAACAAAGTATTAATTATACTCCTGTTCCAATTAAACCATACATTTTACAACCAACCATTGAAAAAACAATTTTAATTGGTTCTGAAATTTTTGTAGAAAAAAACAAAATTGAAATTTGTCCAATTTGTAGAGACGTAAATAGTGATATTATATTGAGCTGTAATCATCAATACTGTAATGATTGTTTGAACGAAGTATACAGTCTTGACAATAAAATGAAATGTCCATTATGTGGTTACAATATAAAATCGTTCAATAAAATTAAACCTATGATAAAACAATAATTATAATATTATACGACATAATCCAAATTGGTATGATTTATACAATTTGTGACCAACCATATGATTCCGACTCGATACCATATTGTATGTTGAGTAATCTATTATATAAACTAGTGGTAATGTTACCTACTTTATTTTTAATTTCATATGTATTATTATTGTATTCAATCTGCCCAACAGGTGACACAATCGCTGCTGTACCAGTTCCAAATACTTCAATAATTTTATTTTTTTCAATGTCACTTACAAATTCTTCAATATGATAATCCATTTCAATAACTTCAATATCATCTGTTTCATTTTTTACAATTTCTATAATTGAATCACGTGTAATACCAGGAAGAATTGTGCCATCCAGTCTTGGAGTGACCAATTGATATCGTTTATTTTTTCGCTCTCCAAGTCGATTCAAATCATAATTAGCATGTCTGAGAAAAAATATATTCATTGTTCCTACTTCACTTATGTTTCCTTTGTTTAGCCATAGAACTTGCTGATGACCTTTGGAGATAGCTTCTTTTTGAGCCATCAAAGTAGGTGCGTAATTACCAGCGATTTTATGATTACCAGTTCCACCGTCAAATGCTCGTACATATTTATCAGATACATACAAGGATACATCCTTGAATCCATCCTTGTAGTATGCTCCAACCGGAGAAAGAATCGTATATAGTTTACAGAAACTAGGTATGGATACCGATAGATCCGGATCTGTCGAAATAAATGTTGGTCTAATATACATTGAATTACCAAAATCTTGTGGAATCCACGAACGATCAACTTTTAATAATTCTTTCATACATCCCAAATATTCATTTGCATCAAAATCAGGTAAACAAACTCGGTTTGCTGATTCTTGTAGACGTTTCATATTTTCTTCAGGTCGAAATAATCTAATATTTTTATCAGAATCAAGATATGCTTTCATACCTTCAAATGCACTAAAACCATAATGCAAACTCGATGCTGCAGGTGAAATAGACATAGGTTCATATTTTTTAATAACGGGTTTAGACCAACCTGTTTTTGCTGTCCAATTCGCTTCTAACATATGATCAGAAAAAATTGTACCAAATCCTAATTGACTAGGTAGAGGCTTTGATTTTGGAGTTTTTGACATTTGTAAATTTAAATTACATTGTTTAAGAGCTTGTTTCATCATCATTATATGTATTGTATATAGTTATTATACTAGTTAAAATATTATCATTATTTAATGATAATATTTCAATTTTTTCAACTAGCTAAAAAAATTGAAAATTTATTGTTAAGTAAGTTAAATATGAAGCTATCAATAATTTCGATTAAATGAATTTTGCAAGACAATCACTAAATAATCTTAAAAATACAGTTAAGCGTACAATGGCTAATAAATCGATAAAACAACATGAAGATATGATATGTGGGATAACAATGATGACGTTTTGTTATACATTATTAGGATATAATGCATACAACAATGATGACGTTTTGTTATACATTATTAGGATATAATGCATACAACTATGATGAAGTAAAGAAAGAAAGACAGTTTCCTAATCATTTTGAAATGAAAAGATAAAACTTCAAAAAATTGAATTAATATTATTTTATAAAATGTTTTAATTATACTTAACCTACAATATAATAAATGGAAGTTAAGTATAATTCTGAAGAAATTGAACAAAAGTGGTATAAATATTGGTTAGATAATAATATGTTTGAATCAAAACCAGATGATAGACAATCTTATTCAATAGTTATTCCACCTCCAAATAACACAAGTCATATTCACATTGGTCATGCCTTGAACAATGCTTATCAAGACATATTGATTAGAACAAAAAGATTACAAGGATATAATACTTGTTGGATACCTGGAACGGATTCTGGTGGTATCGCAACACAAAATGCAGTCGAAAAAATATTATTGAAATCAAATGGAACTACAAAAGAACAAGTCGGAAGAGAACCATTTGTAAAAATGGTTCGTGAATATAACAATCAAAACAGAGAAACAATTATCAACCAATTAAAACAAATTGGTTGCTCATGTGATTGGTCTCAAGAACAATTTACCATGAATAAAAATATGTCAGAATCCGTCAAAAAAACATTTAAACATTTATATGATAAAAAACTTATTTATCAAGGTGAATACATGGTTAACTGGTGTCCGAGATGCAAAACAGCTATATCCGATGATGAAGTTGAACATGAAGAAACTAAAAGCAAATTATATTATATTAGATATCCGTTTTTAAAAAAATCAAATTTAACAGACATCGCTGAACCAGATGATTATATTATAATCGCGACAACTAGACCAGAAACATTATTAGGAGATACCGCAATTGCATATTCTCCAAATGATACTAGATATTCTGGATTTAATAAAGAAGATATTGATATTATAGTTCCTATCGTAAATAGAAAAATTAAGTTAATTGCGGACGAATATGTAAAACCTGAATTTGGCACAGGATTAGTAAAAATTACACCAATGCATGATAAAAACGACTATGAAGTTGGAAAAAGACATGATTTAGAAAAAATAATTGTCATCAAAAAAGATGGAACAATGAGTAAATTTGGTACTAAATACGATGGTATGGACCGATTTATTTGTCGTAAAGAAATTATTAAAGATCTTAAAGAACAAAATTTAATAGAGCGTATCGAGGATTATGTAAATTCTGTTAGCAAATGTTATAGATGTCACACGGTAATTGAACCTTATTTATCAAATCAATACTTCATCAAAATGAATCATTTTAGAGAAATAGCAAAAAAAGCAATAAATGAAATTAATTTAACTCCTGATCACCATACAAAATTATATAACAATTGGCTTGATAGCGATATAGATTGGTGTATATCGAGACAGATATGGTGGGGACATCAGCTACCAATTTGGTACTGCAGTTGTAATAATATAATGTGTGAGATTGAAGAACCAACACAATGCAGCAAATGTAACTCTAAACAATTGTATCAGGATCAAAATGTATTGGACACGTGGTTTGCTTCTTCGTTGTGGGCACACTCTGTATTTGATACCGAGCAACTAAAATATTATTATCCAACATCAGTTTTAGTAACTGGATCAGACATATTGTTTTTTTGGGTGATGAGAATGATTATGATGTCAAATGAAATGACAAATCAAAATCCATTTAATGAAGTATTTTTACACGGAGTCATCAGAGATGATAAAGGAATTAAAATGAGCAAATCGTTGGGAAATGGAATTGATCCATTAGATATTATTAAGGATTTTAGTGCAGATATACTAAGATTCACTTTAGTGTTTTATACTCCAAAAGGACAAGACGCTAATATGTCTTTAAAATCGTTTGAGTTTGGACAAAAATTCTGTACTAAATTATGGAATTGCACAAGATGCATTGTTATGAGCATTGAAGATAATAATCCAATACAGAAATCATTCAACATTGGTAATAAACAGTTCATTGATGAATTAAGCGATATTGATAAATGGATTATTAATAGACTCAATAATGTTATTGATAAAATACAACACTTCCAAGACAATTATGAATTTTCAGAAATATTAATTTTACTGAATATGTTTATGCGAGATGACTTATGTTCGGTATATTTAGAATATTGTAAACCATATCTAGTTGAAAATCAAAAAACAAATTGTTACAATGTATTGTTATACACAATGAGTAATTTGTTAAGACTACTACATCCTTATGTTCCATTCATAACTGAAGAATTATGGGGCATAGTTAATAAATATATAGAACATGATACAAATGATGTAAAATATAAAAGTATCATGAATTCTACATATCCAACAACATTAGATATTGAATATGACAAGTTACTTGATAGTCATTTCAACATACATCATTCTCTAATAAAAAAACTTAATAACATAAGAGCAGAATTTAGAATCAAAAAAAATATGTATGACATTATGATAGAACCGAAAACTAAAGAATTAACGAATTATATCAAACAAAATAGTGTTCTAATAAGAAAGATGGCATTAATTAATGATATTTCATTTGAAAAAAATAATCAAAACGACATTACAAAATATTTAAAATACGAAGTAGAGTCTCTGGTATTATTTGTTAAAGTAAATGAGCATTTTGATATAAATTCTAAAATTAAAACATTAGAGGATAGATGTCAAAGCACAAATAAAAAGATAGACAAGCTGAGAAAAATAATTTTAAATAAAAAAACAGGCACAAATAAAAAATTAAAGTCAGGAAGAGAAATATCTGGCTGTGAAGATAAATTAAATATAATCAATCAAGAAATTAAATATTATCAAAATCACATTTAATTTTCTTGACTAGTTATATAAATTAAATGTACATTAAAACTATAAAATATAGTGATTCAAATTTATTTATTAATACACTGCATAATTATAATAATTATAATATAGGTGGAGCAGTAGAACAAAATGACATGCCTGAAACATATGCTAAATCAGATATCGCTAGTGCATTAGAATCGGTTGGTATTGATCCCACCAATTTAAGACATAACAAGACGAAACATGAATGGATCTGTAATCCAGGTTTAGAAAATATTGAAGTGATTAATGATGCATCCAACATAACTATTTTATACAAAGGATCTAAACTAGATGTTACGCTTGATGTTATTGGTATGAGTAATGAAACAATTGCTGCAATGAAACAAAGAGGAGGTGGTATTTCAGATGTTTTTAAGGTTGTATTAAATATAGCACCAGTTATTTTATTTGTTTTAAAAATACCACCACCACATGATGATGAAATAGATAAAATTAAATTAATTGAATCAAGAGTTGGTTCAAAAACAAGTGTGTGTAATTTAATTGAATATTTGGTAAAAGATGGAATTATATTATTAGATTATAAAGATGGGACACTAGCTGATTTTAATGCGAAAAAACTAGGAGAGGACAGATTGTCATTACGTGTCAGTTTGGATATTATATCACAATTTATTGAAAGTTTAATATGTCTTAAAAAGATTAATTTAGCATATATTGATATTAAACCTGAAAATGTATATTACCTGTATGTAGGCGATAAAATTAAAATATATTTGGGTGATATTGGTTCTATGTGTGATTTAGGAAATACAGATGCTACATATGTGTCAAATCAATTGAGACGATTAGCGGTAAATCCGGGTATTACACATTTACATGAATCAGAAACGTGTGGATCAGATCATTTAATGAGAACAGGAATTGCTCACTTGTTAATGAAACTAACTTGTAACGTATATCCAATGAGCATATTTGGTAAAACAGCAATGAGAATGATTGAGTATCAGATGGGAAGAATAAAAACAGCACCACAATCAGTAAAAGAACAACAATTACAACTACATGTAGGTATTAATGTAATTGAACCGATTAAAGAGTATACTGGGAAATCAGAATTGCCAGAAGAATTAACTACAATAATATTAGATTTTGTTACTAATAAAACAGGGACATTGCAAAATGCACATGAACAAATATTAGCATTTTCAGAAATAATAAAGGAAAATGTTTAGTCGAAATTAACTAAATATTTAATTGAAAATAATGGTGCTTCAAAAAATGCAGTTGATATACTATCAACTAATGCAGGACGACGTCCTTCGATATAATGACCAAAAAATTGTATGGCCCAAGACAGTACAAATACAGCTACACTATTTCTAATCCATTTCCTGTCGCTTTTCTTCCAATGTTGACTCAACTTATTCAATATCATGAAATAATAAAACATCACTAACCCAGTAGTTGGTGATATTTTACTATATTGATAAACATAAAATATAATCATTGACCATTTTACGATACTAATTTTATTTGAAAACATATTAATTCTGAATTCGTCTAAAAAATTTGTTGTTGTTAGAGCAATTAATGGAATTGCTGCAAAATGAACTCCTTTATTAAAAGGATGTTGGTGATAATGTTCATAGGTTAAATTATTCATTTGAAATTTATTACGACTCTTTATAATAAATTTCAAATGATTAATTAATTCAATTTTTTTAGATAAACCTACACATAACGCAAGGACTTAAAATATAATGTATAATTATACTAAAATGATAACTATACACAGAGATGATATACCAGATTTTTTAATAAATTCTGATTTGTATAAAACATTGTATGACGAAGATGATCATGAGATAAATGTTCCAAAAAAATATTTTGTTGATAATTTAGAGATTAACAATGAGTGCGATTTAGATAAACTACTAGAGACACTTCGTTTCTGGATGGCGGATGATGTACCATCAGAAATTATTAAATTTATTTTGTTCAATAATGAAATTAACTATATTAATCTATTTACTAAGTTTAGAGATTTGCCATTTGTAAATGATTTTAGAATTTTATTTAGTGGTCAATCTGCAATAAACATGATGAGACATTGCGTTAAAGAAAATAATTTAAATTTATTGAAATATTTACACTTTAGAAAATATAAGTGGGATATTACGGTTGGTTGCGATGCAGCTAAATATGGGCATTTGGATATATTAAAATACTTTGTAGAGAATTATGAGGATATTGAATCTTTAAAAAGTATGAATGATGTGACTGAGAATTTTTACTCGCAAATTCAACCATATGCTCATACTAATCCAGGAGCAAATGGTGTATACAGTTACAGTTTTGGATTACAATCACCGTACAACACTCCTTCTGGGCATATAAATTTAGGAAATATAAATCAAACAGCAATTACAGTAAAAATTAATTGTTTGGATGAATTGTCAACGCTATATTATAAAAATTTATTTTATTACGCAGCTGTAACCAACAATATGGAATGTTTAAAATATCTTATTGATCAAAAATTATATTTGTATCACGAACTAGAAGATTATGATATGGATGCTATATTTACTATGACTGTAGCATCTGGATTGTTTGATGTATTGAAATTTTTATATGAAACATATGGTGAAGAGTGTAAATGGGATTCAAAAACAGCAACTGCTGCATCATCCAATGGTTTATTGAAATGTTTAAAATATTTACATGAGAAAAAATGTTCATGGGATTATACTACATATCAAAATGCAATAAATAATGGATTTGAAGAATGTGCTAAATATGCTAAAGACAATGGATGCCCAACTGAGATGGTAATAGATGCATATGTTAAAAATTATAATATTATGCGTATTATGAGTGGTATGGCTGGAATTTCATATAGTTAAGGAATATATTATTTACAATAATTTAAGCAAATTATTATGAAATAATTGCATATTGTTGTTATAGTTAAAAGCTGACTTAAATTTATTGTATCCATTGATTCGAATTTGTTTTATTATGTCTGGATTTTTCATAATATAATTAATTTTTTCATTTAAATTATTAACATTATATAAAATGCAATCGAGTCCGTCTATCAATGTCGTATTTGGTAATACGTGTGTATTTTTAATGTCATCATAAGCTAATAACAAACAAGCGTTGCTTAGAGTGTCTAAATGTCTAAAACAAACTTTTCCCCAGCCTGGAACGTTTATTTCACACAAGTAGTTAACTAGATTATTTGGATATTGTTCTAATTTATTGAAATGTATATTATTAGTTTGTTGATTAATTTCATGTAATTTGTTTTTTATTTTATGTCTGACTGGATTATTTTTGTCACTACAATGATAGTGAAATAAAAATAACCTGTTTTTATTTAGAGAATTTGTACTGAAGTTTGATTGACCAGTGTAGTAAGTAGTTTCCAATACAACATTAAATTTATTCATGTATGAAATACTTGGTGTATTTTTAATTCTTGGTATATTTTTAAAATAATCAGGATTATTTTGTTTGATGCTTAGTATTATATTTTTGAGTTCTACGCGATGGAACGGATAGTTAATACTTGAGAATCTTGAAAACGCATCTAAATCAGAATCATCATGAGCATCAACTAAAATTTTTATTTTATTAGGTAAACTCAAAAATTTAATATCAGCTTGTTCAACTTGATGTTTGTAAAATCGAGGATGATTTACACCGTTTAATTGAATGTGCTTGTCTAAATCATCATCAGATATAGGTTTTCTAATATCACCGTTTACAAAAATCCCATCATCTGGCCACGTCTGATATAACACAATCATATCTTTTGTGATTATGAATTTATTTTTTAAAAATTTGTGAAATCCTATAATTTTTACTTGCTTGATTGATAGTAAATTTTTTAAATATCCAAGATTACTACCCCCATGTCGAATAAAAATCATTTTATCCCAAATATTATCTGTTTTGTTAGGTTTACATGACATATTCGCTTCTTTACATTTTGATTTATGATTATTATAATATTGTAATCTCCTGAAACCAGATCCACACTTACATCTAAATTTTTTCATAGTTTAATATGTTATATGTCTATAACATATTAAATATCAATTATAAATGCAAAATGTTCTTAAACAAATATCTATGATACTTAAACTTAAACATCTTTTCTATTTTATCAAAATACTTAAACTTAAACACAATATTTCCAATCTTCAAAAATATTAAATATCAACAAATAGATGTATATAGTCTTTATATACTATACTTAAAGATTTCAAGGTTTTATATAGTAACACAGCATTATGGGTGGATTTAAATATTTTGTACGCAAGAAAAGATCATCAACATCGACTGAATATACAGGTAAATTAAAATTAGCCGATGCTCAAATGAAAGCATTTAGAAAGTATAGAAAAGGAGAGAATATATTCATGACAGGTCCAGGTGGAACAGGTAAAACTGCATTAATAAAAGAAATCGTAGCCGATGCAGGTTTTAGAGATATTAATTATCAAGTGTGTGCATTGACTGGATGTGCAGCAGTTTTATTAAATTGTAGTGCTAAAACAATTCACTCCTGGGCAGGGATTGGTTTGGGCAGTGGTGATATTGATTATATTGCAGACAAAGTTTATAAAAATAAAATGTTATTGAAGAGGTGGGTAACAACGAAATTATTAATAATTGATGAAGTTAGTATGATGTCACAAAAAATAATAGAGTTATTGGACAAGATAGGTAAAAAATGTCGTAATAGTAAAAAGCCGTTTGGTGGTGTACAAGTTATATTTTCAGGAGATTTTTTTCAGTTAGCTCCGGTTGGAGATGACGAAGATGAAACGACATCTAATTTCTGTTTTGAAAGTAAAGTATTTAATGATTTATTTTCGAAAAATAATTGTATTGAATTTGAGAGTATTTTTCGTCAAAAAGATAATGTCTATCAGAATATTTTAAATCAAATTAGAGTAGGTGTGATAAAAAAAAGTACAATTCGTATATTGAATCATCAAGTCAATCGTAAATATGATGAGACACAGCCTATCAAACCAACTTTGTTATATCCATTACGAAAAACAGTTCAAAAAATAAATAAAACTGCAATGAAAAAATTACAAACTGAAGAAAAATTATTTATAATGACAGAACACACAAGTAAACAAGCACCAAAAATAATGAATAACTATGAGATACAATTTTTAAAATCAAACACCAATTGTGAGAAAAAATTAAAGTTAAAAATAGGAGCACAAGTAATGTGTATTGTTAATATGTTAGATGAGACTGGCGTGATTTGTAATGGAAGTAAGGGGGTAGTCACTAAATTTAGTGAAAATGGATTTCCCGTGGTAAAATATTTATGTGGATTGGAATTAGAGATGAAACCACATCAATGGAAAAGTGAAATTAGAAAATCAATTTATATTGAACAAATACCATTAATGTTGGCGTGGGCGGTGACGATTCATAAATCGCAAGGTGCATCAATTGAATTAGCGGAGATAGATGTTGGAAATGATATATTTGCGTGTGGTCAAACATATGTGGCATTGTCAAGAGTGACTGATTTAAAAGGACTGTATTTGATAGGTTTTGATTATAGAAAAATCGCGGTCAGTAAAAAAGTTAAAAAGTTTTATAAATCGTTGAGAGAGAAAGATAAACCAGCTGTTAAACCAATTAAAATTGGTAGTGGTGGTGCTACCAGAAAAGATTAAACACCTTGTGTTTAACCATATAATAATATTTTAGTTACATTATTAAAAAATTGAACAATTAAATAACTAGAAAATTTACTTATTTATAAAAGTATAAATAAGTAAAAATGAGTCATATTAAAAAATTAGCAAAGTATTATTTTAGCAGTGCATATAAAAATAATGATGAATTAACATTGCATGTTAAAACATGTGTAAAAACAGAGTTTTCCAGTTATGATGAATATAATTTTTTACCTAAAGATCCTTGTATTGATATCGGATCAATCATAATCAATCGAGATGATTCTGTTTCTAAACTAGTTGATCTAATACAAAAAGATATTTTACAAGGCTCTAATTTCGGAGAAGATGAGCTAATTGTTAATTATAGAGTAATTTTTAATGAGCATTCATTAAATCTTCATGATCATCATCACGACAATGTTACGATTCGTGATACTTTATTGGAAAATAATGATAGTGTGTACATCGAGATTTGGAGTGACGCACCAAGCGGTAAAAATGCGTTTTGGTCAAACATAAGAAACAAATATAGTAACTACAAGAAGAAATCAAATAAAAACTATCCATTCACCGAAGAAACGATCGACACGGCTATAGACAAAGGTTATTATGATATTGTAGAATATTTAAGAATTCTTAAATGTCCATGGTCAGAGGAATCAAGAAAGAAATATATCGATCAAATTGTTTTGAATAAATATTGAAATTATTATTGGTTGTTTTATAAATATTATACAGTCAGTTAATAATGATTAAACTAAGTACAAGTGAAATACACGACTTTCTCAAAATGTCACAATTGTATGAAAATATGATTGATCAAGACACATCCACTATACCAATCGATAAAAAATATTATGTGAAATCACTTGAAATTAATTCAATGAATGATTTAATTAAAATGTTAGAAATGTGTCGTTATTGGATGGTGGACGAATTACCTCATCAATTATTTAAATATATTTTAACTTTATCTGATCCAGTTAAAATATACAATGATTATTTTAATGATTCTAAAAAAGAAAATGAACAACCACAAATCATAGATTTGAATAAACATTTTCAAGATTATCTACCAAAAAATGATATATTTATTTTAGCAAAATATAAAGGAGGTGATAAATATAAACTAAAAACAATTGATATTGTAAAAACTTGTTCACTTAATTTGTTAAAATATTTGTATGAAAATAAAGAAGAGTTTAATGTTAAATTTCCTCATACAGTGTGTAATTATGCAGCAGAGAATCCTGATGTTAGAATTATAAAATATTTACATAAAAAAGAATTTAATCTTAACTCTACAAGATATGCATCTTCTGTATTTGGTGATGAATTATATAACATATGCACTGTAGCAATAAAAGGTGGACTTGACGTTCTTAAATATGTTCATAAAAATAGTGGTCAACATAATAAATATGTTATTATTACTGCTGCTTCACATGGAAAATTAGATTGTTTGAAATATTGCATAAAGCATAATTTTAATAGATCTAATTTAAATTGCAGACATGCAGTGAAACACTTTGAATGTTTTAAATATATATATGATAATCGAAAAAAACTTGGCATCGCACACGGTCCTTTGACATATGAGTGGGCAGCGTGCGAAAAATGTTATGATGTATTGAATTATTTGTATGAAAAAGAAGCCGCAACAAATACATTATTATGGAATTATACAGCCTTCGATGGAGCAATATCAGCTGATGATTTTGAAATGGTCAAGTGGTTACATGAGAAAGGATGTAAATGCTTATGTAGAACATGTGCGTTTGCTTGTGGACATGGAAAATTAGATTGTTTAAAATACTTTGTAGAAAATGGATGCGAATTAAAATTGGAATGCGGCACATTGTGTATTTACAGAGGTAATCTTGATTGTTTGAAATATTGTCTTGAATATTTCAAACAAAATAATATTGCAATTGAAGGTATATGTGATACCAGTATTTATGATGAAGATAATTATGACATGACCGTTTTTGACGAGGATAGAGAGGATGATATGGAAAAAATTACTGAATGTTTAAAATATATCAAAGATAATGGATATGAATTTACATATAAAGACATTAAAGGTCCTCTTAATCGGTATAACACATACGAGTTGGTAAAGTATATGTATCAAAATAGTGATCAAAAAAAATTCACTGGCAGTCAAAGAGGTGAAATTAGTAGATCAATTGGTGAATACATACGAGAATGTCACAGTAACTATTCAGTGAATGATTTGTTAAATTTTGTTACATCTGTCTAATTTATTTTATATTTGTTCTTATATACATGAAAAAAATTGAATTTTGATTATTTAGCACTATACTTAAATAATGATATATTTAATATAAATAATGAGTATTAATTTTAAAGTAACAAATAACAAATACAATTCATTGGCACACACCAGTCACTTGTATGTCACAAAGAACGGATTTGACAAGTTGTGTAATGCATCTAGACAAAATCCAAATGATGAAACATTGTTATTACAGGGTATTTATGTAAAAATTCGAGGTAAGATGTATAATCTGAAATGGAATAAATTAATTAAAGAAGATGATGAGATTTTTTTTAATATGGCAAACAGAACAATGGCACAACTAGCATATAATACAATAATCAATGTTCAACCTATAAACAATATCAAAGAAATTGTTTATTTAAAATCAGTTGAAGTTGAGGTAGGATATTTTAGAACTGATAACAAAAATAGAAGAACAATTGACTGTGAGGAAATTAGAGAATATTTTAAAAAAATATATACTGGATGTTACTTGAATGTTGGTCAAGTATTATTCGTAAAGTTTAAAATACCAGAATCAACGCCTCTTAGAATGGTAGTCAAAAGTTTTGAAATGTTACCAACATCGATGATTGGATTAGACGGTGATTATCATATGAAAACATATGGTATTTTAAATCAAGATGTAGAGTTTAAGTTTAAACGAATGCAAGATCACCAATTGATGCTTGAAAATGACAATCAAGTCAACGAGATGTTTTCTCTTCAACAATTAGATTTTTCGAGTATGGGAATTGGCGGATTAGATCATCAATTCAGTGAGATTTTCAGACGAGCATTTGCAAGTCGATTATTTCCGCCATCGTACATGAAAAAATTAGGATTGACTCATGTCAAAGGGATTTTAATGCATGGTCCGCCTGGTTGTGGTAAAACGTTAATTGCTCGTCAATTGAGCAAAGCGTTAAAATCGCATGAGCCAAAAATTGTTAATGGTCCTGAGATTTTTGATAGATATGTAGGTGGTTCTGAGGAAAAGATTCGAGAATTATTTGTAGACGCAGAACGTGAATATATGGATTCAGGAGATTCTAGTAAATTGCACGTGATTATTTTCGATGAGATAGATGCTATTTGTAAATCACGTGGATCAGTTAAAAGTAGTACTGGAGTTAATGATAGTGTAGTAAATCAGCTTTTATCAAAAATCGATGGTGTTGATGCATTAAACAATGTTCTAATCATTGGTATGACTAATAGACCAGATATGATTGATACTGCAATTACGCGTCCGGGCCGTTTAGAGGTTATTATTAAAATTGGGCTACCAAATTATGATGGTCGAATTCAAATTTTAAATATTCATACTGAAAAATTTAAAACAAATGATGTTGTTGCGGCAAATGTAAATATTGAAACATTAGCTGAAGAGACTGATAATTTTACAGGTGCTGAAATAGCAGGTTTGTGTAGATCCGCTGCATCATTTGCATTAAATCGCGAGGTAGATCCATTAGATCCTAATAAAAAACCAGATGTTACAAAAGTGAAAATTTACATGGAAGATTTTGAACGCGGCTTAAGTGAAATTATTCCTGCATTCGGTAAAAGAGCACAGGATTTAAAACGATTATATGACAGAGGAATTATATTATTTAACGAAGAAATCAAACTTGTCAAAGAAAGACTAATGGCATTTTCACATCAAGTTACCGAATCCAAAAGAAAAGGTATGGTCATCAGTGTAATGTTAGCTGGAAAAAACGGATCAGGCAAAACAGCACTTGCCGCAAATATTGGTGTTGAGTCAGGTTTTTCATACATCAAAATGATTAGTGCTGACCTACTTCTTCAACATCAAGGAGTTGGAAAAGTAGCAATGATCACACAAATATTTGAAGATGCATATAAAACACAACAGGCAATGATTATTATAGATGATGTAGAACGTTTGTTAGAATTTAGTAATGTTAATGGATCTGTTACATATTCAAATCATGTATTACAGGCATTGCTTGTTTTACTCAACAGGCGTCCACCTTCAGATTGTAAATTGATGGTGGTAGTGACGACAAGTGTTTTAGTTCAAATGGAAATGATTGGATTAAATTCAGTTTGTAATTCCATAGTTGATTTACCGCTGTTGCTAAAATCACAAGATTATAAAGCGGTACTTAAACAAATAATTGCGGTAGACATTAAAAATAAAGAAATACAATTTATGGATGAAGAGGCAATTGAAGTATTTACAGATAAACTATCCAAATCCATTAAAAATTCTATTAGCGTAAAATCGATGTTTGATATTGTGGATATTGTTAAACAAGAAACAGGTGGATTATTAACAGTTAATTCATTTTTACTAGCATTAACACAAGTTAATCTTTGAGTAAAGTTTGAAATACAGATATTATTTTTTATATATTTTATACAAACTAAATTTAGTCTGTGTAAAATAAATAAATCACAATGGTATTTTCTTTTTGTCACGTTTCTTGATCTTGCATTTTTTAGTTTTTTTGATCTTGAGTTTTTCGCCGACAGGTTTCGGCAATGTTTCTTTTTGCTGTTTTTCGCGCTGACGTTGTGTCTTGCTCAGTGACCCCCGAGTCTTGCCCGTTGGCGTTTTGGCATCAGGACTACGCCGACTGTTCTTTTTAAATTTTGTTGCATATGATTGTTTCAAAGTTTGAAAATTCATGATGTAATGTAATGTATCAATTAATAATGTAGTGAATATAAGAATTTTTTTTTCAATTTTTTTAATAATTTTTAATAATGTGGATAACGGATACCAGTTGTTAGATATCCTTCGTCTGGAATCCAACGATGAATTTGACCATTTATTACCATTGTTTGCTGTGGCTCAAACGAAATTGGTTGTTGTTCTCTTTCTCGTCGATGTAAAAAGTCTCTCATTTGACCATTTATTACCATTGTTTGCTGTTCTCTTTCTTGTCGATCTATATTGTCTCTTCTTCGACGTGCTGCAGTTTCATCACCAATTACATCAAAAAAGATATTGTAACACTTCATCTTCATCTTCTTCTTCTTCTTCTTCTTCATCTTCTTCATATGAGTGATAAGATGAATAGTCACTATCAAAATCATCTTCTATCATATTTGGAATTATTTTTGTTTTATATTTTTCTTTCTTTTCTTTAAATTTATGAATATTATTTTTAATTTCATCTAAACCATTATATTCTAAAATGTGTCCTTTATTGATACAGTTAAAATTGCGCATGTGTTGATGATACATAGGCTCGTTTTCACATTCAACTACACACTCATATGGTTCATTAATCAATGTTCCAGTATAATTACTGAATGACTTTATGGAAACCTGAAAAGTGCCTGAAAGCAATTTTTCATCAAGTCCATTAATGATTGCAATGTGTCGCATATCTTCAGATGCTTTTACAAGAGTCCATTTGTCATTGTTAAAGACTAATTCTGTATCCTGGTATTTTCGACTTAACCGAAAATTAGCACATAGAACTCCTTGATCATTTTGTATAAACGTGACCCAACTTTTTGTACTGTTTAATTTCTTAAATGTAATTTCAATTTTAGGTATTTTTCTATCAATAATTGATTTATCAACAATACATTCGCCACATATTTTTTTATATCTAAACGAACACTCTAAATCAGTACAAGTAATATGCATACATGATTGAGTAGTTCTACATATTTTACATTTATATTTTGAAACCATATCAGGTTCTTTAGTTGCTTTAATAAAGCTAGATGGATTTACTTTTTTTATTATTTCGTTTGTTGGTACAAATTTAATCCAGTTGCCCCAGCTGATCCTGCGACCACATCCTTTTATATTTTTACCATCACTACGTTTTCTCTTATCTTCTGCGTGTTTACCACAAGTGGTGTCATCACAATCTGTTTTTGTGACAGGCATACCTTTTGAGGGACACGCTACTTTATACCATTTTTCAGGAGAATATTGCTTGGTTAACATTTTTGACTTACCAATACGTCCTTTTTTTCGTTGATGATTTTCATATCTTCGCGCTGTTACCCAAGTTGAATATGGACAATATCTAACATCTTCTGTTGATATTATTAATTTTGTTTTTTCTTCAGCATCATTATTTTCTTTCATTCGTTTGTGTGCTTCAGCATCATTAATCATTTCGATTAACCATTGTTTTGAAAATTTACTGTTGTAAATATTAATTATTTGTTGATATTCATCGCATGATAAATAATATTTAATATTTGTGTGTGATTGATTACTACAATTAGAACAAAATGAATTATCTTTTTTATTTTTTGCTACAGAACAACCAATACATTTAATGGTATGTGGATCATTATCAAAATGTAGATCTCTATTATGTACTTTGCCACAAGAACATTTAGACTGTAATCTTAAATCAAATGATAGTTGATTATTCATTTTAGAAATAATTATTTTTTGTAAATCAGATATTGATTTATAATCAATTAAAGAAATAGGATTATCCTTCATTTGATCATAATAATTATATATTTCTAAAAAACTAGTATCATTGGTGAATGTTTGATTGTCTTTTAGAGTGTCTGAACTGATATTTAAGGTATAACACTTTACACAAACATTTTTGCACAATTTAATGAACGATTTTTCTTCGCAAATACAACATTCATTAGAGTTTTTATCCTCATCTTGTATAGATTTTAACTGTTTTGGTGCAATCTTTTTAGATTTATTAATTTTATCAAACCTATCAAGTGTTCGATTAATATACATGTTTGTTAGCGATAATTCTAATTTATTTAAATATTTATTGTATTTTCCAAGAACTGATTTATCAATATCTTTGAGTTTAGATAAATATTTTTCGATTCTTTCAGAATATATATTGTTGTGTAATTTGCCTTTGTTGGTTGTTTTTGATAACATTATTCATATGATTTATTAATGGTTTATAGCTAACTAATTATTATTTCAATTATTATAAAATAATTGAAATTTGTAAGTATTGAATTGAGAGATATTAATACACTTATACTAAACATGGAATTAAACGAATTAGAAATAAAATCAATCAAATCTACTAAAGATTTTATGGATCTACTAAAAAAACATAATAAACAACAATTATATTTACAAGCAGCGCGGCATGGGAATTTAGAATTTATAAAAATTCTAGAATATGTTGGTTGGGACATAAAAGAAAGAGGCCTTGAAAAGTCGGATGCATACCAATATGCAGTTGAAAATGGTCATGTTCATATTTTAAAATATTTAGAAGAAACACATAATTGGGATATTTATACTACAAATAAATATGAAGCAAATCCATATATGCTTGCTGCATATTATGGACATCTAGAATTAATTAAATATTTTGAAAATAAAGATTATGATATACATCAATTAGATAAAGATGGCTGGGATGTGTATATTTACGCAGCGAGTGAAGGTCATGTCGAAATTATGAAATATCTGGAGAATACACATGATTGGAATATACATATTAGAGGATTTGATGGTAAAAGTGCATTTTCATATGCTTCGCAATATCCAGAAATTAAAAAACATTTAATTAAAAAACATTTAGAGAATACCTTTAATACACCATGTGAACCAATCATAATTAATAAATGTCATGTTTGTGATAAAGAATTTAAGAAAAATGATTTATATGTAGAGTGTGTCAAAAAACATGCAATGCATAAACAATGTTATATTGATGCCACTGTCAAAAATTGTGATTCGGTTAAAGTTGAGTATGATGAAAATTTAAAACAGTTTCGAACTTCATCTTTATGTGCAATTTGCGATACAAGTGTCATTAATAATACACTTAAATTTAGCAAAACGAATAAAAAATCACGAATTGGTAGATTGAAGACAAATACAAAATTTAGCGATATTCTCAATCGATTTAATTCTAAGTAAAATTAATTTTTAGAAAAAATTGAAAATAAGACTTGTTTATTATATAATATTGATATATATAATATACAATAATGAATACATCAGATTTAACTTGTGAAGAAACACCTTTATTTTTATTTCATGGAATGGGTGTGAACAGCACTACATTGATTGCACTTAATAATTATTTAAAAATTAAAGGAATTGAAACACATAATATTAATTATCCAGTAAATAAATTATCTTTTGACGAGTGTCTTGATTTTGCACATAATAAAATAATTGATACAGTTGGCGAGGATACGCCAATTAATGTGCTAGGTCATTCTTTCGGTGGATTGATCAGCATAAATTTACACAAAACTGGCTTGACAAATATACACACTAGTCAAAGTTTGTGTTCTCCTCTTCAAGATAATTTAGATATAATTAAATGGGGCGACAAAAAAGCTCAAGTGATAATGAAGTGCATAAATAATCCTGGGTATGATTATTTACGAACGAAGAGTGTTGAGATCGAGCCACAACACAAATATTTGACTTACAGTGCAGGTATGTGGAAATCAAACAATGATCTAATTCTAAAAAAACATGAATGTATGCTTAATGAAAAGAACCATACTCACTTTTATTGGACAGATCATTATACTGCTCCTTTTAACATTTTTGTCCAAAAGAAACTGTATACAGATCTAAAAGCATCATATGATTAATTTATAAATTACATTTTATTTATCATTCAAGAAACATATAATTTAGATTTCTTTATAAGATTATAGAGAAATCAAGATGGTGTGGGAGCTGTTTTTTTGCTAGGCTTGCAACCCATGTCACGAAAGGGTGTGGTTGATGTTTCTGTCCACGAGTGGTTTCGCCTGGAGTATTCTTGTGGATCAGAATCACTTCGCTGTCTGATAATCATCGACTCTATCGGAATATTGTTGATAAATTTTTTTCGACAAAGTGTTAACATAGTGTACTATATATTTATAATGGATGTTGATGGTTGATTTTTTTTCAATTTTTTTACACTAAAAATTGAATAATTAACTTCTTATTAACCATTATATAATTTTATGATATTACAATGACTATGACAAATTTTGATAAAATAAAAGAATTTCATGCGGCATCAGGTTTAGCGTTAGCAGATACACCTCAATATAATGTATTTGAAAATAAAAAATTAACCGATCTCAGAGTAGCATTAATTATGGAAGAAGTTGGTGAGTTATTAGACGCTGCGAAGCAAAAAGATCATAAAGAAATTATTGACGCATTATCCGATATTTTATATGTTGTTTATGGAGCAGGTGCTTCATTCGGAATTGATCTTAATCAATCTCTAATTGATAGATTAATAAGAAAAAAAATGTGTGATCCCAATAACATTGAAGGTAAGACAACTTTTGAAATTGTACGTGAACGTATCAAAGATCAGTGGACAGAAGATGGTGTCGTTATACAAAGTACGATTGACTATGACGCAATGAACAATGATGAAATTGCAAAAGCAATGATGTTTCCAATTTATAAATGGACACAGCAATTGGAAAGAAGAGTGTTTGATAAAGATTTTGAAGGTGTACAATCATCATTGACAAAAATATTAGCAATGGTTTATGCGGTAGGTGCGAGGTTCGGAGTTGATTTGGATAAATCGTACGATATAGTTCATTCATCTAACATGACAAAATTTTGTTTGACAGAAGATCTTGCACAACGAACAGTTGAATCGTATGAACAAAAATATCAACAATTAAAAGAAGAACATAATTATCCAGACACTGGTATTGAAGAAGATATTAAAAAATGGCAAGACGATCTTAAGGCAAGAAATATTAATGTTTATGACAGTGCAAGTTATAGAAAGTCTTCTGATGGCAAGTATTTTGTGGTGTTTAATGACTCTACAAAGAAGATATTAAAATCGATAGAGTATACACCGGCAGATTTTGCGACATTGCTTTAATTTATTATATACTATAATATGGTCATATTAGCCTTAAAACATCGATATAAAAAAATTGAAATATATTCATGTTGTCCCTAAATCTCTTATTTACTAATCTTATAAATCAACAAATGAGCATTAAATTAAACAGACTTACAGTAGATGATTGTGCAGGAACTGAAGATGATTCAGCCGTATACTTACATCCGAAACGAATGGAGGCTCTTGGCATTTCTCAAAATGATAACGTCGCATTGAGAGGTAAAAGACGGAAAAACACTATTGGTATTGCGATTGCAAACAAAGATGTTAAAGAACATACAATTATGTTAAATCGTACAACCAGAAAAAATATCCGAGTAAAATTGGGTGATCAAATATACATTGAAAAAAAAGAAAATCTGCCTTATGCAACAACAGTAACAATTTCACCTTTTGACGACAGTCTTGAAAATATTGGTGGTGATTTACTAGAGACGTATATCAAGCCACATTTTCAAGATCAATTTCGACCAGTTCGGTTAGGTGACTATTTTATTATTCACCGTAATTTCAAAGCAATTGAATTCAAGATTACTGCAGCTGAACCAAGCGAGTTCGTAGAAATATCAAACGAAACAGTGTTACTGTGTGGTGAACCAGTGTCACGTGATGCGGAAGAGGAATCACTAAATGAAGTAGGATATGAAGATATTGGTGGTTGTGGAAAACAAATTAAATTAGTCAGAGAATTGATTGAACTGCCAATTCGTCATCCAAAAGTATACACAACAATTGGTGTTAAACCGCCAAGAGGTGTATTGCTAACTGGTCCACCAGGTACTGGTAAAACATTACTTGCAAGAGCAATTGCAAATGAAACAGGTTCTGCTTGGTTCAATATTAATGGTCCAGAAATTATTTCAGAAAAACAAGGTGGCTCAGAAAAAATACTTAGAAGCATTTTTGAAGCAGCTGAAGAAGACGCTAAAAAATGTGGAGGTGCGATTATTTTCATTGATGAAATTGACTCCATTGCTCCTAAACGTGACAAGGTTACTAATGAAGGTGACAAACGTTTAGTAGCCCAATTACTTGTTCTTATGGACGGTATGAAAAAAAAATCAAATGTAATTGTACTTGCAGCGACTAATCGAGCAAATGCACTTGATGTTGCATTAAGACGTCCAGGTCGTTTTGACAGAGAATTACACATCGGTGTTCCAGACATGGAAGGTCGATTGGAAATTCTAAGAATCCACACTAAAAACATGAAAATGATCGGTGATATCGATTTTACAAAAGTCGCAGCTGATACACACGGTTGTGTTGGTGCTGATCTTGCATCTCTCTGCCAAGAAGCCGCACGTGTCTGTATTAGCGAAAAACTTGACCTTATCGACATGGATGATGATACAATCCCAGCAGAAGTTCTTGATCAACTTGGTGTCACACAAGCACACTTTAACGATGCAGTTGAAAAAACAAATCCATCGTCTCTTAGAGAAACTGTAGTTGAAACACCAAATGTTTGCTGGGAAGATATTGGTGGTCTTGAAGACACCAAACGTGAACTTAAAGAAATGGTTCAAGGACCAATTAAACATAAAGATGAGTTTAAAAAATTCAATATGTCACCTTCTCGTGGTGTACTGTTCTATGGTCCTCCGGGTTGTGGTAAAACATTACTTGCAAAAGCAATTGCAAATGAATGTGGTGCTAACTTTATCTCAATTAAAGGTCCTGAGCTACTTACCATGTGGTTTGGTGAATCAGAAGCAAATGTTCGAGAAATTTTTGACAAAGCACGAAATGCAGCTCCTTGTGTTCTCTTCTTTGATGAATTGGACTCCATTGCAATGAAACGTGGCAATAGTGTAGGTGATGCAGGTGGTGCTGGTGATCGTGTAATGAATCAGCTTCTTACTGAAATGGACGGTATGAATGTCAAAAAAGACGTGTTCATTATTGGTGCTACAAATAGACCTGATATTATTGATCCAGCATTAATGCGTCCTGGACGTCTTGATCAATTGATTTACATTCCAATGCCTGACGTTCCAGCAAGAGAAAGTATTTTGACATCGTCTCTTAGAAAAACTCCAGTATCTGATAAAGTTAATATTAGATACATTGCGTCTTATCTTGAAAAATACAGTGGTGCAGATATTAATGAAGTTTGTCAAAGAGCTGTTAAATTTGCAATCAGAGAAAGTGTTGAAAAGAAAGAAGAAATCATTAAAAAGATGAAAGCAGAACGAGCACTTGCCGATGTCTCTCAAAAGAAACGTGTCAAAGTTGAGGATTCAGAGAATGCAATTGATGATGAAATCGATGATATTGTCAATTCCGATAGTGATGATTCCAAAGATGAATCTGATAAAGAGGAATCTGACAAAGACGAATCCGACAAAGAAAATGATGACACATCTGAAGAATTCGTGTTTGACGATCCAGTTCCGTGTCTTGAAAGAAGACATTTTGAGTTATCGATGGAACATGCACGAAGATCTGTTACAGATACTGATATTGCCAGATATGAGCAATTTGCACAAAACTTCCAAAGTAACAAATTGGGAGAAATCAACTCTGGAAATAAATTCAAGTGGCCTGAAGAACAACAAGTACAAATCAATGATGTAAGCGGGACAATTGAGGAAGCTAATGAAGATGATGAAGTTTCTGAAGATTTGTATGATTAATTTATAACTATCACTTATATTTTTAATATTTTATAACTATTTAATTAAACGGTTATAAAATATTAAAAATATATAAATTATAGATATATGAATAAACAATTAATAAAGAGAAAAAACAATATTAAATTTGTTATTTTTTTATCAGAACGTAACATGAGAAAAAAATCATTGGTTTGTGGAAAAAGATACACAGAGAGATTACGTAATAGAGGAATATATGCAATCGATTATAATAATTGGAAAAAATATTTTATAGATAATCATATTTTAATGCCTACTTTTGACATTAACGAAACATCACCTACAATGGGAGTAGTTTATAAGAGATTTACTGAAAATAAATATTTAAGTTTAGAAAATTATGACAACTATTTATTTAGAGAGCAATGTAGATCATTATCCACATTAGTTAGTTATTTAGGAGCTTCTTCAATAACAGTGGAACAATTAACAAAAGATGAAAAGAGAGTTTCGGTTGGAGCAGGTGTGAGTGTTGCAAGTGAAGTAAAAATAGATGGTAAATTTGAAAAAGAAAACAATGCAAATGATAATCGTTTGGGCGTTAAGGATTTTGACATTAATGTTGAGTCATTTATTTTATATGGAGGTAAGAAATTTGATAAATGTGCATCAGAAGGTGGATTATATGGTGTAGACAAGGATATATATAAACGATTATATTTTGTTAACATTGTTTCAGAGAGATTTAATGGTCAGCAGAAGAGTTTTTTTACAATTCAAAAAAAGATTAATTCGAATGAAATTTTGGATATTAGTTTATATATTAATAAATTAAATATTGGATTGAACTTAAATTATGACAATACTAAAAATTATGAGGAAACTTATACATTTATCATAAAGTATCATGATTTAAATCAAGTGTTAAAGCAAGCGAAAGCAAATCTCAACATCCAAAAAGAAAAGAAAAAATTAAAAAAAGAGAAAAAAACTGAAATTGAACATCAAGAATTAGGACACAGCAAAGATAACATTAGTGATATTTCTGATACAATTTCTCAAGATAAGGAACATATAATTAATGATGATACTAACTTAGACACCGAGGGATCAGGAAGTGTACCAACGCTGGAATATGACAGTGACAGTGAATCAAAAGATATTTACGACATTGAATTAGAAGAAATAATTGACATGTACAAAAAAGATAAAGACAATACAAAATATAAAAAATCTATTATGGCATTAATAGATACATATTCAGAGCATTTAGGAATTAAAAAACAATTTGAAATGTGGAAAGAACATGATAATAATACAACTATTTTTAATTCTAGGTTGAGGTGGATTAAATATGTGTGTGATCTTGATTATTTTTTCAGAAGTATCGGATTACTATAATAAAATAAACTCAAAACAAATGATAAATTAAATTTTTATTATCAATTGTTTTGATAAATTAATGTAGGTGAGATTTAATCATGGATGATACAATCAGATACCAAAAACCGTCACAATTGTTACCTCGATCTCCTCAGATACAGCATCTCCCAGTGTGTAGATAACCCCAGGCTTTGCCTTGACAGAAAGAGTAACAGTATCCTCTCCACCACGCATTGCAATTGTCGCTGCCTTCATGCACACCGGCGCGTGAATTCCAGGATTGACAGTCACATGAGCACTGTTGTTTTCATGAACATCCAGTAGATCATTGACCATAATGAATGTCGGTGACATACCCTTCTTCTTTCCCGCGTCAGGCTCTGGAGCACACAGAGTCACAAAGTGCGCAGTGCGCTTCTGTCCACCAAACGTTGCGTTGTACTCGTTGATGTCGCGAGTGCTCTTGACAATTTCACGATCACTGTTGAATCCCACCGTGACGTGACCATAACCAGTATTGCGAGAATCGACTGGATACTTGATCAGAAGGCGAAACTGCATAAATCGTCCAGCACCAGGACTCCATGTATCATCAAATACAATTGTGGGAATCAGGGTTTCAGGGATAACTGATTCCTGAAATGCAGTGTAGGTGTTAGTAGTTACACAAGGGAAACAGTAAGCGGTATTTGCATCAGCAGCAAGAAGCGTTGCAAACTTGGCATTACCAGCAGAGGCCTTGACAATCTTCTGAGTAAATCCCTTGCTGAATCCTACTAGAAGCTTATCAATCTTTGCCTGACCGCTGCAAGCATCAATCTTCTCCTGCTGAGCATTAGTGACAGGAAGCGTCCACGCACCGGTACGAAGGCGATACTCTAGTGTCTTGACAACACTTGCCTGATCCTTGTACTTTGCCTCAACTGTTTCGGCGCTTGGATTGACTGCAACTGCATCACCCGCGACATAAGCAACGATCTTGACATCAATGCCTAGGGTGTTGCGAATACGGGATCGCAGAAGGTACTTTGGCTTGCGACCAAAAGAAAAGAGTGCTCCACCACCAGTTGAGAGAATGGGAATCTTGCCGTCCATAAGCGTCTTGATTACCATCCACATGGTATAATCATTACGCTCACCACGAAGAGTCATGACATCCGACATTGTCAAATCCAGGACATCTCCGTCGATTACCTCACCATTGGGAATACTCTTCTGCAGCTTGTTAGCAAAGCTTGACTTTCCTGATCCGATTGGGCCAAGAACAAGAATCACTGTACACTTAACCAGATCAAGCAGACGTGCCTTGTAATCTGGAATTGCATTAGCAAGTGCCTTTTCCTTTTCTGCAAGAGTTACAGGAAGCGACTCGATGAGCTGATCAGCAACAAGGATATGAGATCCAATCTTGTAACCATCAATATCACCAAGCTTGACCTCATTGTTTCCAAACATAATGGCACATTGACATAGAAAGTTAAGCCAGTAAGCCTTGCCTGCGTCGGATACACACCAGAACTTCGAAAACCCACGGAAACTCTTAAGCACTGACTGCTGGATCATTCCAAGATGTCCTTGGTAGCCAATCAGAGTACGGAGACACATTGTTCGGCACGTGTAGTTAGGGAACTTGTACTTCTTGGTCATGATCCACTTGCCGTCAGCATCAAAACACTGGATGACAAGCCCCTCGAGTACATCACCAAGAATGTTCTTGTGCTCAACATTACCAGCTGTCACGTGCACTGCCTCACCCTGCTCTGCCAAAAATTCCATAAAGCGCGAGTTTGTCATAAAGTCACGACCAGCGGAAAGATTGCGCATAAAGTCTGCTGTGCTCTCACCCTCCACACTGATAGCAGAATCACATGGCAATCCAAGCTTGGTGCACACTGTGACAAGTTCCTGGTGAGACGCAAAGTCAACAAATGGCTTTGCGGTTAGAACACATGCATCTGGATCTTCAAGATTGATGATCATTCCAGAACCAAGTGATGTTACGACTGGCGTTGGTCGCAGAACACGAGCACCATGGCCCTGATCACGAAGATTCATCATCTCAGCACAGACATGAAAGTTACCATCGACAAGTGTTTGAATTACATTATCATTAACAAAAGGAGTGAAGAGTTCGGTGCACCACTGAACAAACTCAAGATCCATGTTAGAACGATTCTTGGAAGAGCATGCCCAATAGTTGACTCCCTCATACTCAAATGCACACAGCTGACCCAGAAATCCACTCCACTTCTTGAAAAAGCTGATCTTGTGAACATGATCAAACTCGGTTGGATCATCTGGGTTCTGGCGATCGTCGTTGTTGAACTTTGGATAGAACCCAAAGAACTTGATCATCTTTCCTGGAATCCATATGATTGGAAATCCGCGAGGAAAGTTGTAGTCTTGAGCGAGCTTGATAAGAATCGCATCGACAGAGCACTGGATCATCACCATATGAATCTCTGGCTTGAGCTCGTTTGTGCAGAAATTCATCTTGAGCTGCTTGTTCTTGAGAATTTCCGCCAACAGATTGGAGCGTGGATTCTTGGCCAAGTCAGCCATAAACTGGTCCTTGAGGTTCTTTCCACTAGCAGCCTGAAAAGGCAAATTGAATGATTTGTTTGGAACATGAGTGTTTGACATTTTAATTTCAATAGGTACAAGTTTAAGTTAATGTGGTATCATATCATTTTTTTTTTCAATTTTTTTTGATAATGTCAAATGTCTATATAAGCGCTTGATTTTTATCCATGAAAAGTTAAGTTTGTATATAAAAAAACGTTTAGATAAACGTTTTTTTTTACATATTAAAATAAATTATTTTCTACGTATAAATATATAGAAATGTCAGAAAAGTCACGATTCATATACAGAAGACACAAGGAAGATACACTCAATGACAGTAAAGTCGAACACGAGGAATTTTTGAGAGATGGACCACAAGGTTTAGGCTTTCGTTTTAAGAAATTTGATAAAAAGAAAAATATTTACTTAAGAATTGATGGTAAATTAAGCGATGATGGTAAACAAGTTAATTTAAAAATTAAAGAAGAAGGTAAAGAACCTGCTACATCAGAAGTTTCAGTTGCCGATCTTAAAAAACACAAAGACCTTAAATTCGTTGTTGATTACATGGCAAAAGACATGGCAGCATTCAGAAAAACAATGGCAGCAAAAAAAGGAGGTAAAAAGAAATCCAGAAAAACATCTAAAAAAACATCTAAAAAAACCAAAAAAGGAACAAAGAAAAAATCAAGAAAGAAAAAATCAAGAAAATTAACTGGAGGCAAAAAAAGAAAAGGATCAAAGAAAAAAGCATCCAAAAAAAAATCTAGAAAAGGATCAAAAAAGAAATCCAGCAGAAAAAAATCAAGAAAATTAACTGGAGGTAAAAAAAGAAAAGGATCAAAGAAAAAAGCATCCAAAAAAAAATCTAGAAAAGGATCAAAGAAAAAATCCAGAAGAAAGAAATCTAGAAAATTAACTGGAGGTAAAAAAAGAAAAGGATCAAAAAAGAAAGCATCCAAGAAAAAAGCATCCAAGAAAAAATCTAGAACAAAATCTAGAAAAAAAAGATAAATTAAAATATAAATAATTCATACCTTAACCATTGTATAACTAATACCTAAAAGTAGTTGATTTAATTAAATCAACTAATTTTAATTTTAATATTAAACCTCAATTACAAAATTATTTGTGTTTCTACCTGGGTTTGAACATAGTCTTACATCGTCTATTTTAATATCTATCGCAGAATCAAAATTAGAAAAACAACATACGTCAAATTTTTTGCATAATTCAGCATTATCAGAAAAATAATATTCATACAAATTCACATCAGCTAAAACATTGTTATTCGCTCCGACATTTAATAACACATCTACATGATTATCATCTGTCATATTGTTTTTTATCGTATCTGCCGTAACTGGAATATAATTAGTGATTAATATTTTTTTTTTATTTTTATTTTCATCGCTAAAATGTTCTTTGATCTGCCCACTAATATACCTTAAACATTTATTATGATAATCATTTATTTTTGCAATTGTAATATTTTTATCATCTGCATTTATACATCTAAAATCATTTATTTTATTGGTTATGCTCGCCTGGTTATTTCCAGATATGTTCGACCACAACACAGAACCAACAATAACATAATCATCATTCTCAAAATAACCATTGTTCAATAATTTAATGTTTTGATACTTTTGAATTTTTATTTCAAGCAATTTATTTATGTTCTCAATATCTCTGTTAGAACTCATATACTCATACCGACCCGGTAAAATAAATACCTCTTTAAAATTAGTACTCACATATTTTAAAAATTTTGCATACAAAACATTATGTGGTCTACTAATATTACCACACACTAACAATATATCCGCTTCTGGTTTTAGATAGTCAGATAGATGCTTACTATCCTTTATTGATGTAATTTTAAGATCAGAACATAATTGAAATTTCATTCTCTTTATTAATAATAATAATTTTTACCTTTATATCCTTGTATTATATCTAAATAATGTATAAAAAATATATATAAATATACAATGATCTATTTCAATGTGTATTTATTAAATTTATTAAATTAAGATAAATAAATATAACGAATTCACCCTTACAGTTCAAGTGTAGACATGATTTCATCAGTGGTTGACTTCAGACCTGGCGCAATATCCGAGTCAGACACATCACTTAGTTCTAATGTTGCATGACCACCTACATGATTAACAGCATCTTTTAGAATTACAAGATCTTCTAGTGTCGTGATTTCATAATAACTATTTGAGTAAGTATTATGTAATTTATAAACTGAACCTTTGCATCTTGAAGTACCATCGGGTATTTCATCTTGACGAGATAGAATTCCATTTGCCAGTAGAGATGACGATTCCGGAAGCGTGATACCTCCTTCTGCCTTACACAATGATCCGTATTTCAATTCATCATTTGCATATAATCTACAATTCTCCATAAAATTATATACACTTGGAGTAACAAGTGTGTCATATGTTTCCCATAATCTTTTATCTGCATTATCTTTTAAATTTGAAGGAAGGAATATCTGAAATCGTGGATTGATTGTTTTCAAACCTTTTTTTAATTTATCAATAATCCCAGTCCGATAACCTGTCAATATTTCTATTTCATCTGTACTCAACAATTTTAGTACACGAGTATTTAGATAATTACTACCGTCCAACATGTTTATTTCTTCTGGTTTTAGAACAAGACGATTATCACACTTTTCTAAATATTCGTCTGAACATTCTGGTCCTTTTATAATTACAAGCGTCGCGTTTTCTCCGCGTGATGGTATAACACAACTAATATCTACTTCATCAGTGCTTGATTTATTTGTATGTAAATCATCTGTAAAATCTAACGAATAATCGTTATTCATTCTATCTAAATTTCTATCTATTTTTTCGTTTTTTTGCGATCCATAACCATTAAAAATATATTTATCAAATAACATACGTGTACCCTCTGTTGAGCATAACCAATTAAAATATCTACCATAGTTCGATTTTACAATAACATCACCATAGTCAACTTCATTTTGCATTGTAAATATATCACCTAACATTGCTGCATAACGAGCAGGTAAATTACCGTTTTTAGTATTTAATACTAAATAATCTCTATCATATACAGTGTGTTTTTCCAGATCGATTGATAAAGAGACTCCATTGTCTAGATATTTTTGTGCTAAAATAAGAGGATGTGACACAATTGGCGAGGTATCAAAGTTTGGTATAAAATGTACTTTATTTGTTTCAGGTGTGTACTTTACCGTTAATAGTTCATTGCTAAATCCACCTGATTCAGCAAGTTTGTTCCAAATTCGTGGTTTCGCACCGACAAATTTATGTCCGATTGTACGTACTAAATAATTACGCACTTGATTAACTTGTTTCACTTTTGACATTGTTACTTATTGAGAATTTAAGCATATAATAACAAACAAGTCATATATTTTTCAATTTTTTTAACGCTAAATGAAAAAAAAATGAAATTTTAATTATTTAGTACTATTTATTGTATAACCACACAGTTATATGCAAAATAGTGATTTAGTAAATTTACATGGTTTGAGTATAAAAGAATTATTAGTATTTAAACGTAGTGTTCAAGGACAAAAATATGATTATTTCAAATTGATAAAAGAATGTGATAGAATTGATAAACAAATAGAAATTAAATTAGCAAAAAAATGTAATCACAAATGGAAATATTATCCAGCCACGCAAATGTACGAATCTGGATCAAGAATATGTAAAATATGTAGTTTAGATAAACGCCAAGTAACAAATAATTTAACTCTTATGCATTAACTTTATTTATTTTCATGTTGAGTACATGTTGTTTTACAGTTAAGCAGTGGTAAATAACACTCTATTGTACTGAGCGGTGAAATATCATAAAATTCAAATGTTCTATCATTTTCTAATAATTTGCCACTATATCTTAAATTAATTAAATTTTTATGTGATCTATTGACATTTGGATACAAATTATTTAATAGTTCCTCAAGATTATTTTTTTCAATAAATTTTTTTTTCAATGTTTCAATACAATCATTTTTCGAGACTTCATATGTTTGTGTCGTATTAGATAGATTTCTTATGAATATTTGCATTAATTATTAGTGTTTCTAAAAGTTATAATCAATATAAATTATTTTCAATTTATATTGATAATCAACCATAAAAAACTTTGGAAAATATATCTAAATTAGATCTATCTTGATTTGTATTTTTTACAATATATTCGTGTTTGTCTACTTCTAATATTGCAAAATTTATATTCTTAAACACGCCAATATAATCATTACATATTTGTTTACAAATATTAGCGACTTCTTCTTGTGGACATTGCCAAGCACCACATCCAAGAGCTCCTAAAACAACTGAATCATAATTATTGTGATAAGCAACATTTAATATATTTTTGACTTTTTGTATAAATATTCTTTTGTCTTTATCACTAAATTTATTATCTATTAAGTTTGGTTTTTTAACTGCTGGACATGCTATAAATGGTAAATTAAAATATTTGTTTAAATAATCACCATTTTGATTTTTAATTATTGTAACTTGTGGACTATAAATTAACTGACTGTTTATCAAAGGATAATATCCTGTTTCTAGATTGAGAGTTTGAAAATAATTAGTTCTCCTGAATAAAGATTCTTCTTGCGCACCAGAGCCCATTTGTACATGTCCTCCTGGAAAACAATCATCTGCCATGTTCAATACAATTGGATTAAATCCTCTTTTTAATAGTTCATATCCACAGTCAATTGAGTCTAAATCTAATATATTCACAAAAGTATTATCAAATTTCTTTTCAGGTACAATGTCCAAATATTCATATTTTATCGATTTTGTTGGTTTCCAATTGAATGAATTACACGTATTTACGGTATCATTCCAAATATGCATGTTCTTTTGAAACGACATAAAGTATATTGATAAATTATATAAATACTTTTTTATATAATTTATTTGTGAAATTAAGTTTGTGTATATAGAGGATTATGATAATGATAAGTGTATTTAACAAGTACAACTATCGCAACATTTAGCCTCTTTGTCACACTTGCAATTTTCGCATTTACAGTCTTTACCGCATCCACAAATTAATGATTTATCACACGGTTCGTCACAACATTTATTATCTTTGCAACAGTTTGCTTTATCTTCTGCATTACAAGTACATGTATCACAGCATTTCGTCTGATTACTACAGTTACAATTATTACATTTACATTCTGTTGTGCATGTACATTCACTCGAGCAACATTTACATGTATCACAACATTGGGTATCTTTGGTACATTGACAATTAACACAATTACAATTACTTGAACAATCACAATTATTTTGTTTCATATTAATTAAAGAAACATTTTATTTTTTGTTTAGTCTAAAATTCTGATTACTATATAATTTCTGTATAATTTCTAATAATTATATTTATAGATTAAGTTGATAGTTATGAATAAATATGAGTAGCTATATCTTATTAACTGATTGCTACAACTATAACAATGGTAATTATATAAAAGACGGTCATAATGAATATATAAAACATAAATTTATTATTTGTAAATCATCAGATTTAACTTACTATATAAGCGAAAGCAAAAATAAAATTGTTTATATTTCGGACATCGACCACCCCATCATAATGTCAGAAACATTAACTTATAGAACTTATACACATGAAGTATATGCTTCCAATAGACGTAAGATATGGTCTAATGAAGAATTATGCATAGAATTAATAAGAAACAATACAGAATTGTTTAAAAATGTTATTAATAAAACCGATAAAGTATGTATGATTGCTTTAGATAAAAATTCAAATATGTTAACGAAAGATTCATGCGGTAATTTTAAAGTATGTAAAAATGATGGATTATCAATAAAATATATTGACAATCCAACAAAAGAGATGATGATACAAGCGTTGGATTGTCAAGTAGATATAAAAAATCTTTTGAAATATAAAAAATTGTTTGATTATGATATGTATTTGAGTGCAATTAGAAATAATCCAAAAGCAATTGTATATGTTCCATCAAAATATCAGACCGAGGAGTTGTGTTTAATAACTGTCAAGGCATACGATCATGCATTATATCATATTGATTCTAAAAAACAAACATATAATATATGTTCAGAAGCAGTAAAAATTAACGGGCAACAAATAGTGGTAGTTGATGATAAATTCAAATCATATATATTATTGTTGAAAGCAGTAAGATCATCAAGCAAAGCAATTATTTATATAGAGAATCCTTCTTTAGAATTATGCAAAGAACATGTCGGATGTGGACATGCTATTCAAAATATAAGAGGAAGTCAATTAAGAAATAAAGTTAGAGTTCATATGGGCATGGCATACGATCTAGGCGACTGTATTATATCTTAATGATAGATATATCGTCAAAATATAATTAACAATTATTTTTATTAATTATCAAATGTTAAATATTATTATTTATAATAAATCATAAAAAAATTAGCGGAGTCGGAGTACAAGATGAAGAGTAGACTCTTTTTGAATATTGTAGTCGCTTAAAGAACGACCGTCTTCTAGCTGTTTACCAGCAAAGATAAGACGCTGTTGATCAGGGGGAATTCCTTCTTTGTCTTGAATCTTGGTTTTTACGTTTTCGATAGAATCACCAGGTTCAACATCAAGAGTGATAGTTTTGCCAGTGAGTGTTTTTACGAAAATTTGCATACCACCTCGAAGTCGAAGCACAAGGTGAAGAGTTGATTCTTTTTGAATATTGTAGTCACTCAGGGAACGTCCATCCTCCAGCTGTTTACCAGCGAAAATCAAACGCTGTTGATCAGGAGGAATTCCTTCTTTGTCTTGAATCTTGGTTTTTACATTTTCGATGGAATCACCTGGCTCAACATCAAGAGTAATAGTTTTGCCAGTGAGTGTTTTCACGAAAATTTGCATACCACCTCGGAGTCGGAGCACAAGGTGAAGAGTTGATTCTTTTTGAATATTGTAGTCGCTCAGAGAACGACCATCTTCCAGCTGTTTACCAGCAAAGATAAGTCGCTGTTGGTCAGGTGGAATACCTTCTTTGTCTTGGATTTTAGTTTTGACATTCTCAATAGAGTCTCCAGGTTCAACGTCAAGAGTGATAGTTTTGCCAGTTAGTGTTTTTACGAAAATTTGCATCTTAAATGATATGTTAATTATAAATCTAAGTATCCTAATGCATTATAATTTCAATTTTTTTTACATATTCAATTTTTTTAAATCAAGCCAAAAATGACCATTTTTGGCTTGATTATGTACAATACATAGCAATATACAGCAATATATAGCAATATACAGCAATATACAGCAATATATAGCGATATATATCAATATACAAGTGGTATTAACTTGAACTATACCAGAATTAGAATACCACATAATTATCTTTCTTTTTGAATTGAGATTTTTTTGCTTCTTGTTTGCATGTTTTAGAACCAAAAATTTTAGACATTTTAGACATTTTATTAAATTTATTGTTTATTGATGATTTGTTAGATAGTTGTTGTAGTTTATTTGCATTTTTCGTTTTGACTTTTTGTACATTAGCGGAACAGTTATGTGTATTTTCCATTCTATGAGATATACATGTATATTCATTACATTTTTTACACTTAAAATTAGTATTCTTTCTTATTTTACATTTAATACATTTAGGAATTTTGCGCAATCTCCTTTTTCTAGCTTTGTCTGCTTTTATTTTTTCTTCGTCAGTTACTATTGTTGATTTATATTTTTCACATTTATGAGCTTCATATGTTCTATGATCCAAACAAAACGAGTGTTCACATAAATTACATTTAAAAGGTAAGAAATCCCTAATATTACAATCTTGACAAAAACAATGTTTACCTATGTTACTAAATTCCATTATAAATAATAAAGATTTATTATTTATATGTGGTTAAAAAATCAATTTTTTCTGATTGTTATATAAAAATTGATTTCTTTTTTTCATGTGCTACGTGACGGGTGTGAGATTCCGATAGTAGCTTGTAAGAGCAGACACCACGCGTGCTGGCTTGATTTTGGTGACAGTGTTTTTCTTCTCGAACCAAACACTGAACACCGCAATCGGATTGGCGTGCTTTCCATGGTTCTTCTTGAGCCAAATCTTAAACATCTCTAGAACAAAGATATTTGGATCAAGAACAAACTTCTTTGGCTCAAGCTTCACCTTGTCCTTGAACCAACCACCCTCGACACAAGTGTGTCCGCCAGAAAGATCTCCGTTCCTGTGCTCGACGCAGTAAGAATATTTGCATTTGTTGCACTTGACAACAAACTTGACACGCTCTTTGCAACAAAAGCATTTCTGATGTGAGTTTTTTGCCTGTTTCGCAGTAGACTTTGCGTGCCGCCTCGTGCAAGTCACTGACTCTGCGATGAAGACAGCACACTCATGAGTTGAGTATGACCGATGATTCTCGCAAAACGCCTGATGACACTTGTCACACTCTGATGGTGTGAAAGTGCGCAAACGACAATGATCACAATGTTTTCCTAGATTACTAAATTCCATATTTGAAGGTTTTAGTGTCAAATCTCTAATAGATCATGTACTGTGTTTTTTTTTCAATTTTTTTTACTATACCAAAGGCGATAAGGTGATTTAAGATGATTTAAGGTGATTTAAGATGATTTAAGGTAATTTAAGGTAATTTAAGGTGATTTAAGGTGATTTAAGGTAATTTAAGGTAATTTAAGGTGATTTAAGGTAATTTAAGGTGATTTAAGGAGAATACATTTATTTTATGTAAGAATGCAAGATAAACAAACAAAATTAATAATTTGCATAATTCTAAATATTTTGCTAATACCGCTTAAGACACTCAGTCATTTATTTCATCTATTATTATTTTTAATACTTCTGTTACTTGCGGTAATTAACTATATTGGAGAAAAGTGTATAATATTATTAAATAAATTTAATAATCGTATAAATAAATCCGAGACTGCTATAAAGCAACTAGGTGAGAATGATTCATAAGTTGTATAGACAATATATCTGTTAATTTTAAGTTTTTTAATCAATTTGAAAAACTCAATGTTTACGATTTGAATTTTTTCTCTATTTGTTCTTTTAGTTGTTTAATTTGCTCGTCTAATTTTCTTTTAATATTGGTAATATTATCAGCTGTAACTTGAGAAATTGGAGTGTGTATTAATTCATCTATTTCATCTTCAATAGAGTTATTTTTATTACCAACACAATGATATTCATCTATTTCATCTTCAATAGAGTTATTTTTATTACCGATGTAACGGCATTCATCAATACCAAATGTAACTAGTTCACTATAATATTTTAAAATATAATTTCTAAATTTAGATTTACCAGTAATATTACTCTGTTTAATGTGCTTATGCAATTGTCTTTGGAGTTCTTTTGTTCCTCCTAGTATTCTACGAATTTCAGAAGGATTAACAGATTTTTCTGTACCAGTTGCAAAATAATCGATTATTTTTTTCTTACATGCTTTAACGTATGTGTCATCATGATCTATCAATGTCTCTTTAATTTTCACAATGTTATTTCTATTTTGTATTATTTCATTGACGTTAGTGGTTTTTAAGCGACAACAGTCACGTTCAACAATGAGTAGATGTGGAAATGTTGATTGTACATATAATGTCATTGTTTTATCGATTGTAGCATTATGATTGCGAACTAAAATAGTTTTTATTGTTCCCATATTAATTAGTTGTGAAGAATCATTCATAAATAAGTTATACAAATACTTTTCTATTTCTGTTAAACCTTCTAATGATTTTGTGGGTTTAGTAGTTGATGGTTCTTTTCTTTTCTGAACAGGCGTTTGTTTTCTTTTCTGAGCAGGCGTTTGTTTTCTTTTCTGAACAGGCGTTTGTTTTCTTTTCTGAACAGGCGTTTGTTTTCTTTTCTGAACAGGCGTTTGTTTCCTGCTTTGGACTGGTGTAGTGGTTTTATTAATTAAATTATATTTTTCAACTAACATTTTACAATCAACATACATATCACAGCTGGTTCTTAATACAGATGACTTGCCACTCCCATCACCTATAAAAATTAATTCTTTATTATTTTTTTTGATGATGGGAAATAACGAACTAAAGTCCGTGTCATTAGACACAAGAATAAAAGTTGTTATATTTGGATCTGTATATAGTACGTCCATGATGTCGATGATGATTTTAATGTCAGATGAGTTTTTGAAATTGTTCATATATGAGGCTTGTACCAACTCAATCGCATTTTGTAAAGATTGTTTTTTCCAATTTTGGCGCTGATCCATTGACCAGTCTGCGTATGCGCGTCTGATGTTGATTGTACCATATTGATTGCATTCTTGTAGAATGGGTTTGATGAATCTATACGAAATATTATCAGAATCGAAAAAGAGTGCAATTTTCTTAGTCATATTATTTAATAGTTAGAATTAATATTGAAAGTGTGTTAAATTATATATTTTTCAACTTTTTTTTGATCCACAAGACAAATAAAATATTTATAGATGTATTCCAATGACTGAAATGATAAATATTATCAAAGAATTATCGACAGGAGCATATAGTAAATGTAGTTTAGCTTTGGATAGTAAAAATAATTATGTCGTTGTTAAGAAATCGATCAACACAACTTTATATGAAGGTTTAAAATATTTTGAACTGAGAGAATTATATTGTCTGTTAAAACTAAAAAATCATCCAAATATTATTAATCTTTTGGATGTGTACTATGACAACGATTTAGAAATTAATTTAGTTCTTGAATATGTTCCAAATACGTTAAAAGATTTTATTGAATCTAATAATTTTGAGACAAGACAACGATATTTTCTGTCTTTTTTAACACAATTGTTATCAGCAATACTATATATTCACCATAATGGTATAATACACACTGATGTTAAATCTAAAAACATATTGATTGATTTTAATTTGAAATCTAATTTTTTTAAACTTTTTGTCATTGATTTTGGAAGTTCAACTATTAAAAATTTAACAGAGAATTATAGTATCGTAACAACGGCTAAAAATAGAGCTCCTGAAATATTTAATTATGATGGTATATACACTGATAAAATAGATATATGGTCATTAGGAATGGTGATCTATTATTATTTGTTTGGAACGACATACATTAATGAGCATGACGAAGAAATTGAAGAAAAAATATCAGTAATCAACAATCATATTGAACAAAATATTTCAAGTCACAAAATCAAACAATTATTATTATCGCTTCTGGATATTGATCCATCAACACGTGGATCAATCGACGAAATAGTGACATTATGCGAAAATTTATTTAATATTAAAATACCAAAATATACAAGTAGTTGTGTTCAACAATCAAGCTTGGTTGCATCTAATATTATTAAAGATAAGCTATTAGATCTTAATCATTACATACAACGTAATTTGTCTTATATTAATTTCAAGTCATTTGATAAATGTTCAAGTATTATTGACAAATATAAATTACACACTGGATTAATTGATAAAGATATTAAAAATGAACATTTAATAATAGCTTGGTTTTTATATTATCAATTTGTACATACTGATGTGGATTATACACTACAAGATCTACTACCTTTTTTTAATTTATATACCAAAGGTAATTATTCTATTACGAGTTTGTTAAAAAAAATTATCGAATTTATGATTTCGTGTAATTATGATTTTATATAATTCTAAATTCAAATTTTCTTGTTTTATGTGTAACAACAAGAAAATTTGAATTTAACAACGCTTAAATTCAAATTATAACATATTTTATCAAAATGAAAATCACACTAGTCATAATAACAACACTTATTTGCAAGATTATTGCAAATAATAATTATGTATTCACACCAACAATTAAACTATATAATGATATATTATTGTTAAATATATCATTATCTGACACAATAAATGCAAGTGTTATTGCAACACAATCTAATATTCATATAAGCCCCCAATACAAAGAAACCATACATACAAATAATAAAGTTATTTATAACGATGTATCCAATTATCATTTATATAATCAAAATTATAATTCACACTGGTCGGGAAATGTAACATTTTATGATTCATCTAATGTTTTTCACGGCAAGATTGTATTTTCAACTTGCGGTATTAAAAAGTCATGTCCTATCAATGATCCTGATAATTCGATTCAGTATATTAAGGGTATAATAAAAGATTATTCTAACAATTTAGAATATTCAATTGTACCATTAAATTCGGAAATGTGTCCAGATAATTCAAATATCAAATATGGTGTAAATATATTTGATCATGTCATACAAGAAGCAAATCATCATCGAATGTTACAAGATCATAATGAAAGTGATCATAATGGTACGGAGTTATGTGGTGGAGGAATTTATCCAGACAACAATGACACTTATATAATTCAAAGTGTATCAAATCAATCATTATTAACCAACAAAAGATATGTATTATTTAAGGTAAGTAATGATAAACAAAGATGTGATGATTTAGGTGTAGATGGAGCTTCAGATGAAACAATTGATATAATGCATATAGTTAATAATAATTATGGACAAGAAGGGATAAATGCTGGATTTATTTACGATTTAACTTTTGTACTGGTCGAACAAGTATTTTTTGTCGATCAAAATCCTTGGGATGGATTAGGATTTGTCAATATTGATTCTTCAAATAGAATTGATTCGTATGATTTGTTAGTTGAGCATAGAGATTGGGCACATAAACACTATGCTCAAGGAACTAGATATCATTTTGAACATAATGATACAATTGAATATAATATCATGCATTTATTTAGTAATCGACAATTTCAAAGTGGTATAATTGGACTTGCATATTTAAGTACAGCATGTAACGCAAGATATGCAGTAGGTGTCAATAGTATTCGTAATTTATTTGATAGAGGAGCATATGTTGTATCTCATGAAATTGGTCATAATTTAGGTATGAGTCATGATGGTGATAGTAATACATGTGATTCTAGTTATATTATGAATCCATATGTATCAACCAATACTGATAGAACATGGTCTTCTTGTTCTGCTGACTATTTTAACCATGAAGCAGAAATAGGCAAATTTAATTGTTTTTTGGATTATCATGAGGATTATGAATTTGATAATGTTTGTGGTGACGGAATTGTAGCAGATGACGAGGAATGTGATACAAATGGAATTAGTGATATTTGTTGTAACGCAACATCATGTAAATTATTTGAAACTGCATTATGTTCATCATACAACGACGTGTGTTGTGATGACCAATGTCAGTATATTTCTTTTTCATTACAGGGTGATAATATGTTGTGTAGAGAAGCTCAAAACGAATGCGACTCACCTGAATATTGTCATGGATTTTCAGGGTCTTGTCCAGATGATGCATATATAATAAATGGCCAATCCTGTATGACTGACCTTTTTTGGAATACTCCTGGTAATTGTTATAATGGTAAATGTATTAACACGGATGAAGCATGTTATATTGAAGGAACATCATATGGTGATGATTTTATCGATAATGGTTGTTCGTCAAATAACTGTGGATTACTGATATGTAAATTGTTAAATGGAGCAGCATGTTATTTTTTTAGAACGGATATATTAGAATATGATGGTACAAATTGTGGAGTAAATTCACAATGTCAAGATGGAGCATGTGTGCTATCAAATACCACGTATGAACCTGCTTGTGGCAATAATGCTACTGAAAATAATGAAGAATGTGATTGCGGAAGCGGTGATTGTTCAGTATTAAATCCAATATGCGATGCCCGTTTTTGTACTTTCATTGAAACAACGACTGAACAATACATACCTGATAAAAATATTTTATATGATTTTCCATTAATAGACAGTACAGATGCTTATGATAGCGAGATGGAATTTTGGATATTTAATTCGACAAATGGAGAAGGACAATTTAAATATAGATATGATTTACAAACAGTGTTAATAAAGCCAAGTGAAAATGGAGGTGAATCAACATTAACGAGACAAATCGATTTAGATTTCAGTTTAAATTCATATTCATATTTGTATGCAAACGCTACAGCAATGACAAAAAATATGGGAGCTGATGATAAATGCATCATTGAATTAGGAATAAATGAAATATGGTATCCTATATTAACTTTACATGGATCGTATGATGCATCACGACTATTTACAGGCAGTTCAATATTAAATGTATCAATATTTGAAACAAATATATTTTATGTTAGATTTAAAGTTATCGGTGACAATAAATGGGATAATTGTTTCATACATGATGTAAATGTGTATGGACTTAAGAATGATTCGTGTTTTTCAAGTGAAATTGTTTATTCTAAAAAAACAATTACCAGTTTAGATGATATGTACAGTTGGTTTTTAGCATCAGATAATAGTGGTTTTGAATTTGAAACTGACAGTATTTCATTGTTTAACGAAGAAAGTGGTGTTGGGCATTACATGATGAATTATCTATTTTCACAATTCAATACATTTGATACATTAAAATTATCTGTGACTATGTATGGACGTAGCTTAGACGCATATGAAACATGTTATTTTGATTATTCGTTAAATAATGGTGTTAGTTGGGAGGAAAAATTACTATTGATTAACAACAAAGATGATAATGATAATGAAATTTCAATATCGAATAATGTATTTATAAATTATAAGGAAGATAGGAATAATTTATTATTAAGAATGACGGCTGATACAGATGGTAGATATGATTATTGTCATTTACAAAGTGTAGAAATAGAAGAAATTCGTATTATATAAAAACATGAATAAATGTTCATTTGATCATGGTTGGAGGTACAGTAACGTAAACACTACCACTTTCAGTAATTGATATACAATATTCTTTGACTATTTTTTGCACATTGACTGTAGAGGTATGTAGTCCATTATAGATGTACAGTCGTTTGCTATGAATACTCATTTGTGTATTACCATTCGTTAAATATTTTATTTTATTTTGAAGAGGCAGTTCTTCAAAGGTAAGTTTTTTTTTATTAGATATTGCGGTAGGAGGTACTGTGATATATACATTTCCTGAACTGACCAAAGAAACACAATAATTTCCAATATATTTTTGCGCGACTACAGTTGATGTATGTCTGCCTAAAAATAGTAAACGATTCGTATCTATATTCATTATTGTATTTCCACTGATATGAACAAAAATTCTTTTTTTTTTATTTATATGTGTTTTGCGTAGTTTGTGTATTAGTTGAAGAACAGACATATTAATTATAAATATATTGGTAGTATAATTAGATAAGTACAAGTATTAAAAAAAATTTCAATTTTTTCTATATTTATATATTTATATATATCTGTATAGTATAAATGGGTATAGAAGGTTTCTTTAATTCATTAAAATCTGATTATAGCATTGTGAAAGATATATATCCAAAGGATAAAACTAAGTATAAGATTAATAGTTTGTTTTTTGATTTTAACTCCATTATTCACGTTATATCGGTAAGGGTATTAAGTTTTATTAATAAATTAATGATTAATTGTATTACAACTGCAAATAAAAAGTACATTGTTAACTATAAGGATGTTGTCAACATGATAGATCCAAATGGGAAATTATTAAAAGATTTTAGTGTTAATTTAAAAGAAAGTGAAGATGGAATAATTGAATATTTTAACAAATATTTTACTGATTCTAAAATAACTTCATTAGTCATATTAAACATTAAATTAAATATTAAACAATTATTAAACAATCATTTTGATAAAGATACACTAAATCTTATATATATAGCAATTGATGGTGTTCCAAACAAAGCAAAGATAGTAGAACAAAAAAAAAGAAGATATATGGGTATATTTGTTGGAGACATGACCAGAAAAATATTTAACAAACACAAAAATTATTTAAAAAAAAATAAAGGATTGTACAACAAATATAATGTATTAAGAAATAAAATATCTTGGAATAAATCTTTAAATATTTCACCAGCGACTTCTTTCATGGTTCAGCTAGACGAAGAATTAAACTTATTTAAAAAAGAATTAGAAGAAAATAATAAAAATATAAAAGTTGTTATTTCGGGATACAAAGAGAGAGGTGAAGGAGAAACTAAAATTGTTAATTATATTAATGATGAAGTAGACACTGAAATTGTTAAAAATATATGTATTTATTCACCAGATGCAGATGTAATTTTACTAGCACTATTATTAAAAAACAATAATATCAAACAGAGTTACGTTTGGAGAAACGATCAACAAAAATCAGCAAAAGAAGTAACTAATATTATTGACAATGTTGATTCAATTATAGACATTACTCGATTGGAAAAAATTATTCTTTTGCAGTATGAAAACAACAATTTACACAGTAAAAATGTGATCAATGATATAATTTTTGTTTTTACATTTTTCGGAGATGATTTTCTTCATAAATTAGAATCTATAAATGTAAAAATGGACATTCAATTTTTAACAAACATTTATGGAAAATATTTAAAAACAAATAAAAACAAATATATTTATATTTTAGAAAAACACAAAGAACAAACTAATATAAATTATAATAATTTCTTATTTTTTCTTGAACAAATAATACCATATGAAGATTATTTTTTGAAAAGAAATCACCTACTAAAAACATATTATAATGCAAAAAAAGAATTTAAAAATGACGATCCTAAAACAAATGATCATTCTATTTTCAAGTCTATAATGAAAACAAAAAAATTATTTAAGTGGACAAATACAATATTTGATCGATATCATCAATCTAAAGTTAACAGTGATGATCCATACGAAGTTGAATTATATCAATTTAATAATATGTTAGATGAATTTAACGTTAAATTAAATCATGAAGATAATGTAAAATTGGGTAAATTTTATGAAATAATAACAAACAAAGATAAATCCAAGTACATTAAAATTAGTGATAATGAATTTGATAATTCAAAAAAAAGATTTTATAAAAAATATTTATCAGATAAACAGGATGCATTAAATAATTATAATGAAGGATTAATATGGATATTGGATCATTATTACAACAACACAAGCTACGATAAATGGTATTATAAATATGATAAATCACCATTGTTATCTGATATTTATCATAATTTAAAAAGAAAAAATAATTTCAATGAAATAAGATTAAGTTTATCTAACAATTATAAAACAGATATATCATATAACTTATTTACTCCTCTTGAACAATTATTATATATTATTCCGTTTAGAAAAGGAAACTACAATAACACAAATGATAAATTAATAGATAGTATTTTTAGATTGTATAGCCAAAATCAAAGAAATAAAATCAAAAACATTGTTAGTCAAATTTTTCATAGTCAAATTAAATGTTTGTATCCTGATTTAAATTATATTACAGATTATATTTACACAAATGATAAAAATGATTTAATTAATTGCAGTGGTGCATATTTCATGTCAAAATGTATATTAAAAGTTGTACATGAATCAAATAAAATTAAAAACATTGACTTAAGTAATCTTGTAAGAGAAGCATTACCAGTGGAAAAACAAAAAGTTTTATTAAAAGGCGGTATGATAAACAGATATAAAAAATATAAAAGTTTATATTATTCTTCAGGTAAAATAAAACACGAACGTAAATTTAATAAATATAAAAAATTATTGAAATATACATAAGTATTCTCAACTGAAAATATATTTGTTTTAATGTTGTTCATGTATGAACAACATTAAATAAAATAAGTTAAATAAGTTAAGTAAAATTTCCATAAAAATAGTATCTCAAAACAAATATGCAAAAAAATAAAACAGGAAGAAAAAATAATCCAATAATAATTTTTTCAAATAGATTAAATGACTTATTATATTCTAACAATTGAAAATCATCAGAATAATAATTATATATTACTTTTTTATCTTGAGGGCTGAGCGAATGTTTGTTTGTAAGATTATATTTTTTATGTATATTTAGATCAACATCAATGTTGAATGTTTTATACAGAAAAGAATCAAAATTATAAAGATCATCTATGTCATATTTGTACATGTTAGGACAACGGTTAAACAACAATGTTGTTCCAAATGTTTGAGGGACAAAATGATTATCTAGATGTTGAGGTTTAATAGTTGAAATTAAATCAACAAATTTAGTTAGACTGATGTTACCATTATTAACTATTTTATTACATTGCTCTTGAGTTTTATTTGTTATAAATCTTAGTTTGAGTATTAATCCGTTTGTTACCTTTGAATATCCTGAAATGATTCTTTCATATGGATTTCTCTTGAAAAATACGATAGGATAATTATAATATTTATCCACAATATCATTAACACTAATATTATTAAAATTCATGCTGTGAACATCAAAATAATTTTTAATTTTAATGTTTTCCATCTGACATATAATGTTTTTAATGGTAGTGCATGCACACTTCGCATTAAAAACAAATATTAATTTATACTTTTTTAATAAATATATCATATATATCCTGTTTAGAAAATTATTTGAAATAATAATAATAAAACAAAATTAAATCAAAATTTATTTTTATTAACAATTTGTTGAATTTTTTCAAATGTTTTTGTTAAAGGTGTAAGCAACTTACTGTACACTGATTTTTTAATTGTTTCATTTACAGCAATTATACAATTACCAATATCTCTTAATCTATTTATAATCTGATCTTTATTTTTACTAATATATTTCGCTTTATAAATATTTAATAATTCATTTCCTTCATAAATCTCAAACATCGATTCTACATTTTCAACTTGACTGAATAATTCATAATTATTACTTACTATATCATATTTATCAAAAAGACATGAAAATAATTTTATAACTTCACATTCAATATCATTTTTATTGGATGTTTTGCTGTTTAACAAATGTGTTATAATTAATGGTAACAAAAATGAATTAATACCATATTTTCTACAGCTCCAAATTATTAATGCATTAACCGGGTGTTTAGAATATTGATTTTTACTCACCAAATACATTGCTTTTTTAATTTGATCTTTAAAAGTTATTTCTTCATTTTTTAAATATTGCTTCAAAGTGACCCTCGATAATTTAACAATGTCAGGTTTTTTTAGTTTACCAAAATATAATGGCAGTGGCAAATGATTATCAATTGGATCACAACCTATCAAAGGCGCATACGTGCCTTTTAATATCTCTTTCCAATTTACATTTACATATAAAATATTACCCTCATTGTCAATTCCTCTACGACCAGACCGACCAGACATTTGACTAGCTTTTAATGTATCAATTGTTTCACCTTCATCCGAACCCAATATAACAGTTGTTCGAATAGGCATGTTGATACCATATGCTAAACTATCATCAGAAATTACCACTTGTATAATTTTTTTAGAATATAAACTTTGTACAACCAACTGAAATGGTGTACTCATGTTTTTAAAATATGGAGCAACTCCCCTCTCAATTCCTCTTAAAAATGAATGTGTCCAATCTATACTATAACCCAATCCTTGTTTCAATCGTTTTCTTATTTTTCTCATCATGTCTGATGTAATTCCAATGTAACTAAATATAAAATCAGGATGAGGTCTATTTTTATCGATAAATTCTAGGTTCTCCAATTGACTCATTTTATTAAGACTGATTATATAATATTTTATATAAAATTCTTTATCTGGTCTGCTCATGTGTTCATCATCTTTAATACTTTTTAATCTTTTTGTGATAATTTTACTATACTTATTTTTTAAAATATTGAGATATTTCGACTCTAATGCTTTTTGTTGTTGGTCGATATATATATTTGGATCAGTATCTTTAGGTATGGTTAACTTGGATTTCATAGTTTGCGTCTCTTGCAAATATTCTCTGTAATTATCATACTGTAATTCAAGATCGGGGTAGTGATATGGATATTTCTCATTTTGTCTTTTTTCTAAATTATCTACTAAATTTATAAACAATTGTTGACACAACACTGAATCTAATTTAAAAACAATTGCTGGTGTCATTTTTTTAGAATATAATGTTCGAATAATATTTATAAGATCAATTTTATTCGTATTTTCGTCATCTACCTTATATGATTGTAATATTCTATTTGCAATGTCTGGTTTATCAGCCGCAAGAGTTGTCATATATTTTTTCAAATATCTTTCATACTCAATTGTATCATTTAATGATATTTGATCCCATTTAGTTTTTTTAAAAAATTTATCTGGACTATTCACTTTGTCATCTACATTTTTTATTGTTTCATATAAATCATATGAATCTCTTGGAGTAAAAGACATTTCTGATTTCAAAAATTCATCGTTATTAAGATAATTTAAATCCACACATGACAGCGGATGCAAATGAGTTAATTTTTCTTGCCATAAATATCTCTGTTGAACGATAAAACGTTTATCATATTTTATTAGCTCTACCTTAGATTCTTTAATTCTTTCTAACCATTTTTGTAATATTTCAGGTGTTTCAATTGTTGCAGACAAGGCCAAAAATGGACATTTCATCAGCTTAATTATTTTTTCAAATGAATTACCTTCATCTGCGTTTAACATCTGGATTTCATCATAAATAACATACTTAAATTCTTCATAATCATTAAAAATTAAATATTCCTCCAATTTATAAGGAGTACCTATTAATACCCCAAAATCATCTTCCATAAAATATTCGTTATTCGTAATTAATCCAATTTTTAATCCCATGTTTCTAAAAATACCAGAAACTTGTCTCGCTAGTTCATCAGATGGTACAACAAATAATGTCTTATTTCCCAACACCGCACAATATGTTGAACAAACTGTCTTACCAGCAGACGTTGGAGCTACTATCAATATATTTTGCTTATTTTCAATATATTTAAAAACCTGAATCTGCCAATCATCCAATTTCATTGCGTTCATGTTAAATGGATCTAATGGTGGTAAATACGATGACATGTCATGCATTTGAATTTTTAACAAATTTTTTGATTTGTACACACCTTTGTACTTTAAAATTGTTTCCTTATACACATTTTTTAACTCGTCTGGCACTATATCTTTTTCGGACGATAACGAAAAAAATAATAAATGTTGACCTAAAATAATATCATTATCTAAACAAAAATTTAAATATTTAATTTTTAATCTAATTCTACCATAATTAGTTGACATGCTTTTTAATTTTCCACTTATGATTTTCATTTTTTTGTCATCTTCAAATCCAACATTATTAATACCCCCTGCATCTTTAATATAAAAGTCTATTTTTCTATCTTCTTCAGTTCTCATGCTAAACTCTTTACGTCTAATATTTTCGGCAATAATTTTTTTAGCAGAATTGGATTTTTTCATTTTCTTTCTTTGTTTTTTAGTAAGTTTTTTACTTTGCTCGTCCAGTACATTTTCTTTATTTGCTTCCTTGTAAAAAGCGACAGGATCGAAATTTGATACACCTTGATCTTGCAAGATTTTGATGAATTCTATTTTATCAGGAATATTATACCATCTTAACTTAGGATTATAAATACTGTTCTCATCCATACACTTTTATACAGTACGAATCTTTAAGTACTGACATTAATTGTTTCAATTTTTTTAGCTTGAACAAGGTAAAAACCAATATTTTGTTTCACAAATTATATGTAAAACGATATCAAACAGATATAAATAAATATCTTTTACTTATTATATAAATTAAACAAATGGATACAAATGAATTGATTAAAAGTTATAATTTAAAAACAGGCGATATATTACTATTTGATAATAAATCTAAAAATTGTTTTGGTTTTTTTACTGATATAATTAAACTTGTTACGAAAAGTCCATTTTCACATGTAGCAATGGTTTTGATTGACCCTGTCTATATTAACCCAAAGCTCAAGGGATTATATATCTGGGAAGCAAGTGTTGAAAAAAAACCAGATCCACAAGACGGAAAAATAAAGTTAGGAGTGCAAATAACTCCATTCAAAGAAATATACGATGAATATCAAAAATCTAATGGTAAAATTATATTAAGAAAATTACATGCAAGACATGGAATATTTACAAACAAAAAATTATCAGAAATTCATAAGGTCGTTTATGATAAACCTTATGATCTTAACATCAATGATTGGGTACAAGAAATAATTGGCAAAGATAAACATCCTCAAAAAACTGATCGATTTTGGTGTTCCGCTTTAATTGGTTATATATACAGTAAATTGGGAATAATTGATCCTAAAACTGATTGGAGTTTTCTAAGAGCATCTGATTTTTCCATTAAATATAACGGAAAAATAAAATTTATTAACGGATGTAGATTGTATGATGAACAAATTGATATTTTATGATGCAGTTTAATCTATTGTTTCTGCTTCTTCTTCTGTTACATAATCATCATCATCATCGCTACTGTTATCTATAAACATGGTTGGAAACATTAGTGATAGTGAATTATCTTTTGATAATACAAAAGAATTAACAGATGGAACAAACAGAATTATACATATGGCTATAATAGCTAACATAAATATAATATTAAATATTACAAGTATTGTTACCATTGCACCACCACCAGTTTGGTTTAATTGTAAAGGTATATTCATATACAATTACTAAACATAATTATTTTTTGCTATAAAAAAATAATTAAAAATTAGTTGGATAACCATAATCAGGAGATGCTTTTATTCTAATATGTAAGTAGTTCACCCCTAAACCATGTGTGCTTAAATATAATGTATTTGTTTTTGTTTTTTGAGAAGTAAATGCTTTTGCAACTTCTTTCCATAAAGCCGCTCGTTGTGTTTCATTTGATTGATTTAAAAAATTATACAGATGTGCAAAATCCTTATTCTTATCTGGACTTGGAACTACCATGATTGCTGTTTCTCTTTTATTTGGAAAATTTAATGCTAATTTGTTGCTGTTGTTTTTAAGAAAAAACTCTGAGAAGGGCTTTAGATCCTGACCTTTTGGAAAATTAGCTTTAACAAATTTGTAAATTACTTTGTCGCTAAGATCAGTTACAGGATGAAACTTAATCATGAATTCATAATCAGGCCAATTATTTATTGGACACTTTCCTTTTAACATTTGTTTTAAAAATTCATGCCATGTAATATCGAGCTTAAATGTTCTTTTAACCATTGTTTTTGATTTAATTGTATATACTAAAATTATTATTCCTATAAGTACAACAAATAATAAAATCAATTTTTTCATTATATGTATATTATTATATTTAATAAACTCAATTTACTAAATATAAATATTCATTCGGCTGATTCAATTGCCCATGTTCCGCTTGTTCCGTCTCTTGTACTAGATGTTGCAGTTGACACACAATAAATATTATCTGAGCATCCTGAATCGCAAGTATCTAAATAAGTTCCAGATCCATATTGATTTTGTAAATAAACTAAATCATCAACGATAACAGGTCCTGTATTTCCAGATGTAGACACTATTTTCCATGATCCACTTGATGAATCTCGGTCGCTACTTGAAGCAGTTGATACACACAAAACATTACCTGAGCATCCTGAACCACGAGTATCTAAGTAAGTTTCGCTACCGCCATATTGATTTTGTAAATAAATTATATCATCATCGTTCACTGTTCCTGATTTAGAAGATGCAGATAAAACTATCCATGATCCGCTGGATGAATCTCGATTGTTGCTTCAAGCAGTTGATACACACAAACGATTACCGTTACAACCACTTCCGCTAGTATCTAAATAAGTTCCATCTCCATATTGATTTTTAAGATGGATTATGTCATTGTAGCTTAATGCATTTGTTGGCGTTTCTGAATCTGTTGTTGGTGGTGTTCCTGGATCAGTTACAGGTGGTGTAGAAGCAGCTGTTGATTGAGTCACGACCACGATAACTACAATAACTATAATAATAATAATAATTACAACTATCATTACAACTCCTATCGTTTTTTTGTTACCTCCTATTAAACCATTATGGATATTTAATGGTACATTCATATATATATATATTAATAATTGTTATTACGATGACAATTATTAACATATAAAAAATTATACTTTTTGTGCATTAAATGTATATTGATGTGTCCATCCTTCAGTCCCACAATCAGTGCCTTCTTGAACCTTAAATTTTTCTACACCACCCTTGTAGCTAGCAGATCCTACACAATATGTTGTATCACCATCTTGCTTTGTTTTATTTGTATAGAATATACCTGCCTGTGACCAACCACTTATACCACACGTATCAGATGCTAGAACTTCATTTCTTATTGGATCTGCATATCCAATACAATTTACATTTCTATCATCTGCTTCCTCATCATATACTTTAAAACTTCCTTGTTGTGACCATCCGTCGCCGCAACATGTACTACAATCATCAGATTTATTCACAATATATCTATAATCATCACTGTTACCAATACAATATGTTGACATTGTATCATCAGTTCCGGAAGAATCAGTTCCAGGCGGTGTTCCAGAAGAATCAGTTCCAGGTGGTGTTCCGGAAGAATCAGTTCCAGGTGGTGTTGTAGAAGCAGCTGTTGATTGTGTCACAACAACAATAACTACAACAACAATAGCTATAATAATAATTACAACTGTCATTACAATTCCTATCGTTTTTTTGTTACCTCCAATTAAACCATTATGGATATTTAATGGTACATTCATATATATATATATATATAGATTATTTTTGAATTATTAAAATATGTAGTTTTTTAATAATTTAGGTAAAACATTAATCTAAATAATATTTGTTAGGATATAACAATGTCTTTGATAAAATGGTTTAATGAAATTGATATGAAGGATATCAATTTGGTTGGGGGGAAAAATGCTTCTCTTGGTGAAATGTATTCAAATCTATCTGAATCAGGAATAAAAATTCCAAATGGATTTGCAATTACAACAATTGCTTATGATTTATTTGTAGAGCATAACAAACTAAATAGTTTTATTGATGAAAATCTTAAATTTATAAAAAATAATTATTCAATTAAAAATCTTAAACAAATTGGTATGAAAATTAGAAATAAAATATTAAATAGTGACTTTCCACAAGAGCTTGAAATGGTAATTATATATGCATATATAAAGTTATCTAATCAATATAATGATTCAGATGGACAGGCCCAGGACAATACAGATGTTGCGGTAAGATCATCTGGCACTGCTGAAGATTTACCCGATGCATCCTTTGCAGGACAACAAGAAACTTATCTTAACGTTAGAACCACAACTGATTTGTTATTATCCGTAAAAAGATGTATAGCATCTCTATTCACAGATAGAGCAATTTCATATAGAAAAGATAAAGATATCGGTTGCTTAATTAAATTATCAGTTGGCGTTCAAAAAATGGTTAGATCTGATTTAGGAAGTGCAGGAGTGGCTTTTTCTATTGACACTGAAACAGGATTCAAAAATGTAATAATAATAAATGGCGCATTTGGTCTCGGAGAATTAGTTGTAAGTGGACAAATTAAACCAGATGAGATAATATTATTTAAACCAAAACTGAATGGTACGAATGTACCAATAATTGAAAAAAAAATAGGCGAAAAGACATATAAAATGGTGTATGGTACAAATCCAGGTGAAAAGATCGTTAAAATACCTTTGGGAAAATCATATCAAAATCAAATTTGCATTGAAGATAACGATGTGTTAAAACTTGGTAAATGGATTCAAATATTGGAAAAATATTATACGAATTTACACGGTAAATGGTGTCCATTAGACGTTGAATGGGCAATTGACGGATTGACAAAAGAATTATTTTTGGTGCAAGCAAGACCAGAAACAGTAATTTCTAAAACAATTGATGGTATTTCTAAGGAATATCATATAGTGGATTCTTCTGAAAAAAAAATATTGATAGAAGGTGTTGCTGTTGGTGATAAAATAACCACGGGAAAGATTAAAAAGATGTATACAATGGATAGCAGGGACAGTATGGGTCTAGACGAAAATGTATTTGAACCAGGATCAATACTCGTTACTGAAATGACTGATCCTAACTGGGAACCAATAATGAAAATTTCATCTGGTATAATTACAAACAAAGGAGGTAGAACTTGTCATGCATCCATTGTCGCTCGTGAATTAGGAATTCCGGCTATTGTCGGAACTCTAAACGCAACTGAATTATTGGAAAATGATCAACAAATAACTTTATCTTGTGGTGAAGGTGAAATAGGAAAAGTATATGAAGGAAAATTAAATATACAAATCAAAGAAACCAATTTTAATACTTTGCCTAAAATAAACACTTCTCTAATGTTAAATGTTGCATCTCCAGAAAAGACATTCAAATATCATAATTATCCAGTTAAAGGTGTTGGATTGGTCAGACAGGAATTTATTTTTAATAATTACATTAAAATACATCCGCTTGCATTATTAAATCATAAACAATTAAATGATAAACAATTAACAAAAACTGTTGAACAATCATGTATTGGCTATGATTCTGTTGAAGATTTTTTTATTAAAAAAGTCGCGTTTGGCATATCAAAAATAGCAGCTACATTTTATGATCACCCAGTCATTGTACGATTTTCAGACTTTAAAAGTAACGAATATTACAACTTATTAGGTGGCAAATATTATGAACCAAACGAAGAAAACCCAATGATTGGATGGCGTGGCGCATCAAGATACTACTCAAAACTTTATAAAGAAGCATTTGGACTTGAATGTAAAGCAATTAAATATGCAAGAGACATCATTGGTTTAGATAATATTATTGTCATGATTCCATTTTGCAGAACACCCAATGAATGCCAAAAAGTGATAAAAATAATGGAAGAATTTGGTTTAAAAAGAGGTGTAAATGGTCTACAAATATATTTAATGTGTGAGATTCCATCAAATGTTATATTAGCAGAACAATTTGCAAAGTATGTAGATGGATTTTCGATAGGTTCAAATGATTTAACTCAATTGACATTAGGGTTGGATAGAGATTCTGAATTGGTACAACACATCTATGATGAAAGAGATGAAGCAGTCAAATATATGATGAAAACAATTATACAAAAATGTAAAAAACTGGGTAAAAAAGTTGGTATATGTGGTCAAGGTCCAAGTGACTATCCAGAAGTAGCATCTTATCTAGTGAGTGAAGGAATTGACAGTATATCTGTAACACCAGATTCAGTGGTAAAAACAATTCATACAATATATGATGTAGAGCAACAAATTAAAAAAAATTGAAATTTTATTCGTTAGTGACATAATTCAATTATCTAACTAACTAAAAATGTTGCAAGCAACAAAATATATTTTCAGAAATATGAATAAAAACATGTTTATGAAAAAAACATCACATACTACACTTCCAAACATACGAACATTTTCATCTCACACTCAAATTCTTGAAGAATATCAAGAATATCTTACAGAAATAAACAGTGCATACTCAAATATGAAATTAGGAAATTATGTTAATAAAGACGATATTATATGTTATGTAGACTTAGATAAAATCAGTTTAGAAATACGTGCAGAAAAATCAGGCTTTATTACCAGTCTCAATGAAGCATTAGATAATACACATGGAGAGCTTGAAGAAGGAACATATATGTATGTTGGTGATGCGTTGTGCATCATATCAGATGAACCATATGATAATATCAAAGACACATACAAACAAGTCGTTGATAAATTATACAATGGAATAACAATCACCAAGCTAGATATTGATAGTTTAGACACAATACTTAAAAATAATAATTATGTTACACTTGAACGTGACTTGAAAGTTTCACATGATCATATTAAATGGAATTATGCACAAGCATTGTGTAAATATGGATTGTTTGAAAATGCTAAAATAGTCGTAGATGAAATTGAGAATCATTTACCAAATTTGGAATTTGTAAAAGGTAGTATAGCCTATTCGTTAGGAAATTTTAATGATGCAATTGAACATTATCAAAATTGTGATTCTTCATTGAAACATTTCGGATTAGCACTAACCTATCAAATGACAAATAGAACAATTGATGATATCGAAGAACAATTTAAATTAGCACTGCAAAACTGCTTGTCTACTTCTTTATACGCTAAAATAATGTTACATAAGAAATATTTATATTCACATGACGAACCGAATGAATCAAACGACAAACATTCAAAAACAACATGTGTTAACCCGTTCTTTACACAAATTTATCGTATTGATAGTGATTTAACTGACAGTATACCTGATAAAACCGATAAATCACATTCTGCAAATATTATTAGATATGATTCGCGGACAAATAAAATTAGTTTTGATTCATTAGTTGAATTAATCATGTCATGTAATCCTAAAAATGACATAGCTTTTTTTACTGGTTCTGGAGTTTCTGTTGCATCGGGATTACCTACCAGACAACATTTATGGGATTCATATCTTAAAAGAAATGCAGTTTCAATTACAGGAATAAGAAATAATCCAGAATATATTTGGGATGTCATCAAAGAGTTTTATAAAATTCCACATGAGCTCGGACAAGATGAATTATTACCTAATGATGCACACAGAGGCATTGCATCACTTATGAAAAAATTTAATTCTAAATTATTGGTAACGCAAAATGTAGATGAGTTACACCAGAAAGCGTTAAAGGAAATTGAATACGAGGCAAATGTAATTGAATTACATGGGTAGATGAGTCGCTTGTTTTGTCCATCATGTGGTAATATTCATAATATTGCTGTTAACAATGACTGTCATACCAAACTTGTAAAAACAGCATATGATGTTCATATTGATACTCAAGCAAGTTCTCCTTTTTGCATATCATGTGCATATGATGGACTACAAGTAACCGCAATGCCAGATGTAGTATTATTTGGTGAATCTGTTAAAAGGAAAGATCACACTGATGCAATTAACGGATTACTTGAATCAAGTGCTATAATTACATCTGGAACTGCATTTGATGTAATGCCTGCATCAACAATGTTAACATTTATTAATAATTTAATACCGATAATTGATATTAATCCAGATAAACCGAAAGATGGTTTTGTTAATTATTGGTATGAAGGAACAGCAGAAGAAACATTTAAGAAATTAGATGAAGCAATTGATATATGAATAATTATTATATAATAAATTTATTATATATATATTTATATATGCACACAAATTTAAAATTTTACTATAATAAAAAATTAATTAAATTTAAATATAATGAATCTAAAATGATTAATAATATTATTATTAATCTAGATGATGTACAAACAGTCGAACAATTAAAAAAATACATGTACAAAATAAACAGTGATTATATTTCTAATATTTACATGTTAGATAAATTTGGTAAATCAACACATCTTTCTACTCAATTTAGACTAGCTAATATAAAGGATGATGATATATTGATCATGAAAGAACAACAGCTAACTGATAATATTAAATTGAATAAAAATAAATTCAAAAGAAAACAAAAATATTTATACGAACGTGACAAACATGGGTGGAAAAGTGTCGAGAATCCGAATGGGACTATTCATTATGAGCCCATTGACGGTTATATATTTTTTAACAAACGAAATATTCTTGATACAGCCAATATTGATATAAATGAATTACCCGAGCTGACAAGATTAGAACGTCTTGATGAAATTGAATTAAATAAAAAGAGACATAAAATACATACATTGATTAAACAATGCTATGGTATTGTTCATGACATAAGAAGAAATATTCCAAGACTAATTCCGAGTCTCGAAAACAACTCCAGACAGATCAAAATAATTGGTCCTGTCACTTCATATCAAATTGTTATAAAAATAAATAATCATTATAGAACAATAACTATATTTGGTGACATACATGGAAGTTATAACAATTGTTATCCTATACCGTGGGATAAAATAAATAAAATAAATAAGAATCTTCGTAAATTTGATAAGTATAGACCAAGCGAATATAATCCTCAAGAAGCAGTTGCTTTTTTAAAAAAATATATAGATGAACTTGATATTACCGGTAATCATATGAATATTTTTGATTATTTATTGTATTTAAGCAGAGGTGATACTTGTATTGATGTATTTTCCGAAAGTAATTTATACTCAAGTTATTTTCCAGCTGAAACAGATGACTACTTAAGTATCGTTTTTAATTTATTTAGATTATGTCGAAAAGAAAGAACTGGTCGTACCAGCAAAGATAGATTATTATGTAATGAATTATTTCCGGCTCTTCGCTACCATCAAACAGATGTTAGATTGCGTAATTTACAACACAATGTAGCCATAACAAATAGTGAAGAATATTATAAATTTATAGAATTATACATAACCGCTATATTTACACCTTCCAGTCAGCTTAATAAAAAATATATGTTGGGTATTAAAGAACTTGAAAAATATTTAATAACAGGGAATAAGGAGGGGGGAGCTCAGATTTATTTTCATTTGATAAGAAAACAGTTTCAAAAAAGTATATTTGGGGTCTATACAGACAAGTTAAAAGAAAAACTAAAAAAAGACCTTATGTTTGCTTCAACGACAATTTCTACTAGGGATGATCCTAGAGAATCTTTAAATCACTTTGTTATGAATTATGTTGACACTACCATGAATTTATATTTATTATTTAGGTTATTTGTTAATGAATGGGACAAAAAATTATACAATGACACTTTGTGTGACAAGATATATTCATATCCAAAAAATAGCATTGTATATGCGGGTGATTGGCACTCCAGATTTCTCCGATTATTTATTACAAATCATTTTAGTCAAGATCATGGAATGTATGAATTTAAAATAAATGAGAAAGGGTGTTGTCAAAATGAAAATTCAGCAAGAATAAATAGATGTGTTAAAATATGGACTGAAGAAAATCCAACAAAAGACTCTGCAACTTTTCAAGAATATGCCAATGAAAAAAACAAACAACTAGAAATAAAAAAACAAGAACAACAGAAAGAAAAAAAAGAAAGAGAAGTTAAATATTCAAAAATCGAAAAAGAACTTTTTAAATTTAATAAAAAAGAATTACAATTGTTATTCTCAAGAAACTCTAAAATATTTCTCGGGCAACTTGAGTGGGACATAGCTTCTCGTGAAAACAAAATTGAAATATTTAAACATGATAAAAAATTTAATTCTTATCTCAGTTTTTTTAAACATATATTAAAAATTATTCCTGATTTATGGGATAAAATGGATTTAAATTTAAAACCAACTGACGCGTGGTAAGAAATTATTTAATCAACTAGATCAGGTGCTTCTTTACTTTTATTAATTACTTCTCGACCATTTGCTAACTCAATATAATCTTTATTTGGTGGGTCATACTCATACCATGTTTTAGACCATGGTCCTCGAAATGTTAAAGCATATGTATCTTCTAGCGCATTGACTCTATGAAAAGTAGATCGTGGTGTATATTTTGGCCATAATGATGGTGACCAGTTCATTGATGGTTTGCCTAAATGTTGTTCTTCTATTTTTCCAGAAATAAACCATGAATATGCATTAAAAGCGTGTGAATGATAATTTTCTCTAGTTCCTTTTTTAAAATGCAACAATGCAATCGAAAATAACGATTTAATTTCAAATAGCCAAAATCCGGTTACACCAGAATCTTCTCCTCCGTCTGTTCCATAACTAAAAAATTTCATATATAATTATCAATATTTATATACGAAATATTATGAATTTCAATTTTATTTCATTATAGAATAATCATGCTGTATGGAATATACCATAATTATAGAATAATCATGCTGTATGGAATATACCATTTTTTACCATCATCTAATAATATAGATGTCCTTGATGCATTGATAGATAACACGTCACCATCGTGAATTTTTCCTTTAATTTTAACTTTAATTTTAGATCCTATTTTCAGATTTTTTTTAATTTCATCAGGCGATAGTTTATTAATTTTTAAAATTTTATTGCCTTTATTTTTTTTTATTTTATCAATAAACTCAAATCCATATCCATATTTTTTTCCATCTTTTCTGGTTATGTAAGCATATTTTGATGTAATTTTAAATACTTCGCCTTCGTATATTTTACCTTTACATTCTTTTGTGGTAATGTAATCACCAATCTCGATGTTTAATTTATTATGCTTTTGATCTTTTTCTAATTGTATGGAATCTCCACTTAATAATAAATGTTTATATTCAGTGTGTCTAAATAAATTATAAGTTATTTTTTTGAACATAGGTGTGTGTCCACCAGAGCATTTGCCGTCATTATAACAAAATAATGCAATGAGTAAATGAATTAGTTCATGTTCATACAATGAAATATAACATTCTAATTTATCAAAACAATGAATACCGTTTATTTTTAGGGATTTTACTTTTTTATCTGAAAATATATTATTGATTATTGGTTTGGAAATAGTTATGCTAAATTCACCATAGTCAAATTCATCATTATTAAAAAACACTTTATAGTCACATCTTCCTGCAGTAGAAGTTAGTTTACCGGATACCCCAAAGTCTAATTTTGAATTAGTATATTCGATGTGTTCACTTATTGCATTGTTAAAATAAACCTTATCGATAATTTTAAAAGTTTTTTTCACAATAGCAGACGTAATTTTACTAAAGTTACGCTCATTTACAACATTTTTTAACATATAGCTATATACCTGTTTTTTTTTAATATTAACTTCTGTATCCGTTAAAGATTTATCAGCTAATTTATAACAGTAATTCATATTATAATACAATAATATTATTATATTATAATGCAAGTTTTATATTCGTTGTTTGTGTTTTTTATTTTTTATAGGAATTGGGATTGGTTTTGATACTTTTCGAACTATTCTATTTTTAGGCAAGGCACTACTTGGAGCAAAAGGTAATGTTGAATTTAATTCAGAACCATCATCCACACCTAGCTTGTGTGTTTGTACAATATCATCAATTAATATTTGCTTAGTTTCTATTATAATACGTTCAAGTTTTGTATTTTCGATTGATGATATATTAAGATTAATTATTCGTGTGTAACAATCATGCAAAAGATTTAATATTTGAATAATTTTAAATTTATGATGTACAAGCCACTTTTTAATATAAATTTTTGTATGTGTATTTTGATTGGTTAGTTTATTGAGTTGTTTATTGAGAATAATATATAAATTTGATAATTGAAAATTATTTTTTGTATAAAGAAATGGTGTATTTGATATTGTGATATCTGTGTCTCTATATAATAATTTGATAAATTCTCTTATTCTAATACATTTTTTTTTATATTGATTAAATGTTTTGTTTATCATTAGATGATGTTATATAATAAAAAATAATATATATCTTAAATGGTAGAAAAATTAGTGATTTTTTCTAAAGTAATTGAGTATTTCATGTAATGTTTTACAGTCAACTTCATTGTATTTTATAATATCGGTGTATGTATTATTATTAAATATTTCATTTCCTTCTTTGTTGACATATAAATGCCATGCATAGTACATTGCGTCTAAACCATTTGCACAATCAAGATTATCCCAATTAGATTCAATCATCCCAAATTTACTCATTTGAGTTGCAATTGATTTTAACCCAAATTTATATGCTTCTCTAATGAAAATTTTATTATCTCTAAAATAATCAAGAAGATCGAACCACTTAATTCCATCAAATATATTTCCATATCTTCTATTTGCTTTATTATACACAATTGGTTCAGCCTTGCTCCAATGATAAACATTACCCATTCCGTGTTTGTTTCCTAGTTTTTTTATTAATTGATTCATTTCTGTAATGATTCTTGTTTCTTCTACAAAACTTACGTCTTTTGTATACAAACATTTATAATTCCATTTATCATCATTAGGCATTTGCCATCCAACCCCAATCATGAAAATATAATCATCGTTATTTCCTATTTTTGTTTTATAGTGAGAATTTAACAATGCGGAGTTTATCGTCTCAAAATCAACAAAAAAATCCATTTTTTTTTTATTTTTCCAATTACCAACATTATTTTTAATTTTTGTAACACTTATTAGATCATCACAGTCACGATGAAATTTAATCATTTCATCAATATATGGGCCTCTTAATTTACCATTAATTCCAATCATTTTTGAATTGCATTTTTTATCATTCCATGTCATAATTTTTTTATTAAAACCTTCTATTTGATTTGAATAACCACAATTACATATTTGTGAAACTGGTTTATATTTTGCAGCCATTTGTTTTTTAAATTTACTATAAATACCACTATCAGAGACACACATATTCGGATATAATTTATTATTTGATGGTGGATCATGTGTCCAGTTTTCACTAGAATCTAACTGTTTTAACCATTTGACATGCTCCAACGATTGATCATTGTATTGACTATCTTTTGCATTAAAATCAATAATTCCGAATTGATCAAATGGATCATCTGATTTTGTTGTTATCTTTTGTTTATTTACAGTCTTATTCATAATCCAACCTTTTCCCATTATGTAACTTTGAGATGGAACGTAACCTTGCATTTCCCCTAATGCCATGTTATAAATAGCTACCTGATTTTTAAAAGGTTTTACATTAGCATTGTTTCTTAATGTTTTGCCATCACTATTAAGATGACATTTATGAAACTTAATATCAATTACTCTATAATGATATCGTTTAATATCAAGTTTTGGTGCGTTTTTTCTAATTTCTTTTGCAGTTAATACTTTTGTTTTAACCAACTTGTTGATCCAATCACTTCTTACCAATAAATCTGCACTCCCGAAAACCTTGTGTTCATAGTTATATAATATAGCTTGATGTATAATTGGCATTCCTTTATTCATATGAAATAATGTTTTTTTATAATTATCAATATTTCTTGCATCAAATGAATCACATATTTTAACAAATTTATTAGGATGTTTGGTTTGTATTTTTTCAATTATTTTATCTTCAAAATAATTACCAGAAGTCAATAAAAAATCAATAAAATTATTTGCTTCATGTGGTAATTTATTTTTCCTCTCGTATTTACTGCTCGGATCAAAATTAAAACTTCTCTTTTCTGGAACATCATCTATATCCTTTACGTTGTAAACTCTACAATAATCAACTAAATGATCATTTAATGAAGCATTTCTTGTTTTACTTGCAGCAATCCAAGATGTGTCTAAAAAATTATTTCTTTTTCTTTTATGAACAGGGGTAATATATTTTTCAACATTCACGTCCATTATACGTCCATTAATCGTACTAATTTTTCTCATATTAAATTTCGTTCGATTAATCACGTTTTTTCTAATGTGTTGCATTAAATAATAGATATCTGTATCATTATCGATAACCCATCCTGAATAATTTTTATTAATTTTAAAATGTTTTCTTCTAATTGATCTAGCATTTGGATGTGTCTCGAAACTATAAACATGTAAAACACATTTATCTATTTTTAAAATATTTAAAATTATTTGGACATAGTCAGCATGATGTTTTGACAAATTATTAATTTTAATTTCATTGATATTGTGACAAAATGGAATTATGTAAATTAAATTTCCATCTTCATCAAACCCGTCTAATTGAATTTTAATGTTTTTGTAAGATGATCCTTCAATATAACTGTCATCCTGCAATCTAACAATATTATTTTCACGATAATGAATGTCTAATGCTTTATTTTTAAATAATTTATACTCACTATATGTATCATCGTTCATTCTATCAATTAATTCTAAATAATATAAATAATCGAAAATTTTGTCATCAGCACTTAATTTTGTGGCATTGTCTGTAAAGCTATCTGAATAGGATCGTTTTCTTTTATTTATTTTGTCATTTTGCATATGGTAATTTATATTATTTATAGTTTAAATATATTAAAAATTCAATTATTTTGTCGTAATGTTTATGGTTTTCATATGATATTTTTCAATAACACATGAAAGTCTAAAATTATATGTATATATTTAATTATTAATTTTTTATGCCCATCCTCCACATGATGTTTTATATAACTTATTCCAAGTTTTTGGAACTTGATCGTCTGTTAAATAACCATTGTTATTTAATTGTTGAAATACATTTTTGGAAATAGCACATTTATTTTGCTCATTCATATGATAGTTTCCCAAACCACCAATACTTAAACCAATACCACCTTCGAGAGTTGATTCACCATCTATCATATATGAACCATCATTTCTTTGAACATCTTTTGCAGGATAGGTTACTTTTTTTAGGATAGGAGCTCCTGTTAGATCTTCCTTTACTCCTCTAACTGTTACTGTTTTGAATTGAGGTGCTTGGTGTTGTGGAGTGTTGCTTGTAGGATAATTGACTTTTGCTTGATCAGTTGCTTCTAAAATTCCTCTTACTTTATTTTTTTTTGCAGAGGTTGTTACACTTGAAGCAATTACTGCTTTAGCGGTTGGTGTTGCGACTGGTGATGGAACAGAGCTTTTAGATGCAGCGATTGTTTGAGCTGCATTTTGCGCAGCCGCTTTGGCTAATTTATCGATTGATGCTCTTTGAATCACACATTGATTATTTTGGAAATGTTCTTTATCGGATGGTGCACAGGAATAATGATAAATAACGATTATTAAAATAACCACTGCAATTGATACAAGTAGTATATTGACATGTTTTTGAGTAAACGCCATGTTATGTATATATAATATACATAACATAATTTTTTAAAATTGTTCATTTTCGAATCTATATTATTTTTTTATCAACAATATATGCCAAATTTGGTGAATGAATTCTTATAAATAAATGATTTTTATCATGAATTTTATGTATCAATGGCTCGCATTTTTGACATATGTTATAATCGCAATGCCCACATTTATATCTAACTCCAACTATATTTGTTTGCTTACAATTATTACAATTTATCCCATAGTGAACATCTCTATGCGCATTTTCACTATTTATTTTATTTTTTAAATATGTTTCAATCCTATCTATACGATTTTCCAATTTGTTTATTTTGTTTTCATAAACACTATTTTGATTTCCAAAAGGACCATTTCCAAAATTCAAATTCATACAGTATTTATATTAAAAACTAAAATAATTTTTAAAATTTCACAGTTTAATTGTTCAAAACTGTCGTTTCAAATATAACAGATGTTACTAAATATGGATTCATATTTGAACTTGGTCGTCTATCCTCATAATAACCACATTTATTTATATTTGTTTCATTTCCAATTCGAACTGAAGCAGCCCTGTCACCGACACCATATGTAAATTCATCATAACTTGCAGTTTCATGAACACCTGTCATTCTTAACTCATTAAATTTACCATATACATTCATGTGTTCGACATGTTTCGTTTTTAATTTATTTAAATGCTCATGTATAACATCTAAACCAGATTTATTTTGTTCAACAATTCCCTCACGAGTACTTCGTGTAGAATAATTAGTATGACACCCCGAACCATTCCAATCACCATTTTGCAGTGGTTTAGGATGCAACGTAACACTAACACCATTATTTTCGGCTACTCTCTCCAATATATATCTCGATAGCCATAACTGATCACCACTACTAATACCTATACACGGACCAATTTGATATTCCCATTGTCCTGGCGCTACCTCTCCATTTATACCACTAATATATAGACCCGCATATAAACATGCTTCAAGGTGTTCCTCAATAATTTTTCTTCCAAATGCATTTGATGCACCAACACTACAATAATATTGCCCTTGTGGATTTGGATTTCCACTAGAGGGAAATCCAAGTGGTTTGTTTGTTTCTGGGTTAATTAAAAAAAACTCTTGTTCTAAACCGAACCATGGCTCTTCGGATAAATTACTATCAAATATTTTTTTTGCGTTAACTCTATGATTATTCTTAACAGGTGTTCCATCTGGTTTGTATGTATCACATAATACTAATATATGATGTTCTTTTCTGAATGGACATTTACATACAAAAACTGGTTTTATAATTATTTCTGATGCAAATCCAACAGCTTGATCAGTTGAGCTACCATCATAATTCCATTCCGGAAGCGCATCTATATTTTTATCTTCATATTTAAATTTTGTCTTAGAAAGAACTTTTGTCTTGGATCTTAGTTCATCATTTCCACCGATCCATATATATTCTGCAATTACCATTATACACAATTAAAACAATTTATTTTTATATAGTTTTTTCAAATTATTATCTATCTAATTTTATATATGGATTTATCAATTGATACAATATTTAAATCTAATTCATATAGATATGTTCCTATCAGTCTAAGAAATGAATGGAAAGATCTGTATAATTATAATACTCGTGGTTATTATAATACCATGATTAAAGGATATTATTATAATCCTGTTGCTCAAATTGATGTTTATAATGAGAAACGTGATAGAATCAATAGAGTTTTAGGATTGATAGAAAAATTTGAATATAAATTAAAATCAATTAAGCCTCTTTATAAAACAGATAAAAAATATAACAGTAAAATTAAAAAAGAATTATTAAATAGTATGGCATCAATGAAAACATATATAAGTTGTATGTCAAGTGATGTAAATGTTACAATGGAGGAAAACAGTGTTCCTAAAAGAACAATTACAATAAACCAGTTTGATTCTATTGAACATTACAGCAATGAAAATAACAATAAAAAACAAAATAAAACACCAATACTAATAATACTATTTATGATTGTTATGTGTTATCTATTATTAAGAAAGTGTGTTTAATAATATTTTTAGGCTTTGCATTATAATTTTTATATCATCATATTTTTTATTAAAATTTTCTAATATTTTGTCTGTGTTACAATAAACATTATCTATTTTTTCTAATATTTCAGAAACGCTGTTACAATCACTATAATGTTCGCCAATCTGCAATATATCGTATTCATTACATTGTTTATCAATTAATGAAAATTTAAATATACTGTTTTCAATTTCATAAAAATTAATCGCATTTACAAAATATAAATTAATCACATCTTTTCCCGTGGCAGACAAATTTGTTTTATCTTCATATGACACTTCATAACCATGTTGCGTTATTTCTCCATTATTTATTAAAAATAACGGATTCATACCATATTTTTTCATAAATGAAATTTTAATAATATTACTTATAATTATTGTGGACTGTTTAAGTTTATCAATATTTACATCTATGTTTTCACAACTTAAATTATTAATAATATTTTTTAACGAATTTTTATACCATTCTATTAAATCGTTAAAAGATTTATAGATTTTTGATATTTCATCTAATATATCATGTTTTTCCGTTATTTGAAGCTTAGTAAAGTCCTGTTGTATCTTGGCATATTTATTTTGTAGTTCTTTATTCTTTTTTTCGTTGTCATAAATATTCATTTGAGTATTATCATATAGTTTATCACAATATTCTTGTTTACTAGTTCCATAAATATTTTCATTATATTTATAATCACTCATTTCAACATTAGTAAATTCAGAACCAAAATCAGTATCCTTCATACAATTGTCATCATAAACTTTTTTTTCTAAAACACATTCTTTGTCTTTTATTTTTTTTTTTTTTACATGTTTTTTCTTCTTGTGTTCTGTTTTCTTATTTTCTTTCTTATTTTCTTTCTTATTTTCTTTCACGTGTTTTGTTTTTTTTGAGCGATGATTTTTTTTAACATGATTATTTTCATTTTTTAAGATAACGGTTGAATTTTGAAAATCTACATTGTTATTATATTCACAAATTATTTCATCTTCTTTATTGTTTGATGGATTATCGTAAGATATATTATCGACATAGTCATCTGTATCATCATCTGTATCATCAGATGAATTATAAAGCTGAAAATTGATGTTTCCTAGTTGATTCATTATTTTGCTTATTCTATGTATACTACTATATATAATTTTATATAGAGCTCAATAAAATTTGAAAAAATAATATATTTAAAATTACTTATAATTATAATAATAGTAATAGTATATAAATGTTTTTTTGTCCCAAATGTAATTTTTTATTAGATATCGCCAAGGCATCAAGTAATTCCAAAGGAAAAACAGTTAAAAAGATTATAGATTTTATAAATATCATGAGAAATAACGATAGTGTTGATGACATAGATACTTTATTTTTTAATGAAAAAGATTTAATGAAAAATAATGATTATAAAAAATTAGATCCAGTTAAGCAAAAAAGTATTCTGAAAAGTTTTAGATCTATTCAATATAATAAAAAATCAAATATTAATTTAGTCTGCAATAAATGTAAATATAATACTAAGCTAAACGGTGGATCTATAATTTATAAAGGTTCTAACAAAAATGATATTCATGAAGACATGTCAGTCATTAACCTAAGATTAAAAGATCAAACATTGCCAAGAACAAAAGATTATATATGTCCAAACAAAGAATGCGATAGTCATAAAAAATCTAATTTAATTAAAAAAGAAGCCATTTTCTATCGACCAATTAAAGGTGCATATAATTTAAAATATATTTGCACTTTGTGTAAAACTATATGGAATCCATAACTCAATAATTAATTTTTTTTGAAAAAAAATCTAATTCACATAATACTCAATTAAAAAAAAATTGAATTTAATTTTATTTGAAAATGATTTAAATAAAATGTGTTGTTTATAATATATATGGAATTTCCGAATAACACTAATAGCAGTAATAATGAAACAGAAACAGAAACAGAAATTAACTATGATGATGTCGACCAAACAGGTGGAAGTGAAAGCGAACATGACACTGATAATGAAGTTGAAGATGATGTTGAAGATCCAAAGGTAATTGAAAATGAAGTCGATGATGAAGTCAATGATGAAGTATATGATGTAAACTTTGATGAGACTGAAAACATATTTATCAAAGAATCCGATAACGCAAGTGCATTTGTAGATGATAGTGACAGAATTACCATTTCACGGTTAACTCAATATGAAAGAGTTAGATTATTGGGAGATAGAGCAAAACAGTTATCCGAAGGTGCAAAACCATTAATCAAATGTGATAAAATATATTCAGCTATGGAAATAGCAATATTAGAATTAGAAAAAAAAGTTATTCCGTTAAAAATTATTAGACCTCGACCAGATGGTAAACAAGAATTATGGTCAGTGAGTGAACTGGAAATATAGAAATAATATTGTTTTTAAATGTTATAATTATAACATGAACTAAAATGTTTTAGTTCATGTTATTTTATGAAAAAATTATTTTATAAAAAAAATTTAATGTGTGAATGCAATAAATGCCTGTCCATCATGAATTATTAGTAGATTATAATTTATACCGTAGACTGATATAAAATAATCTGATTCAATGGGTTTTTCAATTGTTAATTCTAATATTTTGTTTTGAAAACTACTAAAATTACACGATCCAGTAGGTTGCTGTTCTTCTGGTTTTAGCGCAAAACTATAACAATATATAAAATTATTTGGAGTTTTGGTGTGATATTTCCATGGATGATATAATCTAAAATATATTGCGGGCATGCATTTGAACCGTTCACTTCTATCCAACAATAAACTACCTGTATTAAAAAAATCATCTGGTGCGATATAATCAAGTGCATTTGTAAAGTTAAACCAATCATTACCATAGTGTGATTCGCTAGCTGTTAATGCATCTGCACGCTGAAATACCCAAATTAATTCTTTAACAGGATGATAAAAATTGAGCTTTACATTTGGTTTCACGTTACCTTTGCGAAACATACTTCCTCCATTTGATTGTATTTGTTCAATCGTGTAAATGTGTCTTTTACTTAAAAAATTTAGCTTTTCTGCAACATCTAATAATACAAAATCAATCATCAATGTAACTCTAAAAGAAGGAGAAATTGACGGTTTGCTTCCAAACTTGTTTGTTATCCACAATTGATTAAATTTTTTCCATCTAACTTTTAATCGAATCTCTTGATCAATCATAGCTAAAATAGGTAACGATAGTCCATATTTTTTACAAAACCAAAACTGTAATGGAACAATTAATTCTAATTTACCAGTAAACGATCTACATGAAAATCCCGCATTACTTTTTTTACCGATTAATCGATCATATCCGCTTTTTTTCCCTTCTGGTTGAGATAATTCATTCCATATTTCATACCACTCACCATATTGCCTGTCAATTGTTATTCCGTCAAATTGAATTTCAACTGCATCTATAAGTGCGTGACCAATGCTATTAACCCATGAAAATACCACATCTTCTGTATCGCTACATGATGTACTATTTTGTATAGATTCGTTTAAAGATCCCAATTCTATATATAATGATAATCCTGAAATTAAGTCGCCATCTTTACTTATTAAACATTCGTTTTTTTTACCATAATCAACACCACCGTAAAACTGTTGTGTTTTAGTTTCAATAGCAAAATTAACATGTCTTTTATAAACCGTTTTAAAAAATGTAATTTGTGGCTTTCCCATTAAAAATTTGTCCTGTTTGCCAACAGACATAATTTGGATTTCTCCTCCTGCCATTTATATATTAGTTGCATAAAAAAAAATGTAACTAAACATGTAATATAAAAAAATAAATTTATAATATAATATATAATGGAATCTACAAATGATCATGCAGTAAATAGATTAAAAATATTATCTAGTGATCAATCCTTTAATAAAAATACAGGAGCATTAATCGTCAACGGAGGAATTGCCTGTAAGAAAACAATCACTGCTCCGTGTCTTAATGTGGATAACTTGACAATTAAAGAATCAACTAATTTTACAGGAGATTTAGCAGTTGATACTTTACATGTTAGAGAAACAACTGTTTTAGATGGAAAAGTAACTATAAATGATGATTTGATTATTGATGATTTAACTGTTACTAATTTAACTGTTAATAATTTAACTTTTGATAATTTAATTCCGATGAACGAAACATCGTCAATCGGATCTTGTAGCAACAGAGTGTATAATATATATAATAATTACATTGATACAAATTGTATATATGTCAATGATAGTGTTGTAGCAAATACGGTAAAAACAAATAACTTAATTGTCGGTTCTGATAATTGTGAGCATGATGATCCAGTACTAAATGCTGATAATATCAATAAAACAATTAATATGAATGTAAATGAATTAAATATTTGTAATGAGGAAAATGAACTTCTCACTATAGACAGTTCAAGTATTTTTATTAATTCATTATTACGAGTAAAATATCAAGATCTAAATATAACCACTCGATCTTATAATTTATATGTTGATTCAACAATCATAATAATTAATTCAAAAACTTGTACATCCATTCAACTAATGAAAACAATTGAATCGGGATGCAGTGTTTTAGAAGGCGCATTTATTAAAATTTATAATAAATCATGTAAATGCATTAGTATAGACTCACATGAGTTGCTGAGCAATGGTTCTGTAGAATTTATTTTTATGGGCAATAAATGGATTACTCTTCAAAGTTCAAATGGCGGAGAAAATTGTGACACCGAGAAAACTAATTGTGACACCGAGAAAACTTGTGACACTGAATGTAAAACAGAATGTGATTCGGAATGTGACCCTACTACAACTGGTTGTGGTGATAGTTCAGTTTTTACAGTTGATAATTCTCATTGTAAATAAAGTAAATAAAGTAAATAAAATATATATTAAATTATTAAGTTGTTAATATATATTTTTTAGGATATCTAAATAAGTATTCGCTAAAATTATTTTTAGTACTGTTAGCGAATTTTTTTATAAATTCTATAAACCAAAATATTTTATTTTTTGATTTGTCAGTTGATTCATTTATAGTCATATCTAATGTTGATTTTAAACAATATAATAATCTGTCCAAAGCAATTTCAAATATAATTTCATTTTCCCTTGTGTAATATAATAAATCTAATTGATTTTCATGTACAAAACGTTCAAGTTTGCGCTCATTTAGTTTATATTCAAACCCACTTACATTGACATAATTTTTAATTTTATTATATGCTTCCATAACCAATGAATTTGATTCCTTAATTGATATTGAAGGATATGTTGGTTTGTGATTGTTAAATAACTTGATAAATGTTAATTTAAGTATTTTATAATTATAATCATACAAATTAATATATTTCATGTAATATTCATAAAAGTAACATTGTTCTTTCATAATGATATTAAAATTATCGGATTGGTAATATTGAATATCATTTATTAAATTATTTACGTCTCCATAATCACTAACAATTATTTTATTATTCATGTAATCATTCTTAAAATTTATTATTTGCTCATTTATTTGTACCCATTTACGATGATTTTTATTTTTATATGTACTAACTATATCTATTATCTCATCTAAATTATCTAAACCATCTATTTTTACTATTTTGGGTAACATATAAGAATTAATTATATTGTCATCTAGTACTATATCTTTTTCATTTATTATGAAATTACAATTTTTAATTATTTTTTCATAATATAAATCAATTAGTTGATCTGATTTATCTATTGTCTTGTGTGTTTGACAAAGATATGTTCGTAATTTATTAATAATTGTTTCCATTATATAAATTAAATTATTTACTACTTATATTAGTTTATATAAAATCTTCAAACTCATCGAAATCATCAAACTCTTCTTCATCATTTTTCCCCATAACCAATAATGTATCAAGCGAAAAATCTAATTTCCATCTTAAAATGCCACCAATACCACCAAAGCCATCACAATACTGTTTTCCTTTTTGAGATTTATCTGATATTAAACATAAATCATCAAGCCCAAATTTTTCATAATTTTCCATTATCCACTCCAAAAATAATATTTCTGATTTCACTGTTAATTGCTCATTTGTTTTTGTGTCCTTATACAATGAAGAGTTAACCTTGCTCGGACTTAAAATTAATACTTCATCATTCGATAATTCATAACGAACTAAATCTAATTCATCCCATATTATTAATTTAGAAATTCCTCCTGATTCAAGAGCAAACATTACATCTTTTATTCCGAAACAATACAATGATGTATCTTTATTCATGTGTTCCATGAATTCAGAAACAATTTTTTGTTCATTAATCAATTTTACGCTTGGTATAATTTCGACTGATCCTTCGATGGTGCAGTCTAATCCTTTTTTACCTCCATACTGAATGTCAATTACACCCATAATCAATGGTTTGAGTATGTACGAAAATCCTTGATGTTTAGTAAGCTTCGTTTTAAAATCTGCACTTCCTCCTATAATTATTCCCTTAACGATCGGCTTGTTATCTTTAGTAAAATATTTTATAATCATTTCATTACATTTTGTCAAATAATTATGACGAGCTTCTCTGCCTAAACGAGCAAAACGCAATGCTGATTGTCCACCTTTATTATGTTTTTTTGGAAGGTCTACACTTTCTTTATATATTATTTCTTTGTCATTACCAGCGACGTTTGCTAGTAAAATTCCGTTTCCGTCTATGACTATAAAACCATATTTATCATGGTTCATTAATAATTCTTCAAGTGGTTCTAAATGAAACCGACTATCGCATTTATATTGTGATTGATTTAATTTTTTAAAAGGCTCAAAACCCTCGCATAATTTTTTTGTTTTACCATCCTCTGTGGTCGCTATACCACATAGTAAAATTAATCCGTTTTTTGGTGTTCTGGAATATGTTTTTAATTTCTGTTGAGCAGCTGTAATCGCAGTTTGAACTGATTGTCGATTAACTCGCGATTTAATATTACTTGCAGCACCAAATTCATCTGTTAACATTTGATTAGTCAGTGATATCTGTCCACCTGACTTAATCATTAATGAAATCATACTTGTACCACTACCCTTTGCTCGTGAATATTTCTTGATTAAATTTTTAATTTTCCAAATTTCAAGTTGTTTTTGTGTACTGTCCATTATGTAATTAATATATATATATCACTTTATATATTATTTATCATTAAGCAAAATATATTTCAATTTATTTTTTATACGACTTAAGCATTATAATATATTATTAACATATAACATAAGTTTAATGTTTATAAAATATGACATTGTCAATTCCAAATATAACAATATTATAAATAATTTGCATTATCGCATCTTGAAAGAAGAAATGTTCAAAACTTACAAATCAACACAACTTACATTTCCATCTATTATTCAATCAGTAAGTATTGAGTATGATGATGGCTTAATTGAAACATATTCAATAAATCCAAGCTCAACTATTATTATATTAGATGACGTTGTTGAAAACACCGTTGATATCAATTCAAATCTATTAACACAAATGATGTATAATGGCAAACATTCTGAACTAACAAACTGTATGCTTTATACCAATTTTTCTAATATCCATTATAATAGTTATATTGTAAATAATATTATTGAACCAATATACTTACAACAAATACAATTTCATCATCTTAATAACATCTTTAATTTATTGAATCAATATTGTGATGAATTAATATTTAACATGACCTATTATGAAAAAAAATTTTTTCTTAATAAATTAAAGTTGATTTATATTGAAAATGTACAAAAATATTATCATTTATCAAGAGACCTTATAATTCTTAATTTAATAAACGATTTATGTAATTATTCTAACACAGATAAATTAAAAGTTATGTCTTCGTGAAATGGTTCTGTGTCAGAAACCAGCTCAATTAATTCCTGCTGATAAGTACTAAGATAATCCTTAAATTTTTCAAGAATATCTTTGACATAATGATTTATATTGTCTATTCTCAATTTTGTTCTATCTATTGAGGAATAATATGCATCTATAATTTTAAATGTTTTTTTTAATATACTCATTTTATCTTCTTTACTTATTTCAATGATATTTTCAATTAATTCTTTTAAATTTTTTTCTATACCATAACCAATATTAAAAGAAAATAATCCATGCATAAAATCATTTACCATACGATAACAACAAATATTATTGCAGTTACATAATAATTTTTTCTCGCTCAACGAATTATAAACACTTCTTTCGACAGTTAAAATAAATTTTAACGCAAGTGATTTGTAATATTCCAACAATACATCATATTTATTTGACACATTCAATTCTACGGGATCATTATTTAAATTTTTCAATATTTGTTTTATATCCATATATATTAACTGATTTATATTAAATATAAAGCATTCTATAAGTTAATTTATCAATTTTATCAATTTTATCAATTTTATCACAAATCAATGACTGATTTGTGATAAAATTGATAAATTAACTATATAACTATTAATTACTATATAATTAAAAATAATCATTATGAATGAAATATTAAAATATAAAAGCGTGTGTGGTAAGCCAAATACACTAACTACAATAATAATCAGAAATCATACCAAAGAAGAATTTATAAATTATTTAAATTCATGTCTTAATAAAATTCAAAATATAAAAGATAATTTTAAACGACAATACATAAACGATCGAATATTTAATTTTAAACAATATTTAATCGATAATTGTAAAAATGAAATTAATAATATTTTTTTGGTTGGTGATGATGTATATAATCATCAACTTACCAAAAAAAACATACTAATGTTAAATGAATATAATATACGAGATTTATATTTCAAGTACGATGATCATTTTCACATTGACTATATACATGATTTATTTAATGATTTAAATTTTTATAAAGTGTTAGAATTAAATAAAAAAAAAATATCAATATGGAACATTAATACAACAAAAAATAAATTAATAGAAACTTTACAAATAAATACACAAAGTGATTTTGATGATTATCTGAAAAAAAACAAAAATATCGATTTAATATACGGAATATCAACGCTTATAAAAAAAAATAATTCAGGTAATGTCATTAATAAAAAACTAGATAATAATGAAATATTAGATGAAATTGAGAAAATCATTATAAAAAAAAATCATGACAAACTCAGTAATATATGTTTGTTGCTTCAAAATAAAAAAACATCAAATAAATTTATAGTTGGTCGCAAAGAATCAAGAAAATACACTAAAATGGGAATGTTAAAATCATTATTCATTCATGAAAATTTTTACGATGTGTTTTCAACTAAACAAAAAGAATTTCTTAATTATGAAATTATTATAATTAAAAAATTAGAAAAAAATGATATGTCTTACACGTTTTTGAATGATTATAACGGATTTATTGGTGAACTATACTATGCAATTGATTTATAAACTAATCTTTTTGTATTTTGTATTATCTATTATTGACACAGTATCATGCCATTCTTTGCTAAAATTATACAATATAGTGTAGTTGTCATGTAAATCATTTTCTTTTAATCGTTTTTCTGCCCAAAGCCTAAATTTAGAATTTTTTTTGAACATTATCAATGGTTCATTCCGAATTCGATAAGTACCATTTATTAATTGATAATTGTAATCTTCAAATATATAATCTTGTAGTTTTGGTCGTAAGCTATAATCAATTAGTTCTTTTGACATAACTTTTTCTAATTGTTTAACTTTTACAGTCTCAATAATCTTAAACTGATTTTTCTTTAGAATATTTGCTTTGTTCATAGCTATTTATCTATAAAAAAACTGAATTTTTAAATCGTTATTGAGTAATGACGAATTATCTATATAAAATAACCACAAAATGAAACTTAGAAATGGTAAAATCTTAAGTGATGATTCACAAAACAAACCATCTATTTTTGTTAAACGAAAAGCATCGTTTGAAACATGGATGAGTAATGTTAACAAAATGTTATATGAAATGATTTTTATGTACTATAATGATCTTCCAGATGAAGATTACTGGAATTATTGGAATGATGGATTTTCAGCACTATATATGGCTAAATTGATAATCAAAAAAAATGAAATTTAAACATGTCAATGCCATTATTTATTTATTTGTATATGGAATCTATAATATATACTAGGATATCCTCAACAAATCAGTCCAGTTTTAATAATAGATATACGTCAATTCAAACTCAACAAATAGAATGTGAAAATTATTGCGACAAACAAAATTTACAAACGGAATTAGAAAAACGGTAAAATTATCAAGTGAGCAAAATATAATTAATTTTATAATTACAGCGAGAACTGCTATGAAATGCTCAAAATTAAACATGATATTAAAAAAAATATTACCACGAGAAAATAATACGATCTTTCGATCAACCAAATACACTATCTTTTGGTGAAATTGCAGAGTTATTAAATGAATATAATATTACCAATAGATTTCATAAACAATGGACAGCAGGATCAGCTAATAGAATATTCAAGAATAATTATTAAATCTAAATAATATTAAATCTAAATAATATTAAATCTAAATAATATTAAATCTAAATAATATTTTTAAAATATTATTTAGAGATGAAAAATTTAATTTAGAAATAAATAATTTTACCATGGATAGTCTGAGTATCGCGTCTTAATTATTTTTTCCATATTTTTATTAAATATAAAACAACATAATCCATACCTGTCCAATCCATTATGACAACTTTCACTATTTTTGTTACACCTTTCTTGAAATAAGAAATAGTTAAAATTTGGATTTTTTTTATTTATGTTTAGTCCTTCTTGTATACTACCAACATCAGAATTAATTTTTCTGAAAAAATCTTTTATAAAAACTTGATATTTAATCAAATTAATCTTTCCTTTTTTATCATAATCAAAAAATTTTTCGATTAGTTTTAAAAAAATTGGATTAAAAGGTTTTGACGCAATAATGCCTTGGTAAATATGCTTTCTACTATAATCAATTGCAGTATAGGTATCACTTGTTGTAAATACTGTATGAATTGGTTTAATTAATTCGGTTTTAATATCTAAATAAATACCACCAGAAATATATAATAAACAATATCTAAAAAAATCTGCTTTATGTGGTCCTGATTTAATTTTTTTAAACAAATTACTAAATTGTGTATTATAATGTTTATTTAAAAAATTAATACAGTCACTATCACCATAAATAATATGTTCATAACCATTTGCATACTTTTTAATATTATCATATACTTTTTGAGGTATTTTATGTTTTCTATGATATGTTTGATATATAATTTTAGGAATTGTAGAAGTTGATTTTTTAATATTTTTGTAGTGCTCTACATTTGCGTCATTTCTAATTTTATCAAAACTAATTTTTTTATTTTTTTTGGGCAAAAATAAATTTATCGAACTACTATTTAATAAAGAAAATGAATCGTCTTTGTCATCATTTAAATTATTTTGAATAGTATTATTCATATATTTATTATTTAATAATGGATTATTGTTATTTATTTTATTATTTAGTATTATGATGTAAATCATGAACAGTACGTAAAATACTCCTAATAAATACATTATTATTCTGATGCTCATCTATAATATTGTATAGATAATTATATTGAGTCAATCAAAAAATTGATTTATAATTATATTAACTTAATGAAATATTAATTTTATAACTATTATGACCGATATTGACGTAAATCTCTATTCAAGACAAATTGCAGTTTATGGTAAACAATCAATGCAATCACTAGCAAATGCAAAAATAGGTGTATTCGGATTTAACACATCTGCGTTAGAATTATGTAAAAATTTAATATTAACTGGTGTTTCAGAATTACACATTTATTCTGAAACAAATATTACAAACGATGACTTATCCTCAAATTATTATGTCAGTAAAGATGATGTTGGAAAAAAAATGTTATCAACAATTAAAAATAAATTATCTGATCTAAATCCTTATGTAACAGTTTGTATTGAAACGAATCATATAGAAATTAAAAATAATCCAATATTTAATAATTGTGATATTATCGTTTTAGTCAATAACAATATTACCACAGCATGTATGATAAACAATATGTGTAGAGATATTTCTAAACCTTTTATTTGGATGAATTATTACGGTTTAATGGGAAATGTTTTTTGTGATTTTGGAGATAATTTTATTGTTAATAACATAAATGGAGAAGAAGAATTATCATCTTTACTTCAAACAATTACAGTGGATGGTACATTCCAATGTGTAGAAACAGAACCATGTCATTTGAGTGTTGGAGATAAAATTATTGTTAATGATGTCAAAGGATTAAATATTAACGGTGAAGAATTTACCATTCAGAAAAAAATAGACATGTATAATTTTACCGTGAAAGAACAATCATATGATTGGTCCAAATATATAAATGGTGGGCAAATTACCGAAGTGAAACAATCCACAAACCTTGAATTTTCAAATTTACAAAATAATTTTAAAGAACCATCCATCGAAAATCAATGGCTCGACGACAGTTTAGGTGAGTTACATAAATGTTTCATTGACCTACAAAAATATATTAGTCTTACGGCAAAAACACCAATACATTGGAATAATGAACTAAAATGTAATTCAGACTATAAATTTAAACATTTTTTTGAAAATACATGTAATGGACAATTTTTACCTATTTGTAGTGTGATAGGATCATACGCTGCACAAGAAGTTATTAAAGCAATTACGCATAAATGCAAACCGACCAAACAATGGTTTTATTTCAATTGTTATGATATTTTTCCAGATCAGTTTACATTGATTAATGATAAAATAAATTTACAATTAAAAAATGATCGATATGATGGCCTAAGAAAAATCTTTGGAAATGAATTAACCGATAAAATACAACAACAATCTATATTTATGGTAGGATGTGGCGCAATCGGCTGTGAACATTTAAAAAACTGGTCCATATTGGGAATAGGTAAAAATACTAATAAAATTGTTATTACTGATCCGGATATGATTGAACGGTCTAATTTAAATAGACAATTTTTATTTAAAAACCATCACATTGGAAAGAATAAAGCTGAAATCGCAAGTATTGAAGTCTTAAAAATGAATTCAGATGTTAATATTATTCCACATCAAAACAAGGTATGTAAAGATACTGAGAGTGTTTACGATGATACATTTTTTAACTCGATTAATATTGTTGCAAATGCATTGGACAATATTAAAGCTAGATTATATGTTGATGAACAGTGTATTTTTTATAACAAACCATTATTTGAGTCTGGAACATTAGGTACAAAAGGAAATACACAAGTTGTAATTCCAAGTAAAACAATCCATTATGGTGCTGAAATTGATCCACCTGAAAAAAGTTTTCCAATATGTACAATAAAAAGTTTTCCAAGTTCAATTGAGCACACTATACACTGGGCAAGAGATGATTTTGAAAGTTTTTTCACCTCGATGCCTTCATCATGGAACATGTATGTGAATGATCCATTATCATTAAATAAATTTGCTGATAATCAAAGAGGAGAAATTAACAATCATATCTTATACTTATGGAAAAATAAACCTGATTGTTTTGAAAACTGTATTGAATTATCACTAAAACGTTTCTTTGAATTTTATACTTCAAACATTTATCAAATATTACAAGATAAACCGTCAGATGCATTAACATCATCTGGAATACCTTTCTGGTCAGGAAGCAAACGATGCCCACATATAATCCAATTAGATATATCAAATAAACTTCATTACAATTATGTGTATCATAGCAGTATTTTAATTGCCCAAATGTTTAATATTAATTATACATCAAGAAATATTAAAGAAATTATTGTAAAAGTAATTCAAAAACATCAAATACCAACGATATATGAAAATAATAACGTTTCAGTTACCACTGACGACAAAGAAGAAGAAGAACAAAAAGAACAAAAATATTTAAATATGCTTAATGTTAAACTACCAGACATCGAACAAATGAAAAAATATAAAATAACCCCCTGTCAATTTGAAAAAGACGATGACACCAATCATCATATTGATTTTATTACAGCATCGTCCAATTTAAGAGCAAGTAATTATGATATTAATATTATTGATACTTTAAAAACAAAATTAATTGCTGGTAAGATTATACCAGCAATTGCGACAACTACAAGCATTGTTTCAGGATTAATTACAATTGAAATTATCAAATATATCTTTGACAAAAGAGACATAGAATCATTCAATAATACTTCGTTCAATTTAGCACTATCATCGTTTAATCAGTTTGATCCAGTAGAGTGCAAAAAATTTACTCTAAACAATATTGAATATACGAATTGGGATTATATTGATATAAACAAAAATATGACTATCAACGATTTTTTAAATCATCTTGAATCAATTTGTGGGGTCGATATTGATTATGTAACATTTGAAAGCGCATTATTAATATCGCCCTTAAGTAAATTAAAAAAAATTAATATGACATTGACTGATGTACTCGAAAAATCAAATTTTGAATCAAGAGAAATATATGAATTAATTATTATTTCAGATGATGATGACATCGAATTACCATCAGTACGATTTATCAATAAATAGCATATACAAATAATTGCAAACTACAATTAATGTTAGATAACATATAAGTCCAACAATTATTATTATTAAAATTATTATTTTTTTATTTCTTCTTTTATTAAAATGATTAATGGTTTTATCAAAATGCCGACTTTGATCAGCAGTTACTATAAGAGTTCTCATTTCAAACGGATCAGTAAAATGATTAATGGTTTTATTTATATCAAATGTTGGACTATAATCCGGAGATAATATCATATCAATTGCATGAGGAATTTTATCTAAACTGAATGTTTCGACTTCTACAATATCATCATCACTGTCACAAATCATTAGATCATCATCCTTGTTATCCAAAAATGCGCCATAGTCAATGTGTGAAGGTTTTTTAAAAATATGTTTGTTTTCAGACATTGTTTAATAGATAATATAGTATTATTTCAGTAATAAAATAAATTTCAATTTTTTTTAACAAATCTTGACAAGAACCTGTCAAACAGGCTATTTATTTCTAGAAACAGCTATTTCACCATCATAATGCTCTATTATAATACCACATTGTTCTAGCATTTTTTTAGAAACAACGAAACTATCCACATCTGGATATTTATGTTTCAGATAAACCACCTTTTTAATTCCTTTTTGTATTATTATTTTTGTACATTCATTACACGGAAATAAAGTTGTGTATAGCACAGAATCCTGTAAATTTAACAATTGATTACAATTACAAATTGCATTCATTTCCGCATGACATACATATGGATATTTTGTTTCCGCATATGGATTAGTTGATTCTCTCGACCAATTAAATGTATCATCATCAATTCCTCTTGGAAGTCCATTGTAACCAGTACCAATAATTATATTATCCGTGCTAACTACACATGCTCCAACCTGTGAATTTGGATCTTTAGATCTTTCAGAACTTAAAATAGCAACATTCATGAAAAAATCTTCCCATGGAATATTAGTTGTTCTTCGTGATGTAAAATTTATTTTGTCTGTCATTAAGTGATTATACTAGAAATTTGTGTTAAATTCTTCTTTTTTCAATTTTTGATACCAACTGCAAAAATTGAAAAAAAAACTCAATATTGATCAAAATATCATGTTGTACAGTACATAATAGAACTAAAAAATGGATCATCATTACTTTGAAGCAATTTTATCAAATTCGGTATATTCGATGCCTCATCACATTAGTGAATGTAGCACTTCTCGAATACGTCTTGAAAATTATATTAATTTAGCCAAACAATATTATCCAACTTACAAAAGTCAATTGGATAATATTGAAATTGTCAAAACTAATATGGATTATGCGATTATGCTTAATAAAGAAATAAACACGTTTTATGTTGTGGCAAGAGGTTCACAATTTCAGTTTAATCAATCAACAATGTTGAGAGATACATTGAATGATTTGGAAATTGCAGTTGGCGTAATTCCGCATCGAACACAACATATTTTTATTGATGTCAAAGAACTCGAACATCATTACCCACAATCAAAAATTATGATTATTGGTCATAGTCTGGGTGGAACTGTTGCTGAATATATTGGTAAACTTGATAATTCAGTAAAAGTAGTTACTTTTAATGCTGGCGAAACTGCGTTTTCCCATCTTCCATATTCGGAAGATTTAAATCATGCGTTAAAAGGATTAATGCATTATCATTCAAATATATCTAATGTTAGTGCTAAAGGCGATATTGTTTCTAACAATGGATTATTTTCTAATAATAATAATATAATATTTGATTTTCATGTTGATCGAATCAACGCACACTCTATGACTAATTTTTTACCAGAAAAATTTAATTATGTTGATGCAAACAATCTAATCAATCAATTATTAAATAAATATGCTTCTAAACATAATGTATGTATTGCACCAAGTATCTCAAATAGTCAACAATTATTGACAAATACTCCGTCAAAAGAAATTTCACTTGTCGATCAATATGACGATGCATCAGAATCAAAAACACAAAAACATCTTGCAGAATCTAGCGTTGTTTCTAATATTGTACACACGCATAGTTCAACTGAGGATTTAAACAAGCCAATCGTAAACAAAAACCATGACAATTTTAATAATTCAATTGTTGAACTAGGCAACAAACTACAATCGTTAAATTCTAAATTAGAAATAATTAATTTTATCAGGCACTGGTCAAATATGACTAAATCAGAAAAAATTCATTTGTTGGTCGGTACAGGTATAAAGTATTATTCACACGACATTAAGATCAAAATATTATCTAATCTAATTATGCATAAACATTTAACGGTTAAAGATATTTCTTGGCTAGGACTTGAATTATATGCTGGATTACCCACAAACAATGTTCAAAAATTAATGTTTCATTTAACACATGGAGGAAAATTTAAAACAATGCTTGGTGATGCATCAAAAATTGCATTTGATGTAATTGCAGCATTGTTATTTCCTGAACTAAAAATTATTTATGGAATCATAACAGCCACCAAATTAATTAAAGCAATTTTTAGTCATCACCATGAACATACATTTGGTGGCGTTCATGCTAGTGAAGATGATGTAATTACACATCACGGATTCAAAGTAGGACACAGCGTAACTTTATCAAACTCATTTTTTGACATCAGTGTGGAACAGTTTGATAAACATCACCAACATGCGGTTAATGCTGCTGAAAAAAAATTTATTAAACAAGCCAAAATTAAAGTTTATAGGACAATTGGAATTCCTTACGAATTTCTCGATAAGGATAGGACAATTCCTAGTTCTCGATATGGTAAGTATCAGGAATACACAATTATTAAAAAATGTCAACAAATGTGGTTGGATATTCACACTCATCTAACACCAGAGCAAAAACAACGAATTTATAATTATTATAATTATAATCAAGAGGAATTTCAAATGTTAGTTGATAACGCAGAAAATGGGATTGCTTCATCTTATTATCATACACACCTTCATACCAATGTATTCACATTTATGAAAGGTGTTTTTAATGAATTGCAAAATGTACACAGTTTCAACGATTTTGTAAACATATTTGTTGATATAAAAGCTGATGAACCAATCGTAAATCCTGAAAAACAAGTGTTACTTGATTTTGAAAATCAAAAAAAATATCAAAATACACATGATAATCACTCGCTTGAACAATACAAAAATGATCAAATGAATCATTTAAAAAATAACAGTCATGAATTTACAAGACTCAATATAATTGCTTTTGCTAATCAAGATTTACTAAAAGAAGAAGTAACTATTGGACATTTGATGTCGATTTATCAAGCAACTACCATTAACATGTTTTGTCGTTTTTTGATTTACATAGACAAAGAAATCAAAATGATGGTGTGTGATAAAGCATATCTAGGCAAAAAAATTAAACAATTTTGTGTCACATACGCTCAAATCTATAGCTCTCAGTTATTAACAACACATATTACAACTTCGCTAGGATTACTACCATTTATAGATATGATACCAGATAGCATAATGAATTATGTTTGTACGCCTATAATCGGGTTTGGAATTAGCTATCTTATCAACGAACTTGTTTTACTTGCTAGAAACATAAAGCGCGACACAATCGATAAAGTTATAACAGCAGTTAATGTAACAATAGGTATTACTTTTAATATTTTGAATAATGTAAAAGCTGTTCAGATCTCGACGTTAATGGCAGCTTCCAAAGCATTTAGCGCTACAATTGGAAAAGCATGTGTTGTTCTTGGGCATGTTTTGACAAAAGCGCCGCATGTGTTATTTCCAATTATGTCAGGAATTACAATTACAATTCCTCCTCTGTTAATCATTTCTGTTCTAGTATCTCTGTTTTTCATGGGATTATTCAGATTTATTAAATGGATTTACAACATGAATAAAAAATCATACTATTATTTTGAGGATAACTACACACCAGATCATAAAATTAACATTTACAAATCAGATCATACTATTCATAAATATAAATCAGATCATGCAACACAAGCTTATCAACTAGATACACACAAATATAACTCAGATCATAATCATTCTAATAAATTATTTTGCTACAGACCTGAACATAAACTAATGGATTATTCATCTAGAAATTGTAAACTGATCAAGAAATTTAAACGAGAAGAAAAACCAGAAACAATAAAAGAACCAGATGGATATGTTGAATCGTTCAACACTGTAAATAATTTTGAGACAGATGCATTTTCTCAAAATACGTTTGACACGTTCTCTTCATTTGGGATTTCAACATTTGGCTAAATGATATATAATCAGTCACATAATTAAAAAAATTGAAAAATATTTGCTATATATATGATATTAACCTACTACATTGAATTAATTAATATTAATAAAAATGGGAAATACACAATATTTTAAAAGAAATAAGTCAATTGAACATGGGCTTCCAAAAACACCACCGACCACTCAACATATGTATCTTACCGATCAAGATGATCCTCTGCACGGGTACATACCTGGCGAAGTATTTGATACCGACTTTTCAGATACATCACAAGTACAATATCTTGTACTAAAAGATGACACAGACAATACAAATAATCAAATTGATATTGTTGCAAACGGCCAATACATTGTTGAAGATCTGCCTCAACTACAAGAACAGCCAACTATCAATCCAGCCACAGAACTAGATCTTTACAATGGGTGTACCGATCTAGCAAAAACAATCGAGAAAAATATTTCTGACAAAATGCAATCGTATTGCAAAGGTAGTGTAACAAAAGAAATATTATCATACACAGACAATTACGTAAAGTTCGGTGTGTTTTTGATGGAAAATTGTACATTCCATGTTGTAAGCGAATATTATCATATTCTACGGCGAATCAATAGCAGTTCAGTTAAAGTGCTACAAAAAATATATGAAATTAATCTACTGGACGAAGAAATCGACGATACAACACAAACTAAAATGAAATTTATGATCGCTGAAGTTACAAATGAATGGGGCTGCTTATTTCAATTCAGTATGAGTTTTGATCTTGTTTCAAAATCTTATTTTAATATTTTGAAACAAGATTTCGAAACTACCATTGAAAACATCAAAATGATGATTTCAATTAAAGACAAAAAAATGTCTGATTTTGAATTCACGTGGAAACTACGAATTGAACAAATTAAAAATCGCTGTTATCTTCCTGCTCAAGTATTTGATAACAAAAAAAACGATGAATACGGTGTATATTATGGTCGCACAGTTAGATGGTTTCATAAAAAACCAACTATTCTGTACAGTCAATTGTGTGACAAACCTGAACTACCACAATACATGATTAATAATTGTCTAAAAACGACTCAACAGATGAATTTCAAACTGACAAACCAAGTGTCAGAATTGCTACTGACTAATTAATTTATAATAACGATTATTAAGATCAATATCATATGTTATTTTATTATAAATCAAGAAAAATTGAAAATAATATTGTCATAAGACTAATAATAAATATGTATACATTATAGTTATAATAAAATGAGTTCTAATCAACGTAAAGAATGGAGCAAATTCGCTCGAGATAACAATTATGGTTCTGAATCGAACCATCCCCGTGTTGAAATATCTTTAAGAAAAATTAAAAAAGAGCATTATAATGCTTGGGAAAATATTAAAGCAAACTATCAAATTGATAATTCTATTGACAGTATTATCAACAGATTTATAATTAATCATGTTATAAAAAGCAACGGAAAACGCTTGCATGACTGTTTGAGACTGGCGAACGATCTTGCAATGGATATACATCAACTGAATGTTAATGTTAATAGCAAAGACGAAGACACAACTAATCTAGAAGTAGGTGATATTGTTTTTGTAAAAAACAGTGATTCTGAATTTACAAAAGCAATAATTTCTAGAATTGAAGATATCAAATACAACGAAGCTGAAGTTGCAGGTTCAGTTATTCTTCGTAGGTTTCAAACGACCAAGCAAGTAAATTATTATGTTAAGTATGAACAAAAACCTGGATCAGATGAATATGGTGAAAATGAATTTATCGCTAAGTGGGAATCAATTCATCGTAACATTAATCAATATTATCAATGGTTCAAAATGATTGAAATTATGATTGTGTTTGTTGACAAATATGTCATAAACAATTACCTTAATGATATTACATTTGTAACAGATGAATATCAACACCGTTTGCGTACTCTTAATGATAATATTCGCGCTGGTGTCACTTCCAAATATAACTCGTTGTCGTTTAATTCGTTCACAAAAAATCTAACAAAACGAGTTGATAACCTCAATGATAAATGTAATGCACATATCACGCATTTGCGCAGGCGAAGTAATCATTGGTGGTTTAGACTGTGGAAAAACTACAACATCGAAATTGATTATTACCAAACATTTAAAAACAATACATTGCATAGTTTTAAAGAAGAAGTTGAGGAAACAACTGAAAAATATGTTTGTTTGAAAGACTATTTGAATAGTCTGCGTAAATATATGTTGAGAATTAAGGAATCTGTAGACTTTAATGATCAAGGATATGTTGTAGACGCAAAAACTGCTACTGTTAAGTTCGGTAATATTATCAAATTAGTCACGCACGTACACACCCGTATTCTGGGTGACTATAACATTACATAAACAAATTATCATGTACGGCTAACTTGATTATATAGCACTAAAAAAATTGATTTATTAATTAATTATGAATTAGATAATATTTGTTTTATTAAAATAATAAATGGTAAAAATATATCAAGTTGGAGGATGCATCAGAGATAAATTTTTAAATCTAAATCCTAAAGATATTGATTATGCAGTTGAAGCAAACTCATTTCAAGAAATGGTAGAATTTATAGAAAAAAGAGGGAATATATATCTTAAAAAAGAAGATACATTTACTGTCCGAGCGAAATATGACGGTATTGATGCTGATTTTACTTTGTGTCGAAAAGAGCGTAATTATACAAACAAAAGAAAACCAGATATAATTGAAGTGGGTACACTATATGATGATATCTCAAGAAGAGATTTTACGTGTAATGCAATTGCAATGGATGAAGATGAAAACATAATTGATTATTATAATGGTATTCAGGATATTGAAGATAAAATTTTAAAATGTGTAGGTGATACAAAAGAACGATTAGAAGAAGACGGGCTAAGAACTTTTCGTGCGATTAGATTTAATATTACAAAAGGAATGCAATTTGTCCCTGAATTAAAGGAAGCATTGCAAAGCGACTGGATAATTGATATTATTAAAATGATATCAACTGAACGTATCAGACAAGAAATGATTAAATGTTTTGAGTTTAGTACTTTGAAGACTTTACAATCACTAGAAGAATTTCCAAAAATACGTGAATACATGTTATCAGTATTGTGGTTGATACCAACAACAAAAAAAAAATCGAAAAAAAATGCTAAAATGTGTGTCAGTCATGTGAAATAAGTTATGTAAAATAAGTCATGTGAAATAAGTCATGTGAAATAAGTTATGTTAAATAAGTCATGTGAAATAAGTTATGTAAAATAAGTCATGTGAAATAAGTCATGTGAAATAAGTTATGTTAAATAAGTCATGTGAAATAAGTTATGTTAAATACGTCATATTTTATTTATTCTTTTGTGAAATCATAGACATAAAATATATTCCAGTGTATTATTGCAATCAACATTTTAAAAATAGATTTATATGTGGACTTGATATTTTCTTTTTTATATGTTATATTATAGTATTTTGAGCTTATTAGAAATTTATAGACAGTGTTATATTGATTACATTTGGTAAAATCATTAAATAATTCCACTAAATATTCATAAAGATACTTTTTTTTTGTTTTTCTGAGTATGTTTAATACATAAAAATAACTTTGAAATATTATTGGTAAATCAACATACGGGTCATGTTGATTATAAACTTCTTCAGGTACTATATCAGGATCATCTAAATGTTGTATTTTGAGGTTTTTATAATCTCCATTTAAAACAATTTTGTTGATCAGAGAAATTGTTTTTTCGAGAATATTAATAATATGTGATACTTCTATTTTTCTGATATTACTCACTATTTCAAAAACTTTTTTTTCAAATTGTTCTTTATTTTTAGTTCTGATGGACCAATATCCTCTATGTTCACAATCAAATTTAAAGCCAAATTTCATATAAAATGTTCTATACTTTTCAATCATCTTTATTTGTGATAAATTCATATGTTCGTTGTCAATTGCGCATCTAACCGTTGCGCCATCGCCTAAATATGCTTTTTGGACTTTTAATTTACGTAATATATCTAATGTCAAATTGACCATTTTAGTTCCAGATATATTTTCAGTTTTATGTATATTGGCGATGTAACAAATATTATTTTTAACTGATTTATGAGGATCTATAAAAGAAATACTAAATGGTATCAAATCAGTCACTCGATCTGGGTTATCATATTTCAAATTGAATATTTTTTCATCACTCATTTTTAACGTTATTGTTTGTAAAAGCGCTGGTACGACTACATCACCTTTTTTAATTTTAAATTGTTTGCCATATTTTGTAAGCAATTTTTTAAGATTTTCTTGCACATTGTCTCCAAATTCATGTTTAGAATCCAGGTTAAAGATTTTACCTGAACGATTATTAATTTTACCTCCATATTGAATAGCTAATTTGTTAATATTCATAAAGTACTATATAATAATAAAATATAATAATTTGTACATAATCAAATTTGTACATAATTCATAATTCATAATTCATAATTTTAAAAAAAAATTGAAAAATTGAAAATCTAAATAACTCAATATTGCACTTGTATTTACTATTCAATATCGATATGAACGAAAAAATATTAGTAACATCAGCACTTCCTTACGTGAATAATGTACCACATCTTGGCAATTTAATCGGTTGTTTATTGTCAGCAGATGTTTATTCGCGATACCAGCGATTGGTAGGTAAAAATGTATTATTTGTATGTGGTACAGATGAATACGGTACAACGACAGAACAAAAAGCAAAAGAGCTTGGTATCAGTCCAAGAGAATTATGTAACAAATATCATGGACTACATAAAGAGATTTATGATTGGTTTAACATTAGTTTTGATGTGTTTGGTCGAACAAGCACAGATGATCCAGTAAATGATCAATGGACACACACTGAATTATGTCATGAAATTTTCAATGATTTAGTTGATAATGGTTTCATTGTTGAAAAGAAATTGAGACAATTATATTGCACAAAAACCAATAAATATTTAGCAGATAGATTTATCAAAGGAAATTGTCCTTATTGTAAATCTGTCGAACAAAATGGTGATCAATGTGATGATTGTGGAACATTATATGAACCGTTTCAACTGATTAATCCATACAATGTCGCTCACCCTGACGCAAAACTGGTTGTTAAAGAAAGCGATGAACTCTTTTTAAGATTGTCCGCGTTTAAACAACAACTTATTGATTGGTGGATAACCAAAAAAAACTGGTCAGGTGTCGCAAACAGTATTACCAAAAATTGGTTAAATGACCAATTGTTAGATAGGTGTATAACCAGAGATCTCGAATGGGGGACTCCTGTTCCTGACACAAAAAAATTCGGTGACAAACATAAAAACAAAGTATTTTACGTTTGGTTTGATGCTCCAATCGGATATATTTCTATAACCGCGCATGCAAGAAGAGACTGGAAAGAATGGTGGATGAATAAAAAAACAAAAGTTGTCAACTTTATGGCTAAAGACAATGTACCCTTTCACTCAATTATGTTTCCTTCAACTCTCTTGGGAACAAAACAACCTTATAATTTAGTCGATGTATTAAGTTCATCTGATTATCTTAATTATAACGGCAAAAAATTCTCCAAAAGCAAACATGTCGGTGTTTTCGGTGATGACGCAATGACATCAGGAATTGATTCAGATATATGGAGATTTTATTTAATTAAAATCAGACCAGAAAATGGTGATTCGTCATTTAAATGGGACGATTTTTTAGACAAGGTTAATGGTGAATTAGTTAATAACTTTAGTAATTTAGTAAATAGAATTTTAACTCTTACCTACAAGAATTTCGGAAAAATCCCAGAAATCACTGATCAAAAACTATTTGAATCATTAAATACAAAATACCAACAAATACTAGTAGAATATGACGAAGAATTTACTAAAGTTAGATTAAGAAATGCTCTTAATAAATTTTTAGATTTTTCTTCCATTTGTAATGAATTTTTAAATGAACATTCTCCTTGGAAAAGCATCACAGAAAATAAAGAATATGCCAAAAACACATTAGGAGTACTCTGTCATTTCTTAGTTTGCTTGTCAGTAATGTGCGAACAATTCATTCCTAACTGTTCCGATAAAATACAATTAATGCTAAATATTAGTCATCATGATCTTCACTTGCGACTAAATGAATTTGCTGACAGAAAATTACAAAAGCCATCCATTATTTTTAAACGCCTTAAACAAGAAGATGTTGATAAATTAAAAGAACAATTTGATTAACATTTTGTAAAATATATTGCTACAAATGATGTATTTAGATCAGTTGTAGTATAATACTGAGAATAATGCACTATAGCACTACTCATATCATGAATTTTTGTATTAATTTTATCAAAATTTGTATTTTTACTTACACTGGTGATTAGTTCAGCGAAAGATGTGAATGATTTTACGCCAATTATTTTTACAACACATATATTTCTATCATGTTTGAAACTGATATTTTCATTAGCATTGAACTTATCAGTAACAATTGTCTTTTTTCTAATCTCAATTGTCTTATCGCCATTAACAATCTGTATGAATGTATCTGAATTTTTAATGTGAATTTTCTTAATGTGGGATTTCCTCATTTGTAAATAATAATCAATATTAAAATATCGATGATTATTTTTTTTCAATTTTTTCTGTTTCACATGTAAATACCAAAATGCCAACAATATATTTCTTAAGAACAAGTACATTTTAAATCTTCAAGGGTGTAAATACCATGTCGTGTACATTATCAACACAATCAATAATTAAATTTCCACGTAATTATCCTTCAACTAATTTTTGATTAAAAAAATGAAAATTAAAATACTTATGCAGATAACTTACATACAATAATCACAATGAACCAATTTGATTTTAGTAGATTTAGCAATGTTGATGAAAAAAAATTAAATGCTTATTTTAATATGAATAATATCGATTATGGAAAAGACATGGAAAAATTTTATCGATTGTATAATAGACTCATACAGAAAGATTCATCAATATGGGATGATATCGTCAAAAAAATTAGACAAACGCCAAAACTTAATCGTCATACATTCGAAATTACTTCAGGACAAGCACTCATTAGCGATCCTGGTTTTAAATTTCCAATTAAAAACGAACCATCTGTTTTGGGAAACTGGAAATACAATGTCAAAAACGGAGAATGGTATGGATATACACATAGTTGGATCACAAAAAAACGACCCAATATCGTCATTATTTATCATAAAGATTATGAATATGCCAAACTCGAATACAAAGAATTCGCTGGTAGTTGGGAAGAATCTGAAAATTGTTCTGGAAATTTAGGTGTTGATTCCGGAATGATAGGTATAGTGGACACTGCGAAATATCCAAAAGGTCAGTTATTTGGAAAAAGTGAAAAAGATCAAAAATATACAGAGTGGTACGAAAACTTATGCGATAAACCACTAACTGGTCATCAAGCTTTTTCAATAGACGGTGGTTATGTATTTCAGAGTGGTTGGGGTGATGGTCATTATCCATATGCAGTCGGTTATAAAGATGATCAAGCTGTTCAATTTATCATATATTTAATTCCATAAAAATATATTTAATAGTAAATATTGAATTATTTATGTTTTAAGTATATTTTCTTATATTCTCACAACACATGCAAAAACTATTGGAAACCTCTAAACTATTAGAAATACTTGATTATGACGAAACTGCAATCCCTCAAAAATTTAAAATTACTAACATAATTAATGATAAACTAATTATTACCAACGATAAAGAGTTTTTTTCATTATTAAACAAACTAAGATTTTATATGATTGAACAATTACCACATGAAATATATGACTACATATTTGTTATCACTGATCAGACACACAAACAAAACTTACAAACTAAACTACAAAATGATTTTAAAGATTTCTTTTTGTCTGAATTTCTTATTTTAACAAATACCTCAAAATCTATATATTTTCATTCTGGATATATTGATGAAACATTTAGATATATAAGAGATGATAAAACACATAATTATTTTAATTTACTTGAATATTTAATATTGAAAGGTTGTACATGTAAATGGTATAGTTCATGTCATGACTGTGTTTTGAATCAACAAAATATAAAAGTATCAGACGATTGTTTTCAATTTATGATAGATTTATACGTTAATGGTGCTTTCAATACTCATCATCAAGCTGAAGTTATCAGAATGTGTGCTAAATATGGAAATCTAGAATTAATTAAATATATACATAACAATTGGTGCTCTAAAAATGAGTGTATTGATACAACAAAATGTAATCATACTGCGTGGCACACTGACATTGGTGCGAGTGCCGCTAAAAGAGGACATTTAGAATGTTTAAAATATATTCATGAACATGGTTATTACTGGACTGATCTAACAACACACCATGCAATGATAGGATCAAGCTTAGAATGTCTTAAATATGCAATTGAGAATGGATGTGGCACACCATCTAATATACTGTATAATTGTAGTGATATAAAACCTTTATATAATGATTTAGACTACACAACTAAATATAAACCTGATAAATTAGGATGTATTAAATATTTGTTGAGTAAAAATATATGTGATGTTAATGATGTGATGGTGTGTGCAAATGCAGCAAATAATTTTGAAATTTTACGTTTTTTACATAATAGTGGGTTTGCGTGGCATTATAGAACTGCGCTACACGCTGCTGAATGTAATAATTTAAAATGTTTAAAATATGCACATGAAAATGGTTGTTCCTTGAACAGCGCATGTGTTACATGCGCTGCTAGTAGTGGAGCTTTAGAATGTTTAAAATATTTATATGAAAATGGATGCAAAGGAAATACTCACAGTATGTATGAAGCATGTAGAAGAAAAAATTTTGATTGTTTAAAATATTTACATGAAATGGGCTGTCCGTGGTCAATAAACACATATAATATAGCAATGTATGATAGATATTATGAAATATTAGAATATTTAGATAAACATAATTGTCCTAAACCCAATACCTGTATCAGATGTTATACACAGTTTGATTCAAAAATAGCACTCTCTCGACATTTATTATCTAAAAAAGTGTGTAAAGAGACACTTATTAAAATTAGTCGAGATGATGCAATTAAGAAATTTAATTTATAAAAAATTGAAATTAAAATTACTTGATTTATTTTACAATATTAAACATAATCATCAAAATGACTCTTTTTCAAAGAATTGCAAATCCAAAACATATTCGTAACATTACAAAATTTATGAGTACAAATTCAAAAAGTAAAAAATCTGAAAGTGTAGTTGAAAACATCACAATTGGTCTAGGTATTCCATTTGTTTTTTTAGGTACAGCTGCGCTTGGTTGTAAACTTACACAACCATAAAAACCAACAGTTGATTTTTATTTTATATATATTAGTAAGGTCATGACTAACTATGAAATTATTTATACTGACAATAATAACGATAATAATATAACCGATGATTCAAAAAATATAGTGGTGTTATCATGGAACATTTTATGGACAATTAAACCAACTGATTGTAGGTTTAAAAATATAATTTCAGTTGTCAAAAACATTAATTTTTCTTTTGCTTTATTTCAGGAAACTCCATATTATTTAGATATATATAATCAGCTAAACGATAGGTACGACGTTATAAATTACTCAAAAAATAATTTAGATATAAAAACAAAAGCACGTTCACAATTTATAAAAACTAATAATGAAGATTCATACATGCTTAAAAACAGTTTAACTATTATATATGATAAAATTATGTTTATTCCAGACGACAGAATGATTTTTGGTGGTTTTTTATATGATGAAGTAAAAGGAACTGAAACAATCTACAGGAGCAATGGACGAGGTTATTTAGGTTGTTTATTTCGATTTATTGATAATTCTAATATTGATTCAAATGAACATGTTAGTAACAAAAATATACTTGTTGTTAATATTCACCAGGGACATGGTAGAGCAAATAACTTTGAATTGTGTATAAAAAAAATAGAATCAGATTTCAAAAAAAATTTTAATTCTTTTAACATTAATGACATTAATAGAATAATTATTGGTGGTGACTTTAATAATAAAGAATTACTTGATGGTAATTATACATTGTTCGGAAAACAATTAAATAATGTTGATAAAAACATGGTCAATTATACTTGTTGTATAAATAAAAAAAAAGAAAATAATAAATTCGACAAAAAAATCGATTATGTCTTCGATTCCTTTCAATTATTCCCAAACGCACGAGTAGATTATGACATTAACAATCAAACATTTACAAATACATCTGATCATAAACCAGTTATTTATAATTTAAAAAATAATGTGACCAAGTTGGCAAGCATACCAAATTATATCTTTAACCAGAACGGATTACAAGAAATTTAATTTATCATCATTGATAAATTAAATTTTACAATTTATAATATACACCTACTCGTGACTGGAACATATGAATAAATCACATATTTGTTGTCTAAATTATCATTTATAGTAGCTTCTTGTGCACTGTTTATTTCACTAATTTCACTGTTATTAAAATTATTAGGTGTAAAATCAAATATACCGTAACCGTCATTGATTCTTAGTTTATCGGTTAGTTTATAACCATCAAATGTAATATTATATTGAATACAATTATCATCTAATAATTGATGCATATAACTTGCGCTTTTATGATTAATATATAATTCCCAACCTCTTTCATTTATAAATGAAGGTCTAATAATTCTTACGGGAATACCTTTAACGTCAACATGTTTACACGTCAAGTTAGGAAAAGCTCTTGTATCTAAGCGAGTTTTAAATATATATTCTAATAATTTTTGTGTTTTTGCTCCTCTGACATTAAACACAATTAGATTAGAAATATCACTGATTTTATTGTTGACAGTCAATGTTTTTTTGATATTATCTAAACTTTTACGACTTAATGTTGAGTCAAATATCATCATATATTTTCCTTTATTAATATGAGATACACTAATATTTTTATTGTTAATACGAGTATTAATTACTTCTCCAATATCGCCTACCTTATTGGCAATTAATTGTTCAATATCTTTTCTTGCAGTTGTTCCTTCAATTATTATTTTTGTAAATGATGTAGTATTTAACAAATTATTACGAACATACGATTTTTCACACGGTACTTCCACATCATATCCAAATATGTTTTTCGTTGTAGAATCAGTCAAATAAAAATTATATGGATTTGTGACTGACAAATAACCACGCAGTGAACTCATAAAATTATAATTGAGATTTTCACTAATCGATTTAACGTTTAATCCAGAATCCAAGGGTAAAGTCGATAAATTCGGAGAGATTCTCGAACTATACGAGCCTAATGTGTTTGACATTCCCAACGATGAATTATTAGTTCCCCAAGAAAAAAGTTTTTTTCCAAATTTGGTAATATTCGAGGTAACTAAGTAACTATTTTTGATTCCCTGTCTTATTAAATTCATTACCTATACTATATATATATATTTTATCTATATATATTTTATAAATATTGATTTTTAATATAATTACTGGTGGAAAAAAATACTATCAATCAACTAAAATTACACATGGAATCATTTATTGCTAAAAACTCACAATTAACTAAAGACAATATCACCGATATCGCTAAAAAAATATTAAATCAGACAGTCTTAACATCTAAAAATAAACAATATCGAATATGTGAAATCGAATTTTATTTAAGATGTGCTGACCATATGGATGAATATACACACTGTAATGATGATCAATACGGCTATTGGTATTTTCATAAATTTCCCAATGGTTCTTACAAGGGTGGTACTTTCAAAGGCTTAGATATCACATTAGGAAATAATAAAGATAAATATTGTGGCATTTTAATAAGAAGTATTTATGATATCGAAAATAAAAAAATGATTTGTGGTCCATCCAATTCAGTAACTGAATTAATTGGTCAGCACAACTGCACAAATGTTAAAGAATTTATGAAAAACAAAGACACATTATTTGTCTTAAATGCTTCAAAATCAAATAAAACAACAAATAATTATATATATCTAAACGATCACAAATTCAATAAAGAAATAATTTATAGTGGACCACGTATAGGTCTTTCTGATAAACACATGGAATGGAAAACTATCAATTATCGATTTGTGGTCCATCCAATTCAGTTACTGTAATTAATTGGCCAGCACAACTGCATAAATGTTAAAGAATTTATGAAAAACAAAGACACATTATTTGTCTTGAATGCTTCAAAATCAAATAAAACAAAAAATAATTATATATATTTAAACGATCACAAATTCAATAAAGAAATAATTTATAGTGGACCACGCATTGGTCTTTCTGATAAACATATGGAATGGAAAACTATCAATTATCGATTTGTAATCATGAAGCCATTAATAAAAAAACAAAAACGTTCATTAGTCGAGTTAGAATAAATTAACTATTCATTTTGATCTCGCACAATGTAAATATATGCATCCTCTCCACACTGTGAACATTGACCAAAATATTTATATTTAAACATTGCTAGGTCTTCTCCATATTGAAATTTTTTTTCGAACCAAATTTTATTTTTACACCATGACACTGAACATGTTTCTTTATAATACTTATCTCCTATTTTTGAATAAAAATATTCTTTTGGTCTAGAAATTCCTTTTTTTAATTCACATTGACGTAATATATCTCGTTCTTTATTTATTTTTTTTGTGATTAATACATTCTTTTCGATAATTACCTGTTGTTCCATATCCCTACGACCTCTCTTTTTTCTTTCATCTATATTTCGATTTTTCAGTCGCAGTAGCATCTTCTTCTTTCTATCACGTTCGAGTTTACGTTTGAGCTTACGTTGATTTTTCTTATTTTCTAACATGATTGAATGTCTCAATACACGTTCTTCGTATAATCGTTCTCTTCTTTCGCGTTGTTTCTTTTTATCAATTATGTTTTGTCTATAATCAATAATTTTCTGCTGATCCTCTTGTTTCATGCTCCATACGCCATCGTTACAAGAAAAATCCCAACTTGCTTGTGTATTACCAGTGGAAATAATTCTGTCAGAATTATTATTAGCGCCACATGATGTTACATTATTAATCAGTTTGAATCTACATGTAACTGGATCAAAATATTCGTCTTTTTTTGGTTTAAAATTGACCAATGCAGCAAAACCTCGTTTATCCGGATATTCTGGATCACGCGCTCTAACAAATACTGATCTAAATTTTCAAGTCGACTGATATTTTTACATAATCCTTCAATTATGTCATTGAACAGCAGTGGAATTGAAATAGTTTTTTTTATATCAATATAATAATTTGATTTTATTCAAGGGTGTAAAGTGCATTCTTGTCTTAATATAATATTATTATCAACTAATTTATTGCATAGTTCCATATGATTTAATAAATTAATGAATTTGTTTTTATGTGTCAAGAATAAACAAAATAAACAAACTTAATCATATGATATTGTGGCAATTTGTTGATTCAGGCAATTTGATTTAAATTCTTCATAAATATCGTTAATTTGAGCTTGTTTTTCTATAACTCTTGTAAAATAATCTTTTTTATATTTGTCTTGATATAAATTATGCATTTGTTGAGTATAATTATTCTTTGCGATTTGTTCATTATAATCTTTCAATAAATTAGTACTGCTAAATATCCATGTTTCAAGTGAATCTACAATATGCTCTTTGAAAAAAATCATACAAGTGTCCTCATCAATCAATATCGATTGATTGATAGCGTTTGTTATGGCTTTAATAGCTTCTTTATGATCGTTAAAACAATAATTTTCAATTATCTTGTCAATCGCAGAACAAGTCAAATAGTTATTACAATCGATGTTTAATTTATCAATCAATGATATAATTACTTTACACATAAGTATTTCATTTATTTTGTCATCATCATCAAATGTGTAGCTACCGATATCATCCTCATAATATTCATCTAATGTATCATATGAAATTTCTTTTATAAACATTTTAATGTCTTCATTTATCAGTACATAATTAGATGGTATGTATTTACATTGCAGTTCTTTTGCCAACTCTTTTATCATTTCAATTAATTCTTGTTTAGTGTATATACTAAACAATGAATGGCTTTGCCAATTTTGATGTTTCTTACTGTACATTTCCAATATCTCTGATAATATGTCATTGTGTCTACTATATCCAGATTGTAAATCATCATTTATATCTAAAGTTCGTCCCATTTGTTATATAATATATGTGGTAACATACTGACAAATAAAAATTGAAATAAATTATATTTCAATTTTTATTGCTAAGCAGTAAGGTAATGTTGTATGATTTATAACGAATTAAATAAAATAATACATGAAAATGGCATAAATGATAAAAATGTATTGATGAATGAACAAATTAACAATTATATAATTTCTTATTTAATTGAAATACCTTGTTATAATGAAATTAACAATACTTGGTGCAATGAAGACAGTACCGACTATTCATCGTTATATAATTTAACATTAACAAACAAAAAAATTTTTAAAATGATACATTCATCTTTATTTTGGAACAAATTAAAACAATTTATCGAACTTTGTAAGAAAGAAAAAATTACAGATACAATGTCATATTACATGATTATTAAAAATATTACTGTTGCAGATATTCCATATTATTTTTATGTTTATAATGACTTGAATGATATATTTACTGATAAAAAAAAATCAAATAATATTGGTAAATGCAGAAGTTATGATATTTGTAGTTCATATCTTGCTCAATTCATAGATATTAGTGATATTATAATTAATAACAACTTCGTCAAATCAAGTTTTTACGGTGGCGCATTGTTTAATATAATTTCAGATGATCCAAGGAAACTGCATGAAATAAAACTGATCGCTTTGACATCTTCTACTGATGATTCAAAACAACAAGAATATATAAAAGAATATTTTGATTTAGCGAACTTGAATGTTTCTGAATCATCTGATGTTTTTGATTCTGTTTTAACAAAAATACTTGATGTAATTGATGTTCATAAAATAACTAAGCATGAATATATCTTATCAAATAATTATGTTGTCAATAATGCAATATTATTTAGTATTTGTAAAATTAACTTTGTGATTATTTATAACTATCATTCTGATGATGTAAACAATGATGAAATGGTAATCAAATATTTTATATCAAGTAAATCTAAAAAAATAAATTATAAAACAATATTTGATGTCAAAATAACACAATATGATGACAGTGTTTATATTCCATGTAAAATCACAGATATCAAATATATAATGACCAAATTTAAAATTAACGATGTACAAATCGAACATTATTTGAAATTAATCGTTTTGCTATTACGCATAGGATTTAATAATAAACTTGATTTTAATAAATTATCCGGTTATTTTAATGAAGAAAACAAATTACTCACAAAAAATAATAAAAAATATTATAAATCATATTTACTTGATAATAAAATTTTGTATGACCTTTTTCAAAACGAATATGAATCAGATAATCATGACAAAGACACATACTCAAATAGCTTAAGTTTTAGTGAAGAAATCATTATTGAGAATGAGTCTTTATTGAGTAGCGTCGAGGAAGACATGTTCACAAGCAAAGACTATATGTTTTATACCAATAATAGTCTACATGATATTTTAATGAATACAAATGACAACATTTATACTAACAAAAATGAATCTGATATCGATATCGATTTAATTGATTTGGATTTAAGTACAATAAAATCACCAATAATAATTGATCATGTAAAACCACTTTCAAATCCACTTACAATTGATTATGATTCGAAAGATGTTACAGATGATTTTACAGTTGAAACAATCAACTCAAATAGTGTTGAAGAAAATATTGAATATGAATCATCAAGTGAAACATCCGAAAAAGATGTATCTTCGTCCGATGATGAATCTTCTGATACAGACAGTTCTGAAGATATTGAACATATTAGCTATGAAACATCTAATTCAAATCAATCTAGCTCAAGTCAATCTAATAATCAATCTGACACAAATCAATCAGATAATCAATCTAATAATCTACCACAAAACAATACTGCAAACATATTTACAAATATTCTACAGGGTAACATTAATCTTAATAGCCTTAAAATATTACTATTGATAGTATTTTTAATAGTAGCGGTACTTGGACTAGTTATGGTGTTATGTGCAATTGGATTAGTTGCAATAATTCTAATGATATGTACCATATTATATAAGCACCTTAATCAATCGACAGAAAATAATTCTTGAGAACTATTTATAAATTAATTTATCGCTTGCTACAATTGAATGTGTGTTGATCGTGCATGCCAAGATCAGTGCGATGACCACACTCACTGCATTTTACTGCCTTGCTGCACACAGATTTATGTTCAGCGCGGCCAAGATCAGTGCGACAACCACATTCATCGCATTTTACTGCCTTGCTGCACACGTATTTATGTTCAGCGCGACCAAGATCAGTGCGACAACCACATTCATCGCATTTTACTGCTTTGCTGCACACGTAGCCGTGTTCAGCGCGACCAAGATCAGTGCGACAACCACATTCATCGCATTTTACTGCTTTGCTGCACGAATACGTGTGCTCAGTACGGCCAAAATCTGTACGGCAACCACATTCATCACATTTTATTGTTTTGTTATTTGTTTGTGAATTCATTATATTTGTTTTATTTTTTATTAGTAATCTACAATCTAATATGAATGTTGTTATAGACGTTTTGTTTTCAATTTTTTTGTGTATGTAGCAGTGTGTATGCAATGTTATACACAGATTATAGTTGAAAAAAATTGATTTATACACTTCCTATATATCAAACAATTACTAACATAAATTATACTAATAAATGGAATCAGAATACTGTAATATACCACTTTCTATTAAACAAAAAATTAATAGAAAATTACATTTAGTTAAAAATCATCCAATTGAAATAATTAAAAACCATATCATCGAGTATTTTAAATCATTAGAAGATTATAAATTCGATGTTTTTGATGATTTAAGCCCTCTTGTCAATATCGAGGAAAACTTCGATAAATTACTTTTACCAAAAGATCATCCTTCGAGAAGTCGAACAGATACATATTATTTAAATGAAGACACTGTTCTTAGATCACATACTTCAGCACATCAAAATGAATTATTGTCAAGTGGGCATAATTCGTTTATTGTAGCTGGAGATGTCTATCGAAAAGATGAAGTTAATAGTACGCATTATCCGATTTTCCATCAAATGGAAGCAATTGGAAAGGTTAATGATGATGTTGATCCGGTTAAAGAACTAAAATCAATTCTAAACGGACTAATCGATCACTTGTTCCCTGGGTGCAAATATAAAATAAGAGATCATCATTTTAATTTCACTGATCCATCTTTCGAATATGATGTACATTATCAAGATGAATGGTTGGAAGTTCTTGGTTGTGGGATAGTGCATTCTAAAATTGTCGAGAATAATAATTTAAAAGGTAAATATTGGGCTTTAGGACTAGGGCTTGATAGACTATGTATGATACTGAGCAAAATACCAGATATCAGATATTTATGGTCTACACATGATCGATTCTTATCACAATATAGCGATGGTAAAATACACGATTTTATTCCTTTCTCTGAACTACAAACTATGACTAAAGATATTTCATTCTTTATTCCAAATGATAACATAGTGGATAGTAAAGGTGAACTTGGTGAAGATATTAAAGTATGGATGGATGAGAATGATTTCTTCGAAACAATTCGAGAAGTGAACGGTGATTGGATTAAAGAGGTTGTATTGAAGGATGAATTTTATCATAAAAAGAAAAAAATGTTATCCAGAATGTACCGAATTATTTATGAACCTGTCGATCCTGGTATGAACGATCCAGCTAAATTTACTAAAATTTGCAATGAATTGCAAGATAAAGTAAGAGAAAGAGTTGTAAATATGCAAGTTGAATTGCGTTAAATTTATTTATCACGATTAATTATTTTTATATTGCAAAACAAAAATAAACAAACAAAAATTATTAATCAAGAGAAAAGAAGAACATGTATTCCAGTTATACATGCGACAAGTGCCATAATCTCATATAGAATAGCCTGAATAATTGTTGCAAAATCATTTTTCTGACCAACAATGGCCAAATATGCAAACATTAATACTCCCGCTTGCATAAGGAAGGAAAAAACAAGAAGAATGCTCATCAATATTTTGCTAGAGCAAGGGATAGCTGTCCATTCTCGACCCGGAACAAAACGACCACAGCATTCGTATCCAGTCAATAGATAATTGCATTTTACACGAACAATTCCCGCTGTAACTACTGCTAAAACCTGTAGCAATGCTACTACAATCACAACCGCAGTTGCGATAGTGTGTAGATCATGCTCCAATGTAGAAATTATGATTATTTCATGTGTAGTACCGCGAAGGTACGTAAAATCCGTCGTATTAGAAAAGTTCATTTCATATAGTGTAAAATATTATATTATAGCCATATATGGATTATTATTTCAATTTTTTTCGATTTTCCACAATGAAGCAATATTACATAATGTTAAAAAAAAATTGAAATTTTTAATATATGAGCTATACTTAAAATTGTAATAATATCATAGAGTACAATGTCTATTAATCAAATTACTGGTAAAATTCCATGTATTTATAAATGCAAAATTATTGATGAGCCAACTAATAAACCTGGTAGAACCACTAGAAAAAGAATCGTTACGTCTGAACTTGACGACAATTTTCAACGGGACATACGGGATACAAATCAAACATTTACAGTCACTGGAAAAGTCGATGGAACATGTTGTCGAATAAACAACGGCGAATTTCAAAAACGGCGTGACATTAAAAAAGGTAAAACAAAACCTGATACTTGGACCGAAACACAGAGTGTTTCGGGACATAAAACCGGTTTTATGTCACTAGAAAAATGCGACAAACACCATAAATCATGTCTCTCAACTATCAATGGAAAACAATATATAAAATTATTTTTATTATCGTGTGCTTTATTTGATATCTCAAATACTCTGGCTGATAAAACAAAATGTACTATTATAAATGTACCAATAGAACAATTAAACAATAAATCTGTAGAACTAGTCGGACCTAAATTTAATACAAACCCACATGGTTTACCTGAACATTGCGTGATAGTTCATGGGTCAATTCAACTTGATGGATATCCAACTACTTTTGAACTTTCAAAATTTAAAAAATGGTTTGAAAATTCAGAATCATGCAAATATTTTGAAGGCGTTGTTGTGCACTTTTCAGGAGGAAATACTTATAAAGTTCATAGACACCACTTGGACATGGAGGCAAATAATTATCCAAGTCTTATGGAATATTCAAAACTTTAGGTATAACGAACTTTTTTTATTTATGAATAATATTATTTATAAATAAAAAATTAAGTTTTAACACGAAGTGTCGGTTGAGGAATATAATTACTTTGGATCGACAAACATGCAAATAAATCATCAGTACACAAACCAATTGTCGATAATCCATAAATATCATCATCAACGTCATCATCGCTATAAATATTTCTATTCAGAAAAGCAGTTGCTTTCTGATAATGTAAATCTTCAGATTCCACAAGTAGTTTCTCTGCTTCATATACATTATCAAGTGTAAAATAACATATACCTGTCAGATAAAGTATTTCGGATTTGTTATGTGGTTCACTCTTCAAAACTAACTTATAAAATTGAATTGCCATCTCATAGTTCTTATCTACAAATTGATAATACATTCCAATCAAGTAATAATACTTATCAAATGAAATATATTTTTCTAGTTGACCATTGAAAATATCAATAACGGTTTTGTCATTGTACCTATGTTCGTCGCCGTTAGGTGAAATGTTAAATTTTTTAAAAATTTCATTAACTGTCTCAAACATATCTACTATATACTTAATTAAGCTAATAAATAAAAGTTTAAATAGTCAATTTTTTAACCAACATAATATTGAAAAATAATATTACACATGATGAATTTAATATGTAATTGTATTTCTGACCAATCCAGATTTCATCCAATGTTCTTCTATTCCTTGAATAAAATCTGGTCTGACTATTTTACATCTTCTTTCTAGAAACCCATCCTTATTTTTTCTAATATATATTCCCTCCACTGGACCGTCTCTATATCTTGATTTAGTATCTAAACATCTAATTAATTCTTGTTTTATTTCCTTGACTGATGTAAATATTTTTTTATCAATAATAGGGACAACTGGTATTGTTGTTTTCTTTAAAATTTCCACTAATCGTTTTCTAGATATAAATTGATTTTCTTTCTTATCAAAAATATCAAAAGCAATAAAATAGTTTGGCAAATCAGTATAGTGTATAGAATGTTTCGCGTAACACCACTCACCGTATATTATATATCTATTTGGCTCTAATATTTGAAATAATTCTCCAGAATGGGTTTGTTCCCATTTTTGTAATCCCTTAAACTGTGTAGATGTAGCATAAGTAACATAATGTGATCGATTCTGGTATACAATTTTGTAATCCTCATCAATTGATATTCCTAAATTCGCACCATCTACCTTTTCCTCCAATACCAATAAACAATTTAAATATTTTTCTATTTCTTTTTCATCTAATATTAAATCATCTCTGGTTACACCTGTGCCTTCCAATCCAAATATATGATGTGTTCTTGGAAATTTAATTATACGATGATTCTCATCTAGTATTAATTTATCTTTTGAGCATCCATATCCAAGTAATAATTTATTTGATTCATCAAATGATGTAATTGTAATTATTTTTTGAAATCCTTCATCTGCACATGGTTTTTCTAATTGTTTTTCAAAAGATTTAACGATTGTATCTCCTCTGCCAAAATTTATTGAAGGATGTCCTACTCTGTTTTTCACTCGTTTGATACATTCGTTAGCAGAACAATCAAAATAAACGACTTGAACATCTTTTTTATCTAACATTGCGATTTTTACAAGATAGTCTCTTTCTGACTTTTTTACATTGCATTTATCTACTATAGCTTTTTTGCTTGATTTAATTGTTGTAGCCAATGTACTTTCACATACACTTTTTGATCCCATATCATCTTGTGATATCACAACTATTTTTTCACTATTCTTATTATGATGATCAGCTAAGTGCTTTGCAAAATAACTTTTTCCCGATCCTGGTAAACCCACCAATAATAACATTTTTGGTATTTTATTCATTATTGTTATAAATTAATTAAATTAACTATAAATATGTAATTGTAATTTCAATTTTAATTATATTATAACTTGTGTTTTTTTGTAATTAAATTTAGTAATATTTCTAATATGCATTGACAAAATGCAGTTTCCGTTTCAAGAGAACCGTTTTTTTAAAGTAAAAACTCAATATTTTGAAAAAAAAACCCCCCCCCCCCCTCGAAAATATCATGAATTTTAATAAATTTGATATCAAATTTTTAGGTCTTCATATCAAATTTATATCAAATTTTTTTAGAGTATAAACAATATAATATAATTAATATAATTAAATATCAAATAAATATCAAATAAATATCAAATAAATATCAAATTTTTATAATAAATATATAGTTTTATAATATAATTATGGTACAATATAAATGTTTAAGATGTGGTTATATACATAATGTCAAGTCGACATTTATAGCTCATTTGAATCGCAAGTACATATGTAAACCATTAATAAAAGAAATATCAATAGATGAAATTTACAATTTTTACTTTAATAATGATGAAAAAACACTTCACTCAATTTCACTCATTAAACCCTCAATTTCACTCAAAAAACCCTCAATTTCCCTCATTTTCCCTCAAAAACCCTCAATTTCCCTCATTAATTGTGTGTACTGTGAAAGGTCTTATTCTAGGAAAGATAATTTAAAAAGACATCATGATACATGTAAATCAAAGAAGCAATATGATGAGGATATATTGAATAGTAAAAAAATATTAGAAGAAAAAAAAAAATTAGAAAAAGAATTAGAAAGAGTATTGAAAGAAAGAGAGAAAGATAAAGAGATTATCAAACAAGAGATAATTAAACAGTTGTCTAATTCTGGTCAATTGATTAAATCAGAACAAGCATTGATCAAGAAGAGTGTTGATAACAGTCAAATAAACAATGGTCATATTAACAATAATAATAATATTATCATTTCACTAAATGCATATAACGAAACTGACAAAAGTTATATTAAAAACAGTGACATATTAACTTGCATTAAAAAAGGAAATATGGGAATACCACATATGATAAAGCTGTTACACTGTAATATAAATAAACCGGAAAATCACAACGTGTGTCTTAACAATATAAAAAGTAACTATATTGGTGTGTATAATGGCGTAAAATGGGATTATGAGATGCAATACGAATTAATTGATATGATGGCAGAAGATTGCATAAACATGATAGAAGACAGAATCGCAGGATGGAATGATACATTTTATAAAAAACACAAAAATATAATAGATAAATTTCCACATTTTCAATATAAATATTATGATTCAAAATCAAAATATGTACAGAAAAGAGTACATGAAGAAGCAAAATTAAAATTATTTAACAACAGAGATTTAATCATGAAAACAAGAAATAAATCATTACAAATGAACAGTATATAATTAAACCAAAATGCATTTGTAACTTGCATAGTTGTATATGAAATATTATTTAGTTTTTTTAAATTTGATATTAGTTTTGACGATATATGTCTTAATTTTTTATCAATTAAATAAATAGTATAAACAGTGTATAATATAATCTATATCAATAAATCAAAATAAATATCAAATAAATATCAAATTTTTATAATAAATATATAGTTTTATAATATAATTATGGTACAATATAAATGTTTCAGATGTGGATTTACACATTCAGTAAAGTCCACTTTTATAAATCATTTAAATCGTAAGTTCATATGTAAACCAAAAATAAATAATAAATCTATAACGGAAATATATAATTATTATTTTAAAAAAAATAATATACTTCATAATAACAATGTAGCCAAAATAGAGCCAAATGTAGCCAAAATAGAGCCAAATGTAGCCAAAACAGAAACCACCTTAATTAACGATATCAGGTGTAAATATTGTAATAAACCATTCAAGCACGTGTCATCTAGATATAAACACGAGTCAAAACGTTGCAGAGTAAGAGATAAAATAAATAATAATAAAATATTACTAGAAAAAATAGAGTTAGAAGAGAATTTAAAAAAAATTTTAAAGGAAAAATTAGATTTGGAAAAAGAATTAGAATATAGAGAAAAAGACAAAGAAATTATCAAACGAGAAATTATTAAACAGTTATTTATCAATGAAAACAAAAAATAAATCATTCGTGTTAAATTACATTTCTAAATACACTTTTCATAGATTGAGAATTGAGAATCGATAATTGAAAAGTGAAAACTCAATATTTTGAAAAAAATCTCCCCCCCCCCCCCTCGAAAAAAATCTTGTAGTTTTTATAAATCTTATATAAGATTTATAAGGTCTATATATAAGAAATATATAAGATATATATACAGTGTATTCAATATATAATTATATTAATATAAAAAATAATTATAATATAAGAAATATATAAGAAATATATAAAATATATATAAGATTTTATTATATAATATAGTAATAGTATATAATAAAATGGTACAATATAAATGTTTAAGATGTGGATATGAAATACATATCAAGACCATATTTATGAATCATTTGAATCGTAAGTTCATATGTAAACCGTTAATAAAAGAAATATCTATAAAAGAAATATATAAATATTATTTTAAAAAGAATAATATTGTAAAGAATGAAATTGTAGCCAAATATAGCCAAAATGTAGCCAATTGTAGCCAAAATGTAGCCAAAACTGATATTAATGTAGCCAAATGTAGCCAAAATGTAGCCAAAATAGAGCAAAATATAGAAGAGTGTTTTAGGTGTAAATATTGTGATAAAAAATTCAAACACACCTCGTCTAGGTATAAACATGAATCGAAGCGTTGTAAAGTGCGAGAAGAGCAGGAACTAAATAGTAAACGAATATTAGAGGAAAATAAGCATTTAGAAAAAGAATTAAAAAGAATATTAGAAGAAAGAGAAAAAGATAAAGAAATAATTAAACAAGAGATAATTAAACAGTTATCTAATTCTGGTCAATTGGTAAAATCAGAACAAGCATTAATCAAAAAGAGCATTGACAACAGTCAAATTAACAATGGTCATATCAATAACAATAATATTATAATTTCATTAAATGCATATAACGAAACTGATAAAAGTTATATTAAAAACAGTGATATATTGACTTGCATTAAAAAAGGAAATATGGGAATACCGCATATGATAAAGCTACTACACTGTAATATAAACAAACCAGAAAATCATAATGTTTGTCTTAACAATATAAAAAGTAACTATATTGGTGTATACAATGGTGTGAAATGGGATTATGAAATGCAATATGAATTAATTGATATGATGGCAGAGGATTGTATAAATATGATAGAAGATAGAATTGCAGAGTGGAACGATGACTTTTATAAAAAACATAAAAGTATAATAGATAAATTTCCACATTTTCAATATAAATATTATGACTCAAAATCAAAATATGTACAGAAAAGAGTGCATGAAGAAGCAAAGTTAAAATTATTTAATTATCGGGATTTAATTATGAAAACAAGAAATAAATTATTACAAATGAACAATGTATGATAAACAATGTATGATAAACAATGTATGATAAGCATTATACATTTGTTTTCCATAAATAATTACCATATTCTTTTATAAATTTTTCTTGATGCTCGGTTTCTATGCTACCAGGTCGCATAATTCTTAATAATTTAATAATTTCTTTTGCACTTGGTTTATGATCAGATAAATTATACTTTTCAGCATGTTTTAGCATAAAACATGCTAATATTGTACCAGCTCTACCCTTGCCTCCGCCACAATGCACCAACACTGCTGTACCTGTTTCAATCATTTTTTCCATTTCATCTATAATTTTTAATAGTTCTTCTTGAGTATCAGGTGGATGATAATTTTTTACATTGTAATGTTTGTTAATAATATCTTTATTTTTAAACCATTCTGTGTCTAACGTATTTTCTTCTATGACAGAAACAATCAATCCAATATTCATAAACTCAAATGCTTTTATCTCTTTTTCGCTTCTTGGTATTGACATGCCTGAAAGTTTATCAGGGATTATCCAGCTGAAATTACGACTTAATTTTATTAATTCATCGTTTTTACCATCTAATATTTTAACGGTTTGTCTCTCTCTTGGCGAGATATTCTTAACCATTTTTTCATAAATTTTACCGAGATATTCATGTGATTTATTTTTCAATCTATGATTGTCTTCTAATTTATCGTTATTTATAATTTCCTTTACTAATCTCAATGCCAGATACAAATCATCATTTAAATAATATAAATATGCCAATCTATTCTTATTGACTAAATTTAAAGGATTTCTTTTATCTAAATTAACGGAATCAGATAATGCAATATGATAGTTTTTTAATACTACTGCAGATTTTGCTCTTAAATTTAACAATTGATTTGTTTCTTTAACAGTTAACGAATTACAATTATTTTCAATTAAATTTAATATTTCGATAGATTCTTTGTATGTTTCTTTTAGTTTATCACGTCCTATCATATCAGAAATGTTTTTTTTTGAAAAAAAAGTGTTGAGTTCATGATACTTTGTATTTAAAAATTGAATTGAATTTGAATTAATCGATTTAGCTAACAAAGTATTTAATCCTTTGTTCACATTATGAATATCCTTGTTTTTGAAACCTAGTGTTATATGAAAATCTTTTTTGTCTAAACCTAAACTCTGTCTAAAAATATTACCAATTGGATAAATTACATTGAAATAATAGGTTTCTTCTTCTTTTTTTTTAATATTACCTAGCCCTAATATTTCAAAATCATCATGACCTGGATATGTTTTTAATTTTTCAACTAGTCTAGCAATGACATCTTTTGATAATTTTAATGATGAAAAGTCAGATTTAAATATAAGTGTTATGTGATGATCATTACCATCTCTTTTAATTTGATTATTAATATATGGAGCAGGTAATATATTTTTATAATTAATTGGAACATTGGAACATTGATTTTTGAATAATTTATTATCAATGGATAAATTTAAATTTCCTTTGTATATTGATATATTTGTCATCTTATAAATATTAAATAGGTATATATTTTTAAATATGACAAGACAAAGAAATATCAATTATTTAGCTAAATAATCAACTGAATGATTGATATTTTATGATTGATAAAATATCAATTATTTGATGTATAATTATTTGGCATGTTCATGTTAATAATTTTTTCAGATTGTTTTGCGACAAATGCGTAAGCACAATCATAATCATCAATTAGAATATGTGAATAATTTTGATAAAAATCACATAATACATCTTCAACGTATGCATCCAATACTTCTTGTTTATTATCATTTGTCAATCTACCAATTTTTGAAATAACCGCTTGAAACCGATTTTGATTTATAAGATTTAATAATACAAATTTGTATGACATGCATGTTTTTTCCATTTCAAACGTACTATTAACTTCTAAAAACTTTTTATTTTTATTTTTAATTAAAACTCTTCTGTTCTTTCCTTTTGTATCTTTTACAAATGAAGCATCCAGTGGTTTTATTACAATTCCTTCAGCTAAATTCGTTCCTTTTGGTAGTTTAGGCAATCCTAATTGTGATGGAATCATGGAATCAAATTCGATGTTATAATTAATTAATTCATTGTATGATCCAATTATTAATGATTTTGCATAGAGCAGTTCAGTTTGTTTTACCAGATCAATTAAATCCAAATAATTAATAAATTTAATATCATTGTCTTCAACCACGGCAATATCAAATACCATGTATTCAATATTCGGAGAATAATAAATTCCTTCTTGAATTGCTCTGTCTTCCTGTGCAATTAAACAAAAACCTTTATCATCAACACGTCTATTTTTTCCGATTTGTGCTCCCTTCCAAGTATCTGGATCAGGATACCATCCACCAAACAATTCTCCATAAACAATTATGGGTTTATTTCCCAATAATTGAGAGATTTTTTCGACATTTTTTTCCAATTTTGATTTAATTAACTGATAATTATAGAACCAATCATTGTTTTGCAAAAAAGTACTTCTCTTAGCAAATCGTATTTTATCAACGTCACTTGATGTAGCGTCATAATATATTGAAAAATTTGATCCATGTATTTTTTCAGTTGCGACCCACTTGCCAGAAGTTTTTAAATTATTTAAATTATATTTATCGATTCTGTCATATATTTTTTGATATTTTATATGTTGCATCTTATATTGATATTATTATATAAACAAATTGTTTTTATATAATAATTGTTCAATTTTTACGTAGCATCGATGTTCTTTTAACAATTATAAACCTACAAATGGATCAGTATCCTCGATTTCGTCTAATAAAAAATAATTTGTGTTTTTTTTTTGTATTTTTTTCCACATTTTATTTATTTGAACAATTTCTTTTTTTGTTTGTTCGGTTTGATCGTCCATATCAATATGAGCGCCAAAACCATCAAAAACCAAACAATCCACAAAACCATGTGTATATTTTCTTACGTTTTTATCCTCACATAACTCGCAATATTTATAGTACATTTGAATTAGTTCTTTTTTTGAGTCAGCTACATTCCATGAAAACCACAAATCCTGACACGCTGTTGCACTTATCTTATTTGTTGTAATGTCTATCCATAAATCACCACCAGTGTCACATTTTCCTGAATTGATAGTTCCAAATCTTTTTAAAAATGGCGCACACTCTTTAATAAATGTTTTCGCTCTTGCTATATTTATATGATTTTCTGGATTTGTATGTGCTGGATTTATACCAGTATTGGTGTGTAATATATAATCAATATCTATGGTATCAATTATTTCAAACATTATATTTTCATTATTCAATTCGTCATACCTATGTAAAATATCATCAAATTCATTTTGCATTACACGTGCAATTGTCAATTGATCCGGTTTGTCATATATAGTCATTACTTCTAATATCTTTTTTCTTTTTTTAATATAATAATTTTCATTTACATATTTTATACTCATCACTAATGTTTGTTATATATATTAAAATAATAATTTTTAAGTATAGTAAAAATAAGTATACGAAATAATGTCACTAGTATATGTAAAAAATTGAAATATCAATTATTAGACGTTTTAACATACTTTGCATGCTTAATACTATTAAAATGTCAACAAATAATATTGTATCATCTATCACATCAGATCGTGAAACCCAGCTCTTGCTAAAAAAACATGGTCTCAATGCATCTAAAGTCACTTGGGAAGACACTGCTAGAAACAAAGGGAGTTGTTGGGGTCCAAATATATCCGACATGACACTTGAGCTAAGCTCAGGTAATACAATGCCTGTAATCAGAAAACCAAACTACTCTGATGTAACTGTGGACATACCATTGAGTAGTTTTACAGTTGTAGTTGGTAATGAATCTGGATCTGAATTAAAGTCAGTACCTCTTGAAGAATATCTTAAAAATATTAAGCTCTACACTGATAATACACACGATATTGATCTTTTAAGATATGATCAAGAAGGAAAAGAAACTAAAACTGAAAATAATCGAACAATGACTGATAAAGATGTATTGACATCTACGCAATGTTGCGTACTTCCATGTGACAAAGAAGGTAATGTAGATTTTAATGTAAGATTATATAATTATCAATCTCGAGATGGTGATCCAGCTGTATTGGTAATAATGGTTTCTAATCTTGGTACAAGTGCCCAAATAGTTGGTAGCAGTACACAATCTATTTATTTCAATGATAATGGAACTGCTAAAAACTTTAATGTTGAACGATTACAATTTAACCGTAAAAAGAAAACAGGTATAGAGCAAGAAAAAGTCAAAAGTTTTAAAGAAATGGAACATGAAGAGCATTTAAGCAATGCATTAATGCTTATTCAAGTTCCACTAAAACAAAAACCAATTGTTACAAGATCGTATAATCAAACAGGTGGATATTTTGCCAACGATGGGTGTTATCTTGATTCTGGTGAAGAAGAAGAATTAGTTGTTTGTTTTGGTGGTGACGCTGGAGGTGGAAGCCGAGCCGTTCATAAAAAAGTTAACAAAACAAGTGTCGGTATGGACATGGGTGTAATTTCAACTGGTGCAGATCAAGGTGAATTTACCGGGACACGCGATCAAGAACTTGAACGCGATAACAGATTTCCAATCAGATGCACAATGCAATATTACCGTGTTACTGATGAAAATAATATCAACGAGCATGATGCGACTGATATAAAAGAACAACTAGAAACACTCTATAATGTTTCTGATGCAAAGGGTTCACTTGTATTTGATATTTCAAATAGAACAACTGAATCAAAAACAGTTACTACCTATGAAACTGATGCTGCGTGGTAAATTATTATATTGTTATATACTATCATAAAAAATTGAAATTTATATTTATTATATATCAAAATATTAGTAAGATTAATTATCATAAATATAAATAATGAGCAGAAAAAAGGAAAAGAAACCAAAAATTAAAGTGTATGAAACATTTACAGTTTCTGTTGAAGCGGACATTTATGAAGAAGTTGCAGACAGAGATCATATTAAAAGTGGCAATGTAACTATTGATATGAAAAACATGCATGATAACATTAAAGAAAGAATGCAATATGATGAGATTTTTGAATTTAGAAAACAAAAAGACGAAATCCATAAAATAATTGAGTATTTGAGCAAAAATATCAAAGTTGAAAAATGCAATTATGAAATTGAGCATAGATATGATCCGATACATTTTAGAGGTTCTATGAACATCGTTTTTACCATGGGTGACCGGAAATACGATCTTACCGGATATATATACGATTGTGATACTGAAGTTATCAATTTGAGACCATTAAATATTAACACATATCAAATAATTCCTTTCAATGATTGTCCAGCACTAAAAAAAGAATTGGTGACATATCATAATCTTGATTGTCCTAAAGTATTTCAATATTTTTTTCAAAAATTAGCAGAGTGTATGGATGAAAAAATCGATTATGCACTTTATTGAATACCATCACGCAAAAATCATAACAATTAATTATTTTTATATAAAGAATCTAAATCAATTGATTTTATATATAGAGAAAATAACAAATTATTTAGTGTTAGTATAAAGGATAAATTATAATGATCATTAATAAATATGAGTCTTAGCAATTTAGTATCATCAATTACGTCTGATAGTGAAACGCAACGATTATTACAAGAGCAAGGATTAAGAGCATCAAAAGTTACTTGGGAGGACACAGCAAGAAGCAAAAATAGTTGTTTTGGTCCAAATATTTCTGATATGACATTAGCATGTGATGGAGTAGTAACAGGTCACAGTTATCATAATAGAGGATCATTAATGCCTGTTATCAGAAAGCCAAACTTCTCGGATGTAACAGTGGATGTTCCAATATCTAATTTCAATTTAATAGTTGGAAATGAGAAGGGATCAAACTTGGAGACAGTTAATTTGAAAGAGTATTTATCTGATATTAGCAAGTATACTGACAATACACACAACATTAATCTTTTACACGAAGATAAAGATATATTAACATCGACACAGTGTTGTGTGCTCCCATGTGGTAAAGGTAAAAATGTTGATTTTAATGTTCAATTATTTAATTATCAGTCAGTAACTGAAGATCCTGCAGTATTAGTAGTATTGGTTTCTAAAAATGGAACATCTGCTCAAATAGTCGAGAGTTCAAATCAAAAATTATATTTTAATGATAATGGAATAGCGAGAAATTTTAATATTGAGAGACTGCAAGATAATCGTGAAAGAAAAACAGGTCAAAAACAAGAAAAGGTTAAAAGTTTTACAGAAATGAAAAATGATGAAAAACTTGAAAATGCAATTATGATGATTCAAATACCATTGGAACGTAAACAACAACCTGTGAGAAAATCTAATTTTTTTGGTGGTTCAGTACCTATGTTAGCATGTAGTTCAAATTATGTATTAGGTATGAATATGGTTGGTGGAAGTTTAAAAAATGCGTCATACGATTTACAGGGTACACCAGATGTTCCTAAATTCAATGTTTCACAATGGAATAATATGCAAAGTCTGTCGAGAAGTGCAAGAGAATCGTTTAATCCACTAAGAAATCAACATGGAATGGATATGGGAATGATTTCTAAGGGAAAGGAGCAAGGTCGGTTTAAGGGAACAAACAATTTGGAATTAAAACGAGACACTAGATTTCCAATTAGGTGTACTTTTCAATATTACAGAGTAACTGATAATGATGCAATTGATGCACACGATATTTTAGATATTAGAAAACAATTAGATAGTGCATATAATTTTTCAGATGTTAAAGGTTCATTAGTGGTTGAGCATACCGTTAGAACAACAGAGCCAGATTTATCGCAACCAAAAGCAACTGATGTTACAAAATATCCTTCACAACCATATGATTCTACATCAGTTAAATTTGCACCATTTATGTAAATTAAAAAAATCAATGAAAAATAAATATAATTATTAATCAAATATTTGATTACAAATTATATAAAAAGAGACACCTGAACTCACCATCGGAATTCAACGTCACCATAGTAAGAGCCATACCCCTCATTAGTGTCACGCGATGAATAATGTAGCTTTGCCGGGAGCTGACCACTGTCATTCAGTTTGTTGAAGTGGTCATTTGGAGTCACACCACCATAGGGGGAATCCTTCAGATCCTTATGCACTACGTAGGATCGCTTTCCAGTCTCATTGGCATGCTCAAGAAGCACCTTATCTGTGATCGCAAATAGGTTTGTGTCAAACTCCTTCCATGCATTTTCTGCGCGTTGTTTCGCAATCTTAGATGCGGATTCTTGTGAGGCTTTGATTAGTTCTGCTTGTTTACTCATTTTGATTTATACTGTTTTATATAATATGATCTTCAAACCTTTTTTTTTTTTCAATTTTTTTTGCAATTCATCACTGTTATAAAATAATACTATTTAGTTCGACGCAATGTTCGAAATCATTTAATTTTTTGTTACAAGTTCTACAAGTTGAAATACATTGCAGTAAGGCACAATATCTAGAGTAACATGCATCAGACTCTTCTAAGGTAAAATCCTTATTTTGTTTATCTCTGTTGCATTCATTTTTAGATATAAAATATCCAACTGCGACAGGACTTAACTTGTCAAAATAGTGTTCTTTAGATTTGTACTCTTGAAACATTTTCTTAAATCCGCACATCAATGGCATTTTAATTAATTATAAATTAAACTAGTGACAATGTTTAATCAATTAAATTATCAATTTTAAGTAAAAAACAAAAAATTGATAATTTAATCAGTTAAAAACAAAAACATATATTATTTTACAAATGAACAAATTTAATTTTATACTTGAATGCACTATTGCACCAACTGTGACATGTACGAAAGACGATGAAGATTATTATGATTATGATTATGATATACCTTATAAATACATGAAAAATTGCAGAGAAATGATTGTTTATGACATTTTTGAATTTAGTTTAGAATGTTATGATTGTTTGATAGAATCTAAATATGAAGATAAAACAATAATAGTTACAGCGAGTTTTAGAGATTCGTGTACAACATCGGCATTTAATACATTAATTGAAGATGTCCAAGGTGCAATTGATTTGGGAGCGGACACTTGGGCTGAAGGTGATATAGTTTGTGTAGATAGTGAAAAATGTAAAAGTTATGGTTTAGGTGAATTGGAAGAAAATGTTACATTGGATGTTTTTTTTCAAAGAGTCGGTGAGATTAAAATCATTAAAAGTAATGTAGAAACTACTGTAAAAGAACGATGTGTTGTACATTTGGTAAACATTGATACATATGATGAAGATTTTACACCTCAACACGTTAAAAATAACAACATTTATGATAAGTTAATTAATCAGATGAAAAGAGGTGATATTGTCGAAAATATAAATACTGATGATTATCGATCAGAAAATATATTATTTTTTGACGGTAAAGACATTATTGATAGAGGTAAAACAATTGATAAATATGGAAATATTCCAAAACAATTTGATATGATTGATGAATTTAACCCAGGCTATTGGGACTTGAACAGTGAAGACATGTATAATGGTGAGGAAAAACCATTTAATATTAATAATACATTAGTCGATGATGATAGTGAATCTACTTTTTATTGGAATACAGGTAATTATGCATTTGGTTATGTTGATCTAAATAAATTAGACTGCGAAATAATTAAAGAGAAGATCCACGATGTAAAATATATAAAATTTACACAGAACGACAAAAAAAATATGATTATATACACTGATAACGATGTTAAATCAATTGTTAGTGGTAAACTTGCAGTTAAAAATGTTGAGTTATATGATTGTTCAGAATTATACAAAAATTTTAAAATTCAGATGTCAGAAGATCTATTAAAATATCAAGAAATAATTCGGCTCATAAATAGAGAATTTAATTATGTTATGGTAACAAAATAATTGAAATATTAACTTATTAATTTATATATTTGGTTTGTGTTATTACAGATGGAACAATTACAAAATAGAATTGCCGAATTGGAAAGAGAAAATCAACAGTTACGAGATAAATCTAGTCCTGAAAATTCAGGTTCAAATATATCTTTGTTAAGTGGTGGATTTATTCCACTTGATATAAAGTTGTTTAGGGATAAAAAATCGATTGAAAAATTACGGATATCTCAGCGACGAAGATATCCAGTGGAAAGTGACGATCCCACAACCAGAGAAAAACAACTTTTAAAGCAAACAGAACACCTTAAACTTATTGATGATGCAATTGATTATGATATTTTTTGGAGAGAAGAAAGATTTAAATATGATAATGCCAAAGCTGAAAAACGTAAATTAACAAATAGTATACGTGACATAATGAGAAATAAAGATTTGTCTAATGACGAGAAAACAACTCAAAAGAATATGGTTATTACTCGAACCAAACAATATGAAACTAAAATTAATAAACATGAGACCCAAGGTAAAAAATACGAAGAATTCAGAAATCAAACCATTTGTCAAATAGGTAATGTATGTCCTGACGATCGTGGAATCGCATGGACATACAACGAAGATAATAGCCCCATCTACAAAGAATTTAATATTGATCAACGATTGAATGTTGATGACACGTCAGATGAAACAACGTTTAAAAGTCATGTTGACTTGGTTGAAAAATTAGATATAGTTTCTGAGGCACTTGATATTTCTGGTAGTAGATCTTTTTTCTTAAAAGATTTAGGTTGTTATTTGAATCAGGCTCTTATAAATTATGGTTTACAATTTTTAAGAGATAGAAAATTTAAGGCAATGCATTGTCCTTTTTTCATTCGTCAATCCGTTATGGGTCAGTGTGCTCAATTAGAAGATTTTGATGAACAATTATATAAAGTATCTGGAGAGGGAGAGGATAAATATTTAATTGCGACGTCTGAACAAGCGCTGTGTTGTCATTTTAAAGATAAATTTATTAATAAAAAGGATTTGCCAATTCAAGTGGCTGGTTATTCGTCGTGTTTTAGAAAAGAGGTGGGAAATAATGGACGAGAATTAAAAGGAATATTTAGAGTTCATCAATTTGAAAAGGTCGAGCAGTTTTGCATAACAGAGCCTGATAAATCGTGGGAAATGATGGAAGAGATGTTGAATAATTCGATGGATTTTTATAAGAGTTTGGAAATACCATTTAGGGTTATTAATGTTGTTTCTGGTGATCTTAATAATGCAGCTGCGCAAAAATATGATTTGGAAGCTTGGTTTCCAGGGTCTAAAGCATATCGCGAACTAGTCAGTTGTTCGAATTGTTTGGATTATCAATCTAGACGCTTACAAACTAAAATTAAAACAGTTGGATCTTTTGTTCATATGTTAAATTCAACATTAACAGCAACAGAGAGAACTATATGTTGCATACTGGAAAATTATCAAACAGAAACTGGGGTAAAAATACCAAAAGTATTAATTCCATACATGCCAAATAATGTTGATTTTATTCCGTTTGTTTAATTGGAGTATTGATTGTGCACGAAATATTGAAAAATTTAAGGCTGATGGAAGGCTGATATTTGGCTTATATTTGAATAATATTTGATGGTTTAGAGAAATGGCGGGAAAAAAATAACACGTCTTAAATATAAATTAAATAAGTTATATATATAAATGTGTATTATATATACAACTAATGTTTTAATTAAAAAACTTAAGATTAATAATATCAAACAAAAAAATTTGGTAGTATTAATAGTGGGTCTTTTAGTTTATGCTTTATTATATTATATTTTAAATAAATTAAATAAAAAAGATATAATCAGCAAAAAAACTTTGAAAATATCTTTACTTGTATTTATGATAATAGATGTTATTCCTATTGCAATTTTTTTGTATAAAAATGAATATCTAAAACGCAATATCAATCCAGTTATTCGGAAACCATCTGTGTCAAGCGAAAAATATACTAATAATAAACATGAAGTATTACAACTAACTAATAATTCGGTCACAAAAGGCACTACTAATATCAATAGTGCATTGGGTAACGCATTCAATACAAAAGGACAATCAAATAATATAGATATACCATCAATTCCAGTTGTACAACCAGAAAAGTCTGTGACTAATATTGACTACAATGAACTACCTTCAGAAAATATTGTAAATGAAACACCATTTATAACACCAAAAGTAACTAAACCTCCTGATCCAACAGAATATGTAACGATTGGTGGTGCAAAAGACGAAATTAATAATGGTAATAATGCTAATAACAATGGATTTAACAGTGACAATATTCTATCGATTGATGATGTTTTGACAGTTGACAAAAATCTAAAAAGTACCGATTATAAAACGACGAAAATAAGAACACATAAAAATAAACCTATTCTTGTAGATCCAAATATATTAAAAATGATAAAAAACCAACATAACATTCCAGAATATAGCGAATTCACTACAACGTCACATATAAGTTGCATAAAAAGTAATAAATCATTTAAAAATTGAAAAAGTATATACTTGAATAAACCATTGATTCATAAAATATAAATATATAACCAATATGATGGACATTAAATTTATTTTCCGAGATCCAGAATTTAGACCAATGCTTTTTAGAACAGTTCGTGATGTAATTCGTGAGGAAGTGGACAAAGAAGTCAGTAGACAAGTTAGTAGGCAAGTAGATAGTCAAATAAAAGAAAAGCTTAAATATCGATTGCCATGTCAAATAGATGAAGCGTTAAGAAACAAACTACCAGGTGAGATCGAAGCATATGTTCGTAATCATGAGAAAGTAGAAGGAATTGTAAAAAGCACCGAAACAAGAGTTCAACATCGAGCAAATACAATACTTAAGAATGTAGCAAATGACAAGCAACACCATGATTTAATATTTGGTCCGTTTATACAAAGTCAAACGCAACAACACGATCAAATGATGCAGACTCGAAAGCAACAGAATACTCAGATGATGCAACAGGCAAAACGTGATATGGAAGAAGATATTCGTCAGCTTCGAAGCACAAATTCACTACTGTCATTTGGTTGTGCGATGCTGGGAGTATGGTGTGCAGGACTAACATATATAGTAACTGCGCCTAACAATAGGCACACTAGACGTTAAATAACTTTTTACAATTTGTAAAAGTTAATTGAGTGATTGTTTTTTCAGAAAGATTTAGAAGTATTGCTAATTCTTCTATTACATATGAAACATTTTCTGGAACATTATATTTGTAGCTAGATTTTCCTTGAATATTTCTTGGATATAGCCAAGGTGAGTCTGTTTCTACCATAATACTACTTAACAATAATTTACTATATAATTCGCTTTTCATTGCTGTTTTAAGTGCGTTAACCAGTTTATGATTACGTCTGTCATCTGTGATCCATCCAGTTATACCAACATAATATCCGGCATCTAGATAATCTTTTAATTCTACCCAGCCAGCAGTGAAGCAATGTACGATTGCTCTGCCTCGAAAGTAATCATTGTTGTTTTTACTCATTGTGTTGATAATTTGGAAAAAATCTGTATGAGCATCTCTACAATGCAAGTATACAGGTATTTTATGCTTAATTGCTAATTCCAGTTGCTTTTCAAACCAGAATTTTTGATCTTCTTCTTTGCTGAAATATCTATCATAATCGAGTCCACATTCACCAATTGCCACAATTTTACAAGGATGAAAATTATTTCTTTTTGCATCTACTATAATTTTATCTAGTTTATTAAATCTAAATTGATTTAAACCTTTTGCGTTATGTGGATGAACTCCAACTGTACAATATACTTGTTTATATTTTCTACATAACTGCATATTTTTATAAATATCAGAATGATTGTTTGTGATTGCTATCATTATTTCAATACCATAATCAATGGCAGAGGAAATTATATTGTCTGGATCTTTGAATTTTTTAGATATGAAATTTATTCCTACGTCAGTTAAACTCATTGTGTTTATATAAAGTGTATATTTTTATACAACCATTCATTGAATTAATTAAAATTTCAATTTTATACTAATTAACAAAATAATTCTATAATTAATTAACAAAATAATTATTTTGTTAATTAATTATATATGTCAAAATTTGAAGGTTTAACATTTAATGAAAAAATCAAAAATATATTTACTTTTGATACAGTCAGAATTCAAAAATTACTTGAAATTTCCCAATACATGATAACTTCGCTAATCGCAGGTTTTCTTTTAGGTTATCTAATTGATCACATATTTCCTCCGTATGTTGAGGAAGAGAATAAATCAACAAAATCCCTTATTTTAGAAGTTTTCGCTCAATCAATCGTATTAGCAATCTCTATATATTATACTAAAAAAATAATGAGATTAATACCATTTTTATTTAAATTTACGAATAGTTATACGCCATCATTGAAAGGTGAAGGTATGTACGGTATTAATATTGGGTTAGGTCTAGTTTATGTTACAAATCAAACAAATTTTAGGGCGAAATTAACTGAACTAAGAATTAGGTTACTCGGTGGAGAATGATTTGTTGTGTGACAAGTTCATTTTTATTAGCAAGATCATTTTTAACAAAAAATTGTATTCCATAGCCACCACAACAATAATATTGTCTTATGACATTTTTACATTTTTCTAAAATTTTGTAAATTTGTTTTAGTATTTCTGTTTCACAATGAACGGTGATATGAATATCATCAACACTAATTCTATTAATTTCTGGTCTTATTGTTGTAATACAATCTATTTGTTTTTTTATTTGTGAAAATGAAAACATTGTATTTTTTTCACAAAAGCATAATTCATCGTTTAGATCAAGGTAATGAAATGTTTTTTTGTATGATGCAGGAATTTTATATATTTTTTTTCTAGGTAATGATTTGTTATAATAATTTGAAATTTGGTGATATGATGTTTTTTTTAATTGATAGCATTTACAGTAATCATGACTAGGAAACTCATATACAAATGAAAATATCTGATTAACAATATCTAAATTAAGTTTATTCATGATGTGATTATACTATATATTTATATAAAATTCATAAATCAAAAATGCTTTTTGTATACACATATGGTATTCCATGGTTATCTGTCGCGGTTAAATCTAATTGTGTCATTGGTTTATTTTCAATATGTTTAATTGCTTGCATTATGTATTGTTTTGGTATCATTCTGAATATTATTGTACCATCATCAAACAATTTATAATAGAATTTTGTGTTGGGCATTTTTTTAAGAGTAAATAATTCAACATGAAATATTTTTTTTGGGTATTTTTTAATTGCGTTATGTATTTTTTCGTCGATGTTATTCTCTAGATCTGTAATATCAAATACAAGTTCATCACCAGATTTATATTTTGGCTCAATTTTTTGGAATTCGGGTACTTCTTTCAATAAAAATTTATAAAATGCATTTATTTCATGTTCCTGTAAACCATGGACTAATTTTGACATTTTCGATTCACCAAAGATGATTTCTCGAATTCTCTTAGAGTTTCTTACAAATTCGGATTTTGTAAATTGTGAAATAAAATCATACCAAGATTTCAAAGGAAACATTTCTTCAAACCACAGTTGCGAAACAGTAAAATTCCCTTTTTTAATATCAAAAGACACTAATCGTTTATTGATATTTTCTCCATTGTAAATTCCACCTTTTCTTCTTAATCCTGGATCTAATTCTAATTTTTTATTTTTAATGTCATGTTTGACTGCAAATTCTTTAATATAAGCAACTGCTTCATCAGATGTTTTTTTCAGTTGATGTGTTATATTTCCATCATCCAACATTTCTTTTTCATATTGTATATATTTTGTTAAACAATTATCGTAATATTTATCTAATAAACCTAAATAATACTCTATGGTATCGCTTGAGCAATATGGTATTGGTAAATTAAGATTTTTGACAAAAAACTTAATTTGCATTTTATTTAGCGATTTTTCGATTTTGTTATTGGACACATCTAACGAAAATACTTTGATAATTTTACCATCACCTATATTTTGAGACTGTGACTCTAGTCCAGTTTTTTTACAATAAGAGTGAATTAATAATCTTTCTTGTGAATTTAATGTAGATGTATCAAGCGTGAACGATTCATGACTATCATCGAATTGATCAATTTGTTTGTAAAAATTATGTAATTTATCTTCCATGTTTTCAATATTATTTATAATAAATAAAGTAACGTTATTAAATTTCAATTTTTCTGCGAGTTGTTTCATGAATTCAACATCATATGTGAAATCATTTCTGGTTTATCGTAAAGATCAAATGTATTTTCAAATGATGGACGATGAAATACAATTAAGCCAGGACCAAACATTCTACAATAATCATTAATTTGAATTCTATAATCATCAATTTCCTCTTGAGGAGTTAACATGTCGAAAATTACACACTTTTTACAATCTATCCATTTTACCAGTTTACCATTAATTTTGACTGTGTTTTTGAAAAGATAATCAGGCGTTCTTAAATAAGGTTTTAATTGATATTTTTTACCAGCATCTGCATTAGAGTTGCTCATGTCTTCTTCTGTTAAGTATGAATCTCTTGTGATTAGTTTAGAAATTATTTGATCAATATCGTTTTCATGTGATTTTCCTGCGTCTTTTTTAATTTTACGTTGAATTTCTTTTTTTTCAATTTCATATTTTTTTAGATAAGCATCATCAAATACTTCTTGTTTGGATTCATTTTGAATATGTAATTTATCTTGATTGTATATTTTATTTCGATTTATTTTATCACTGAAATATACATTTGATTCATTTATAGTTTTATCATTAATTTTAGAGTATAGTGTTATATTTGAAACATTGTGTGATTTAAGATATGTGGTTATTTCATCGATCGCTGAATACACCAGTCGTTTTTCATTTTTATCTTTGGTGAGTCTATAAATTTTTCCTGCTAAGTTAGAGATGTTTTTATTATTTTTTTTTCTCAATTCAAAGAAAAAATCATCAGGATTTACTTTTTTAGTCAAGTATAATCTTAGATATTTTAAAATTATCTGGTAAATATCAATTGTTAAAGACATGTCGACTTGTCTAGTTATAAACTGTGGGATTACGAATTCTTGCAGTATTTCTGTTTTAATTATTTTCCAAAGTTCATGACCAGTGATTATTTTTTTACTTTCGTTTTGTTGAATCTTTAAAAAGTCAATATATTGTCTGTCTAATATTTTTTTTTCTTTTTTGTCACGTCGACAATTTTCTTGATAGTCGAGTTTTTTTAGTTTTTTTATCTGTTGACAATATAGTTCCAAGTTCCCAGGAGTGCATTTAGAAATTGAATCACTATGTTTATTTGAATTAAATAAATATTTTCCAATTTCGTTTTGCCATTTATCAGAAAACATTTTAGATATATTTGCTGACCGTCGTTTATGGTTATTTCTGTCTATATTTAAATTAGGAGTTATTCCAACAACTTTACAATATTTTGCTTTTTTAATTTTAATTTTAATACCGTTTTCTAATATGTATTGTTTATTTTGTATTTTGTCGATAAAATATTTATTTGGTTTAAGACCAAACATTGCTTTTGGTATAATGATATATGGTTTAGCGATACATGGTAGACTGACACATGGTTTATCGTTTGTTAATTGATGCGTTTGTTTTATGGATGTTTGTTTTATATGTTTTTGTTTGTTTTTATGAACAATAATAAACAGAAATATTGATGTTATTGTTAGTATGAAAAATGATATTATCATATTAAAGATATTTACTTTATAAATTAATTGATCCTAATGTAGAAATATTTCAATTTTTCTACATTAAGATTAAGTAAATTATCGTTCTGTAAAAATAGTCATTGAACTGACTGAATCAAAAAAATTGAAAATAATTTTACCATAATCAAGCATTATGTACTATTTAATATATATTTAAATTATGTCAAAGACAGTTTATTCCAAAACTCCTATTATTTCTCCCGAGGAACTCATTGATATTGTCAATGAAAACCCCACGTGTGTAGACCATATTCTGTACAATGCACAAGAATATATGTATTGTTCACTTGTCTACTCGCCCGCAACGATGTTGTACAAAAAGCAAGACGGCGTATTGACACTTGAATTTAGTGATGATCTATCAAGTGTCAACAAAACTAGTCTAAAGAATAGTCCTTTTGACTACGATAAACTTGAACAATTCGTGGCACTTCGCAAATTGCTAAATATTCTTGTGACGCGATACAACCATAGCGATTCTGAAGTTGAATTGATCCAACACGAGACAAATGCAACAGTTTTGCTTCTCAAGCATTGTGTCATCAAATTTTACGACTGCGATCTGTACAATACCCTTCGAGCATTTTTTTCTTTTCCACACAAGCACATTGAACGTGTTCTTTATCATGAACTAACACCGTTTTTTGGTTTTACCGTTACTAAAAAATACATTCCTGTTGACAAAATGATCGAGCAAAAGAAAATTACTCCAGGTATCGCAGGCGTGATTCACGATCATACGTTCAAAGCACTTGAATATATGCATAGTATTAAGTTTACACATGGTGATCCAAATCTCAATAACACTGGCTATGATCCTGATACAAAATGTTTTGTGCTATTTGATTTTGATCGTTCACGGGCTATCAAGACCGATCGTGACATCGACGAAGATTATCGGAGAATGAACAAGTCGTTCAAGTACAGGTTTCCAGAACAATTTGTTGTTTGATTTTTTTATGACTAGAAAAAATTGAAATAACAATAAGTTAATTTGGTTGTTTTATTATATTTTAATAACAAATGTTAAACACACAAACAATTAATAAAAAAAAAATTGATGAACATTTAAATGAAGCACTTAATAATTTAGACGAAACTATTGATCTAGGACACAATTCGATAGAGTTACTTAGCGAGCAAAGCGAAATTCTTGATAACGTTGTTGGAAATTTAAATAAAATAAACAGTAAACTCGAATACTCTGACACTGTCATTGAAGATATGAATAATATCTGGGTTAAACCAATTAACATAAAAAAGAAAAATGCAGAATATTTACAACTAGCATTGGAACAAAAAAACTTAGAAACAAATGTTTTAAAAAGAGGGCGTAAAACAGGTATATGGAACAAACGATTTTTCATGTTGGATTACGATATTGGAATAATTAATTATTATAGTTCACGTAAAAATTCAAATTTAAAACCTATGGGTACAATCAATATTAATCATTGTAAAATCAATGATATATTATATGATACAGATGATAGTAATGATATGAAATGTGATAAAGATAATTGTTTTGAAATAATAAATAAAACAACTGAAAAAGCAGATACAATTCACATTTCGTCAGTTTCAGAATTTAATAAATGGGTTAATTTGATTAAATTTATCACTAATGATAATGACAGTGTTGGTAAAATTCAATTTGGTACGTCTGAGCAAGATAATAAAATTGATTTAATTAATGAAAAACTCAATGAAATTAGCTTTATTTCGGTTGAAATTGGGAACAAAACAACAACGCAAATTAATAATATTAATAAAATGAATAATTTTACGTCTGATGTAGACACACATATAAATAAAAATATAAATGATATTAAAAAAATAAAATAATTATGGTTTGGTTATGTATTCATATATTTCATCACCATATTTGCTGTATGCATAATTATGAATTCTATAAACACCATTGTCATTTTGTTTTACATATTTTAGAGCCTGAATATTTTTATCTACTGCTAATTTTTCAAGAACGAGTGTTTGTTGATTATCATTAAATAATTTTAGGTTGTTAAAATCAAGTTCGATTGCGTGTTTTAGCACTAAATAATCATAACCATTTAATGAAAAACTAGTGTCTGATGAAAATCCCACATCTGTGTCAATATTTGAGCAAAAATGTTCAAAAAATATTTGAAAATCATCATCAAGAATAAAATGTTTTGTTTTAATGCCAAATTCGTTATTAGTTTCAACTGTGATACCTGTTTTTTTTAGGTCAATGTTTCTCTCTGTTTCTGTTTTTTTGAAATACCAGAAAATGCCAAATATACCTGATAAAAAACCTATGCAAAATATTAATATTGTGGTAAATTGACAACAAATCAGTCCGGCAACTACGCCACCACCAAATAAGAACATATCATTATCATTCCTGTTTATATATGACGTTAATTTATTTATATTAGATAACATGTTGTATTAATATTGTAATATTTCTATTCTAATATAAATAAATTTCAATATTATCATACTGCGTATTACACTGTGCAATATAATATTGTATAATATTATGGTTCAGAAACATACTGGTATATTGCTTTGCCATATTTGTCAAAAGCGAAATCATGAATTCTATAATTTCCGTTTTGATCTGGTACGCAAAATTGCAATGCTTCAATATTTTTGTTTACTGCTAATTTCTCAAAAAACATTGTTTTCTGATCAGTCTTAAATAATTTAAGATTGTTATGATCAATATTGATAGCTTTTTTCAAAACTGCATAGTCTATTACAAAACTATGTTTTATATAATATTCAAAAAAACCCTGGAAATTCTCATCCGATATAAATCGAGTGTGTGGTGGACCAAATCTTGTTGATGTTGAAATCCACATTCCTTTTATTCCTTTTTTATCATTTGATATTTCACTGGCCATTTCTGAACTCTTTGATCTACCACTATACCATTCATTGAAATATCCCCCCGATATAGCTCCAGTCCCAAAAAACATAATTTTCTGTAATGGTTGTTTAATATTTTTAATTGATGATGTTACTATATTCCACATAATTGAATTTATTGTACAAGTATTATATATCATATAAATAAAAATTCAATTTTTCTGTGATTAATTTTGTTAACTCTTCATTTTGCATTTAACAATTGAATATATTGCCACACCACCTAGTATTGCACCAATTATACCAGATACAACACATGATGCTCCAATATCGAGATGCGCAGCTTCAGCAATTGCAACACCAGACAGGCATCCAACTATAAAACCAACTATGATACCAATTATAGTAAATTTACACAGTTTTGTACGAAAGAAAGAACGCTTAGCTGTTTCTAATTCTTCGTTTGCGTTATTGACATCTTCAACTGCGTCTTCAATATGTTTATCTCCGTCTTGTAATACTTGACCTTGGTCAATCAGCATTGTGTTAAGATCTTCAGAAATTTCTCTTAATTTCTGAGTATCTTTTGCTAGTTTAGCGGCATCCTGTATTGTTTCCTGTTCTTCTAAATTGTCAATATTAATTATTGTTAAAGGTTTTAACCTATCATCAATGATTTGTTCTTGATACATCATCATATTAGTATATTTTAGTATATTTGACACATCAACATTGTATTATTTTTTCAATTTTATTCAATTTTATTCAATTTTATTCAATTTTATTTAGAGATTAGTCATTTATGATTAAATATGGATCTTAAAATAAAGGATTTTAAAGACAATATTAAAAAAGTGGAATTGGATAATGATGTTAATATTAATATTAATGATTATGTTTGTCCACAAGCAGCATTGATTGGAAATTTAGAATATTTAAAATATGCGCATGAAAATGGATATATATGGGATGAAAAAACTTGTATTAACGCTGCAAAAAGTGGTAAGTTAAATTGTTTAAAATATGCACATGAAAATGGATGTATTTGCACATCAGATGCATGTTCAGCCGCGACAGATGAAGATAATTTGGAATGTTTAGAATATTTACACATGAATGGTTGTGAGTGGGATAAATATATTTGCCAGGATGCTTGCAGAAATGGTGCGATCAAATGTTTAAAATATTTGCATAAAAATGACTGTTCATTAGATATTTATCCTAAACATTACGAAAGCGTGATGAGAAATATTGATTTATGTGCATTACATGATAAATTAGAATGTATGAAATATTTACATGAAAATGGATGTGAATTTACCGATAATACTTGTTATTACGCAACGGAAGGTAATAATATAAAGACATTAAAATATGCATTCGATAATGGAGCAAAATTTTATGAATGTGTTGACTCTGCTGCAAATAGAGGTAACATTGAAATTATTAAATATATTTATGAAAACAAGGGTAAAATAACGGGAATGACAAATCGACAGGCAGTAGCAAGTGGAAACATAGAGTGTTTGAAATATACATATGGTATATGTCAAGAATGGGCTGCAGATACAACTAGATTGGCTGCAGAACTTGGACATTTACAAACTTTAAAATTTGCCCTTGAACATGATGCGCCATTAGATAATGATGCAATTAAATTAGCCGCAGGCAGGGGACATATACATATATTAGAATATTTAAATGAAAATGATTATCAATTGAATACAGACGCATGCGCTTGGGCGGCAATGTACGGAAAATTAGATACATTAAAATTTTTATATGACAATAATTGTCCGTGGAACGAATTTACATGTATCGCTGCTACTAGAAATAATTTTATTAATTGTTTAATATTTGCACATGAAAGAGGATGTCCGTTAAAAGAAAATACTTGTTTAAATGCCATTACATATAACAGACCACATGTTTTGAAATATGCACAAGAAGCTGGTTGTAAATGGAATCAAAAGAAATATTTAAAACAGGCTACAAAGACAAATAGTATTTGTTTGAGCTATATCAAAAAACAAGATAAAACGACAAGAAATCTATTTATTGGAGTTGGTATTGTAAGTGTATTATGTGCTGGCTTAGGTTATTTTTTATATAGAAAATACAATTCAAACAAAAAAATATTTGTAAATGATTATTCGACTAGTAGTTAAAAACGACTTACAAATACCAATAATCCACAGATTACCTTCTATTGACGAAAAATGTATCATCTCATTGTAAATTGACTAAAAGAATATTTAATAAATATAGTTAGTTAATGATGAATACTATGAAAGTGACAAATATCAATATGAACAAACTTAACAAATTAGATTTATATAGCAGTTCATATTTATTGGCTGCATCAAAAAATAATATTGAAACAATGAAGTATATTGAAAAACGTTTTTTGTCTAAAAATTCATACAATATAGATTGTTCTAATAAAGAAGGAAATAATGCTTACTTGATAGCAGCTAAAGAAGGACACTTGGATGTAATTAAACATTTAGAAGCATTTAATGATAATGTACATGTTAAAAATAAGAATGGTTATGATGCATTTTTGTTAGCATCAAGATATGGACACTTGGATATAGTTAAATATCTAAAAGAAACACATGATTGGGATATTTATATTTTAACCAAAAAAAATTACAATGCTATGTTTTTAGCATCATGTGGAAACAAACACAGTGTAACTAATTATTTAGAAAATGAATGTCAATGGCATCCAAAAAACATTAAAAATACAGTTGGCAATAAATGTACTGTACAATAAATTGAAATTTAATCATATAAAACCATATTGATTAAAATTTAATTACAAATTAAAATGCCACAAAAAGGATATATACCTAAACCACCAAGAGGTACTAGAGATATACAAAATCAAGATTTACAAATTTACGATGAAATCATCAGCGTTTGTAAAGATAAGTTTAAATTAAGAGGTGCTAAACAAATTGATACACCTATATTTGAACTAAATGATACATTTAAAAATTTATATGGAGATGAAGAAAAACTTATTTATAAAATAGATAGTTCTTCGAGAGAGAATGTGTATAAAAAAGTAAATTCAATTGATGATCAGACAATTGATTTACAAAAAGAACTGGGTGATCAAGATAAAGAAGAATTATCGTTAAGATATGATTTAACTGTACCATTTGCAAGATTTGTTGCTTGTAATGGAATCAATTTAATGAAAAAATTTCAAATTGGCAAGGTGTATCGTATGGATACGCCACAAATGGAAAAAGGACGTTACAGGGAATTTTATCAATGTGATTATGATATAATTGGATCAGATCAAAATTCACAATTATTTGAAATCGAAGTATTGGATTTAATGACTGATATATTATCAACACTATTAGGTAAAGATATGTTTAGAATCAGATTCAATGATCGTGAATTATTATCAGATATACTAAAAGGATGTGGACTAAAATCTAAAAAATTAAAAACAGTTTGTTCATCATTGGATAAAATGGATAAACACCCATGGTCATACATTGAAAATGAACTTGTCAATGTTAAAAATATCAACATTGACATTGTAGCTAAGATTAAAAATATACTCGATAAATTGACAATAGACACAACCAAGCAAAAAGACGGAACACCACAAATGATGCAAATGCTTGAATTGCTAAAATCAGAAAAACTAATTAGTGAAAACATTGAACAAAGACTATATTTATTATTAAATAATATGCTCGAAATTGGAATACTTGATTTTTTTAAATTTGATATTAGTTTAATAAGAGGACTTGATTATTACACTGGTATAATTTATGAAGCAGAGTATTTAGACAAAAGCATAATGTCATTCTCTATCAGCGGAGGGGGACGTTACGATAAAATGATCGGTAAATTATCAACCAATAATGTTCCAGCGATAGGACTATCGATTGGTGTAGAAAGAATATTTAATATTTTAAAAACAACATATGAAAAAGCTAAAATAAATGTCTTACAACCAATAGTAAAAACTTATGTAATTTCACCAAAATTAAGAAAAGAAGAAAACACAGAAGAAAATAAAAAGAAAATGATATTGGAGAGAATCAAGTTGTGCAAAGAATTAAGAGAAAATGGGATTTCATGTGATATGTATCACACTCCAAACGCTCAAATGGGAGCACAATTTGCCTATGTCGATAAAAATAACATTCCTTTTATTATTATTTTAGGTTTACAAGAAGTCAATAAAGAAACAGTTAATCTTAAAAATAATAAAACAAGAGAACAACAGACACTGACCAGAGAAGAGTGCGTTAAGTTCTTACAAAATAATTTTTAATTTATTATATATTGATTTATCATAAATTCTATCATAAACAATCATAATTATCGTATCGTTCTAAAAGTTATTGATAGGCGTTTACCACTTATCCATCCTTTATCAATGCCATGTTTATATTCTTTTCTGGAATATAAACATGGCATTGATAAAGGATGCCATGTTTATATTCTTTTCTGGAATCACCGCCCATAATATACATTGATCTTGCACTAATAGGAACTTTATATAGTTCTTTATTTTTTTTGAATCCCATAAATCCATTTGTATTAAGTGATACACCATAAATATTTTCATCATATGTTCCTAAATGATCAAAATGATATTGCAATCCTTGAAAGTTTTTATATTGATTTACAAAAACTTCACAATTTTTTTCATCTAACAGTTTATGTTTATTAGAATCATTTATACTATCGTGTACCTTTTTAGCTAATTTTTTAACCCATTCCGGATGTTTGCTATATTTATTTGGAATGATTTTATAGTGTCGATCATGATACGGCCCGTATACTTGTACTTTACGATCGCCCTGGCGATTATCTATCCATTTACATTTATTCATCTCTTTTATAATTTCAGTTTCTTCTTCTTGATCAAGAAAATCATTTATAATATACAATCCTTTAACATTTGTTGATTTCATCATTATTTGATTATTAACGATTGATGATTACATATTTGAGATCAAACAAATAATTTTTCAATTTTCTTAGATTTTATCCATTTGAAATATACAAGTAAACGTGCAAATTTCAAATGGATAAAATCTAAGAAAATTGAAAAATTATTTGTTTGATCTCAAATATGTAATCATCAATCGTTAATAATTACGCTTATGGAAATAGTAGACAGTTATAATTTACCAGATTATATTAAAGAATCTGAATTATACAAACAATTAAAACAAGATGAGGATGATGAATTTGAAGCATTTCCTGTTCCTAAAAAATATGTTTTTGATTTTAATAATGTAAAATTAAATAGTATTAGTGATTTAGATAAATTACTAGATATATTACGTTATTGGATGGTTAATAGAACACCGAATTATGTATATGATTTTATCGATGCTAACTATAAATTAAATTATGATGAAATATTTAAAAAATATTATGATTTTACACTTGTCAATGAAATTAAATATTTGATTAATTTGTTAAGAGATTATGCAGTTGACATATATATAATACCAATGAATCAAATTGTCAAAACAAAATATATTAATATGCTCAAGTGGGCATATGAGACATTTGAAGATAAATACAAGTGGGGGCGACTGAGTCTCTACAACGCAATTGTAGCAAAAAATTATGAAGCAGTTATATTTGCTCATAGTCATGATGCTTTTATGGACAGTCATTGTATAACTGCCGCAATACAGCCAGAGTCATATAAAATCTTAAAATATATTTATGCTTTGTGGATTCTCGATCCTGAATATAAAAAAAATAAGTTGTTAACAGTGTTAGCTGATTTTACCAACAATGAACAAATAAAAGAACTTATTAAAAATGAATCCACTGATTAAGTTCTCTCATATATAATTTTTTTATTTGGTAGTTTGCTAAATTTCATTTTATTGCCAAATTCCTCCATTAACTCAACATAATCTTTTTTAGACAATATTTTTTCAAAACCATCATATTTTATTATTGACACGGTGTTTTTTTTATTAGGATCATTATCATCAAAATATGATAGTCTATCGTAGTCTGCCTCTGGTTCAGGTCTATAATTAAATGCATAACTTTCCGCTCCAATACGAAAATCTTTTATGTGTTTGATCTGATGTTCTTTTTGAACATGTCTTGGTGCACTAGGGTGACCGCCAGGACGCATTGAAGTTAAATAATGATTGTCGTAATACCAAGCATATGGATCTGTCATTGTTTGAGGATGATCATTGTTGAAAACAACATTTGCAATCATTAGATAATGATAATTATATTTGTCAACTGCATACGGATAAGGAACACCATTGTTTCCTACTTCTGAAACATATTTTACAATTTCATATTTTGCCTCAAAAGAATAAATGGTTGTTCCGATAAATACATAATTTAAGTCAGATATATGTAACAATATACTATTTCCAATCCATTCATCATCTATATATCCACCACTAAAATATGTCATTTCGGTTAGTGGACTATAACCAATAAAAATATGTTTTGGTTTGAATGATGCAATTAAATTTGAATAATTCTCTTCATTTTGCTCATCATTTTCAACTAAAGAATGTTTAACATATACCTTAACATTTTTATCCTGTATTTCTGTTCTGAACACCACACACCCATTAGATTGTGTATAATAATTTGTAGCCATTTATAATATAATAATTATTGATAAAATAAATGTATTAGAAATTCAATTTTATTGTACGCCTTGTTTCTCTTTGCTGTACTTACTAAGAATCCTCAATAATTCCAACTCCATATCTGGAATGGTTGTTTTTTTTTTTGGATATTGAGCAAAAAATCGCATTGATGCTAAATAATCATTTTGTTTTTCGGGCAATTCAATGTGTGTTGCATCAGCGACAGTATCTTGCTCGATACGTTCTTGAACGAATGACTCGATACGTTCTGGATCAAGTTGGTCATCTTGTGATTCATGACGTTCTGGATCAAGTTGGTCATCTTGTGATTCATGACGTTCTGGATCAAGTTGGTTATCTTGTGATTCATGACGTTCTGGATCAAGTGGTTCATGATGTTCTTGATCAGTCGATGCACCATTTAGTGTATCAACGTCTGGATCATGATGTTCTGTATCATGAGATGAGTCATCTGATACATTATTTGCTTGATAGTTTTTCACGAGTTGCCTTGTCCTATTTGGGATTAGTCTAGGAGTAGACGATATCGATGTAAAATAATAATATACATTTGTCGCCATAACTCCTGCTAGCGTTCCAAGACACACACCGGTGTATAGTACTAAATCACTATCAAAATTTGATAATTGTTTGTTTAAATTTGCTCTTTTCATTATAGTATTATGATTATTGTATATTAATTCATGCTATTTAGCTCTTTTTTTTCAATTTTTTTAATTTTTTCAATAGAATAGAAAAAATTGAAAAAAAGATTGATAGTTGATGATAAATTAGGTTATGCATACTTATTAAATATGACTAGTAAAACTGTTAAAAAAAAAGATGTACCAGAGTTCTTTCGTTGCTCAGAAAAATATCAAAATTGTGAAAAGGACAATATGACGATTCCAAGCAAATATTGGATCACTGATTTGAAGCTTGATGATTTGTCAGATTTCAAACAACTGGTGGAAATGCTTCATTATTGGAATGTTTATCGGATACCTCATATTGTCTACAAATTTATCGAATCGACGCCAGATGCTGATTACGAAAACATGCTGATGGATCTTAGTGGCGAAAACCAACCTGCGCAGAAAAAATCAACAGTTACATGTAGAAAATGCGGTAGAGAACAAGCGCCATGCGTGACATGTCGTCGATGTCACAATTATTTTAATACTATTATGCCGAAAATCAAAATGTTTGTAAATAATTCAAGTCGATCTTTGGTCACGTATGCAGCCGCAAGCGGATTTTTGGACATTATTGTTTACAAACACAAAGAATATTTGGATAAGCTAACCACTCTTGAAGAAGGCGAATATATCCAGCCTCTATGGAGTGCTGGAACTTGTGCTCAAGCAGCATTGTATGGTCACTTGCACGTACTGAAATATTTGCATGAAAACAAGTGTCCGTGGGGTTTTGATACTACTAAATGTGCATCGTGGCATGGTCATTATGATTGTTTGGAATATGCTCTGGTCAATGGATGTTGTTCCGATTTTGAAGCGACGTGGAAAGCTGCACAGGACGGACATTTTAAATGTCTTAAGCTACTTCGTAAACGCAAATGTCCCTATGATAAACGAGCAACATCATCCGCTGCATTTTATAATCGAGTTGAGATGCTAAAATGGATGATTGAGGATGGTGCTTATTGTTCACGTGACTGTTTTGAATCTGCAGCAATGAATGGTTCATATGAATCAATGGTGTATCTTCACAGCATTAACTGTCCATGGAACAAATGGACTCATTATCATGCAAAATGTTGTTGGGACAGATATGGTAACCCACAAATTAAAAATACAGAAGCGTTCAAAGAAATTCAAGAAATACGGACAAAATGTCTCAAATTTCTCGAAGACAATGGGTGTCCAAAATATGTCGTGAAACCGATGTGGGAAGTTCTGAAAGAAAACCGATATTAATTACGCCATCTGCATAAATTTTTGTATAAAAAATTGAAATTTTGAGTACCAACAGACTTAATTTACTTTTAATTTATAAAAATCATAATTATGAGTAAATTAAATATTGTCATTGAAAATATCGATAATAAAATTGTCAGAAACAACATGTTTGTAAAAGATAATTTTAACTCCAATAATCATTGGCCAGATGATATACGACCTGAAGATTATGTTCAACAATTGGCATTGACACAAACTAAACACTGGGTCGATCAATTCCATAGTGCATATGCCGTAATTAATATTGACAAATCAGACATTGGTTGGATAAAAGAAGCAGCACGAGTTGGAATGCATACTCAACAAATATCACGACTACACAAAGAGGAATTACAAGAAGCATGTGACAAATATAGTAAAAAATGTACACACCTGTTCGATGGAACAAAATATTTTGTCAGGACCGAAACAGTCAGTCTAAAAGAAGGAATTCACGGCACAGGACCATATGATAATATTAAATCAATATTCGAGTCGATGATTACTTGTAGATCAGGTCATTCTCCGGCAGAGGAATATACAAAAAAAATAAAATTATATTTGCTACCTTGGATTGAAGATTTTGAGTTTCATAAAGAATTCCGAGTATTTGTTAACAATAATAAAATAACTGCAATTTCTCAACAACATCTCTATTGTCAAAATAAAATATTAGCTGAACTTGATGAAGAAACACGTAATGAGCTATGTAAAAAATGGACAATGTTAATAAATGAATATCATCAAACATATCTTATTAAACAAATAACACATCTTGATTCATATGCAATGGATATAGCAATTATTAAAGATAAAGCTTACTTCATTGAAATAAATGTTTTCGGTAAAGAATATGCTTCTGGATCTTCACTGTTCCATTGGCTAAAAGACGAAAATAAATTGTATGGTGAAGAAAATACAATTTATTTTCGATATTCTGTCTAAAATAACTTTCACTTAATTCAAACTTCCTTGTATCCGAGTGAATTAAAACCTTCTCCGTACAGTTCATTCCACGTATACTCTATTTCTCTATTTTCTTTCGCAAATGCAAATATCATTTCTTGTGTATCGTTAATTTTACTATCATAATTTTCTGGAACACCTTGACCAAATAATTTACCAGTTTTAATATCCATATATGTACCAATCATACGAAATGTTAATGAAATTCGTTGTTCATTAAATAATAATTCGTCTTTTCTTTTTAACGAATTCATTCTTTTATCTGCTCTGATTGAATGCATCCAATATTTATTGCTTTGCAATCCAAGTACAAAAACACTACCATGTTTTAATTCAACATGTTCTATTTTTCGTGTACCATCTTCTTGTTTTATTTTATTTCTTAGTTTCATTTTACGCGTTCTACCCAAACTAACATTCATGATTGGTGAATTTTGCGAAATATCCAATGTTTTATCCACGTGTTCACTAATATAGTCTTTTGCATTTCTGTAATACTGAACCAATGCATGATTAAACTCTAAACATATTAATTCAGACAAATGATTCTTTATTTTTAATGTTATTGGATTATTATTTTTACTCCATATTTCAGATTTTGGCTGAGAATCTGTTGGATGTCTGTATATTGGCTTACACTTTATTGATTTTTTAATACACGTATTTGTACTCTTAAAAGTGTAGTCTTCATGTTGAATAGAAACTAATCGTGGTACTTTACCACCTTTGTGTTCCATTGGTCTCCACTTAGTTCTAATTAATAAATAATTAAAATATGTGTCTGCTGTATGTTTGTCAAAAACATTATTAATCAAAAAACAATCACCATGAGCATAAAATTTAATAGACATTTTTAATTCTGTTTTTTTTATATTTTGATTGTATTTTAACATATATTTTAATAAATTATTTATTCTACCTGATTGTTGCATTTTTATTTTGGTATATCTATAAATTACATCAAAAAATACATCTATACTTGAATAACCATTGATATAGTTATATGGAACATATACATATATGTTATTTTTTTCAAGTAAAGACACCGATTCAATAAATAGTTTATTGAACTCTCCTATTAAAATGGCTACCTTGATATTTGATATTTCTGCTATGGATGGATCAGTAAGAATACGTTCTAGCTTTTCTGATCCAGATTGATTTGTCATATTGACAACAATAGATTCTTCTACTATTTCCTTTATTTTTTGTGCGTCATTTGTTTCACTAAAATTAATTATTAATGTTGTCATTTGATATTATAGACAATATATTATTGTTTATATAGCTAATTTACATTGCATACAACACTATTTTTTTTCATTTTTTTTATACATTATATATTAAGTATTTGTAGTGTACCACAACCCACATAAACGATATATACATAATAATTATAAATCGAGCATGAGAAAATATTATTTTCCAGACGAAATATTTAATATTATTAAAGAATTTATATTACCAACTGAATATGATTGGTTAGAAAGATATGGATATATTAAAAATGAAAATAAGTGTTGTAGAAATGGTGTAATTGATCAGTGGTCATTTAAATCAAATGGTGATAGATACGACATTGAAATAAATAAACAAATCAAAAAATATTATCATGATTCAAAACTAATAATGACAAAATCATATGAAATAACAACTTCACAAACTCAGACAATATGCTTTAATCAACCACTAATTCATGAACATCAAAACTGTTTTATTAAAAATATTAGATTTCAAAATGAAGATATCGTAAATGATATTGATACAATTCGATTGATTATTGGTGGTAATGCTATAGATACATTACAATGTGAGTTTTACAGTGTAATGCAAATTTTTTATAAAATAAGCGGAATACCGTTTTATCATATCAAATATGGTATTGTATATAATTTACTCATGCAAATTCGTTTAGAAGTTAAATTTAAATCTGGTGTTCAAGTTAGAAAAGAACAAATACTTATTGATATATGTAATCCAAAACACGATGATGAAATTGGACAAAAATCATCGTTGTTAACCTATCAAATGAGTTGCATGAATGAACAAATTAACATTTATAATAAAACAAGACTGCGTTTTAATCGTCCGATTCATTTTTTAATTTGCAACAAAAAATTAAAAAATATAAAATTAATTATTGGTTATACAAGAGAATTTAAAATTGATCAATTGGAGAATGGTATGATTAAACTGACAAATGAAGTAATGTTTGAGGAATGGTCTAACTATCCGATTAATTTTAGTAGAATTGGTTCATCGTGGTTGGAATTTGAATGTGATGAATATGAAAATGAATTGGTAAATATAGTTGCGGTTAGTTCTAATGTATTTGGATATAATCAAGGATGTTACGGAAATATGTTTAGTGGCTAGTTTCGTTACTTAAACATTAATTAATTCTGTTCAATTAAATGAACAGAATTGATATATTGCAAAGACAATTAGAAGACGAAGAATTAATATTACAAAAATTTTATGATGATCATAATGAAAGGGTTAACAAAGTGAAAACGAAACGTTTGAAAATTCCTTTCAATTTTACATTAGGCACATATAATTGTCAAAGTAGAAATGGTAATCTTAGTAATAATATGTGCTTAAAAGTAACATTACCATCATTGAGTAAATTTTCATCGGAAAAAACATCTAATGAAAAAAAAATATCTAAATTGACAAGAGAACAACAAGTTGTGGGATCATGGTTTACAGCTACTGTTCATGGAGAATACGATAATATAGAACAAGTTGAAGAAGCGGTTCGAGACGCGAATTTAACTAAGTTAAATTTTTATTCAGAGAATATGTATAAAAAACAAATTGAAGATATTAAAAATCAAATTAAAGAATTAAAAAAATAATGTATGGTATAAAGACATAAATATTTATATTTTTATATCAGATATGCACTTTTTAATGATAATTGATGAATTGTTATCAGAAAAAGAATGTCAATATTTTATTGATATGATAAATACAGATTCTAGCACAAAAAAAATCGACAGAGGAGAATATGGTACATATAATAGAATATTGTGGAAAAATAAAGAATTTGCGGATGAGTTATGGAATAGGATTCAAAAGTATTTACCAAATGACAAACAGTACAGATGTTTGAATTCAATGTTTAGAATTGCGAAATATACGCATGGTGGTGAGTTTAAAATTCATCGAGATGGAGTAAACCAGGATGAAAACGGGTATCGAACAGAATTAACATTGAATATATTTTTAAACAAAGGTTTTGAAGGTGGCGAAACTGATTTTTTCCTAGAAGATAAATCGTTGAGATATAGTGCAAAACCTGATGTAGGTAGAGCAGCTTTATTTTATTTCAATCAATACCATTGTGGTAATGTTGTTAGAAATGGTGAAAAATATTTATTGAGAACTGATGTGATGGTTTAGTGGTATGATTTTACATAGTTACTTGTGTGAATATGTAAAAAATTGAATGTTAATTTATAAATAATTTTTTGGTTTATAAATAAATATTATTGAATTATTTCGAATTTAGATATCACCGTATTGTGTCGAGAATTCGCGTTGTTTGCCTTTGCCGCGGCGACGCTGGCGACGTTCCTGCTTGACGGCGCTTTCTTGATCCATTTGTTCTTTCATTTGTCGGATCTTGTCAGATGCAAGTTGATCCCGATGTTCAATGAGTGTAGCCTCTTCTTCAATATTATTTACCAGACGTTGGTACTCAGTTACCTTTTGTAGATCTTTGCGAATACGTTGACTATCAGATGTCTTATCGGTTTTTTCAAAGTGTTTGAATGCTTTACTAACAGTATTTTCTACAAGCGGTTGACTGAGACCATTGTTGATAATGGAATGTGTATGATCAGTAACGTCATCAACCATACACTTGAGGGCAGCATCAATCCATACATCTCCGTAGATCGAATATTCGCGTGGGAACATTTCGCTATCTAGGACACCAACCGATTTGTCCCAACCCGAGTTTTTGTTGTAGCTTGCATTCATAACATGTAGGGCAAGTCGGTGTGGATCAACACGCGCACTTTTGATACTATCGATTGTGTGTTGAATAGTAGTAGTAAGACCTTCATTGTTAGTAGAGCTGGCTACTTCATCGAAGATGTATTCAAATAGTTGCCAGGAACGCTCATCAGTATTTTTTGGTCGGAATTCGTACAAACTGTCATGGAGAGTACGAGTTGCGATTGTGGTTAGTTCCTCAGCAAGGTTATATTCATTGAGTAGGACATCAATGAGCATACGTTGTTTGTCAAACCAATCTTCTTTACGAATGGTAGATTCTTCAGTTAGGTTGAATCGAAAGAAAGCAGTTGGAATTTGTCGCGCAATGTGAGCATTGTACGATTGCTGAATTTCTTCGTTGGTGATCTGAACAAAGAACTTACCGTACTCATGCGTTTTGTACCAGCGTTCTGCATCTTCAGCAGTGGTGTTTTTAAGCTGCGAGTTATTGTGCACTGCTCGAAGGTTTTGAAGCATGTTTCCTGAAAAATATCCATTCTCTGGCATATTTTGGATAATCGCATACGTCTCAGCATGAGGATTGATATTTCCAAATAGTTCTGGACGAGCAGCAGCCTTGTTTATAAGTTCTGCAATTTTGGATCGCATGTTATCTTGAATACGACGTTCGATAATAGGTCGGTGAGGCGAATTATCACCAAACTTGTAAACAAGCTGAAGCGTCGAGCGAGAAATTTGATCTGTCAGATCACTTTGCTTGTTCATTGTATCGAACATTTCAAGTGTAGAGTTAAGTTTCGTTTCCTTAGCCTCAAGTCCAGCTTTAATTTTTGGAATTAGATGTAGCGATTTTTTAATAAGCATGTCTTCCATACGTTTACTTACATTACCGACACCTGTTTTAAAATGAGTGCGATCAAAATTTGGAAGATTGTTAAAGAAATCTTCCTCTGATTGCAAACTCTCATCAATTGTCATTCCTTTGTTGTTATCTTCATCTGATCGTAGTTTGACACCATATAGCGTCAAACCCATTTTTGTATAATATGCATCTCCCAAAATTTCAGGAATCTTGTTTGGTTTTACAAGATCACATTTGGTAATTACAGCAGTTGTGTTTCCGAGTTCACCTTCTTGTTCAATACGACCAAGAGCATTTGAAATTACACGATCGTTACCTGCATTCATAACAAGAATTTTATGTGTATCTGGATCTTTAAGTGCGGGTGCATTCATGGCCGCAATGATACTTGGAAGTTCTGGATCTTGACCAGATTTAACCGAGTTAACATCACCAGGATAATCCGTTAGGACAAAATTCGGTAGATCGTTTCCCCAAAGAGTTAGATCAAATGGTTCTTCATCAAAATCACCATCATTCTTGTCCGCAATCAGACGCGACAGATGAGTCATATCAGATGTCTTTGTACCAAATGTACCACCAACACGTCCATAAGACACTTCGTCATCAGTATTGATTAAAGTGATACGACATGGACGTTTAGTAGCTGCTCCATCAAATTTCTGAAACAGACCAGGTCTGCGAATAAGTGCTTCAACAAGTGAAGTTTTACCAGAAGATTGATTGCCAATGACCGCAATACCATTTCTACCAGCAGGAATGTCGAGAAATCGTGTGATTTCTGGGACAGTTCGAGCAAAATTATGGGTAACAGTATTACTGGTTATGGAAGATTGGCGGCGAAGATGTGAGATAATCGGCTGTGTAGCACGATTTGTGTGTTTACAAAAATTTAGCATTGTCAATTGTGTATATTTTCATATAAAATTGTTCATATATACTATTTTTTTCAATTTTTTCTTTTATTCGTTTTACACTAACATAGGCTAATTTACCAGTATATACAGGTTAATATCAGTACATATGTTATTATCAGTTGATATACTAGTGGTAAAAAAATTGAAAAAAAAAATTGTAAATCAATCAAATAAAGTAATAATCATATTAACGATGAAAGTAATTTTTGACAAAGTACCAACTCATATTCAAAATTCTATCAGTTATGATGATTTTACTGATTTTGGCGATGAAGCAACTTCGGTTGACATATCTAAAGACAAGTGTTACTTTAGTTTGGATATCAACGATTTGTCTCAATTGAGGCTTTTGCTATCGACTTTTCAGTATTGGGGAGTTCGGGTAGTGCCAGTTGAAATTTATGATTTTTTCTTTGACTGTGAAGAGAAATTCGAAAAATCTGATGTCATTAGTGTTCTCAAAGATTTTTATCAGTACAACAAATGTAGTGATTTTGAGTATATTCTCAATTGGCGTTACGAAGCAGAACAGAAGTGGTTCAAGAATACGTGGAATGACCAAATCAAGAAAGAAACTCGGTCATATTTGACTTGTCGGTTGGCGAGAAAGGGTAATCTCAATTGCCTCATTAGTGCAATGAACAAAGGATACCATTGGGACAGTAGACTGTTTACAAACGCAGCCAAATATGGACATTTGCACATCCTTCAGTATTTTGCAGCTAATCACACAATTTACACAAAAACATTTAACGAAAATAATGAATACATTACATTGTCGGAGGATATTCCGTGGTGTAGTTATGCTGTTCAGAAAGCGGCATCAAATGGACATTTGAAGTGTATGCAATTTATGATTGACAATGGTTGCGAAATACCCGAGTATTGTGAGGATGCATCCAATCACATTGATTGTCTAAAATACTTGCACAAGCTCGGGAGCAATATTACAGAAGGCCTTAACTATTCTTTTGGAACTTGTAACATTGAATGTTATGATTACCTGGTTCAGAATGGTTGGACACCTAACGCGATTGTTTTTATCAATTGCGCGACTTCTGGAAATCGCGACTGTTTCGAACATGCTCTGAAAAACAATTGTCCATCAAATTTTATTTGGGACGGGGCTGTGTTTAGCGATCTCGAAATGTTTAAATATACTTGTGAAAAACTAATGCCGACACAAAGTGACATGCAAAATTTCTTCTTTCATTATACAGTATATAATGAAAATTTTGAATTCTTCGAATACATCATCGAAACATACTCAATCGAAATTGATGAAAGGACTTTGTACTACGTGTTACAAGGTTGCAATATTGACAGTGTCATGTATACACTTGACAAATACCAAGGGCCACGCGACGTGAAAAAAATGAACGATCAAATGTTTAAGAACAACTATGTTGAGGTAATCAAATATGGCTTCGAACATATGTCTTTTGAATGGACCAACGAAGCATTGGCTACAATGATTGCGAATGGTAATTATGAATGCATCAAGTATGCATTTAAAAGCGGATTTACTTTTAGTGATGATGTATTGATCAAAGAAATCAAAGAAAATCGTAGTTCGTATGATTTTCAGGGCAAATCAGTCACCAAAGAAAAAATGAACGTTATCATGTATTGTATTGAGCATGGACAACAGTTGGACTCAATATTGTTGTCGTATGCCATTTGCAATGATAATTTTGAACTGATAGAATATCTTTGCAAGGCTGGTTGTGATATCAGTAATGCATGTGTGGATACCATCAATTACAGTTCATATTCAAAAATTGATTATATTAAATATATGGAGTATTTTTTGTCCAAGGGATGCAAGCTAACTCCTCAATTGTTTGATCGTAGCGTAGAACATAACAAGCGAGAAGAAATCATTGATTATCTAATCGAAAAAGAGTGCCAAAAGTCAAACAAAACAATCACAATTGTACTGACATCGTTGTATGGCTTTCGCGGCAGAGAAAAAATTATTGATTATTTGTTCGAAAAAGGCTTTGTAGCAGAAGATGATATTTACGAACGATTGATCGTTCGTTACCGAGGAGAGAGTCGCTGTTTGAACTGGATCAAATATTTTTATGACAAGGGGTATAAACTAACATACGGAATGTATTCGTATCTTTTTGTTACGATTAATCATAAAGTATCAGATGATGTAAAGGAATTTGTTGATTTTATCATCGGTCATGGTGTACCGATCGTAGGGACGCCAAGTCTGATTGATAATGTATTTGTCAATAACAACATGTGGTATTTGCCAAATAAATTGTATCTGATAATTTATCTCGTTGAAAAAGGATATATCCTCAGACATGAACATTTGGAAATTGTGATTGACAAATTCCGAATATATAAGTCAAATGAAATGTTCAAGTTCGTTGTAGATCGTGTTGATGTGACACACAAAACAATTGATCTGACATTGAATAGTCTTAGTAACTTTGATGAGTTTATTCCGTCGCTGTATGAACGCGTCGGTGTTAAAATGACACACGAAGAAGTAATGATTGCAGCAAACAAAGGATATGCTGCTACACTTGAATATGGTCTTGAGCACGGGATTAAATGGACAAAAGAATTTGCTAATTTGCTAGCTAAAAACAGATCAAGTAGTTGTTTGTCTAATTGTCATACTCGATACCATGATCAGGTCGTAGCGGAAGGTAATGTATTTTGGGATGAGGATTTCTACATGATTGCTATCCGATATAATGCAGTGGGTAGCGTCCGAATTGCACATGAAAATGGATGTCCATTTGACGATCGAATTTTTGAAACGACTTTTCGTAACAATGCAGTTTCATATGTTCAGCGACATATGCTTGCGATCGACCCTAACGCATGTGATGGAATAATGTCTGTATTTGATGCAGCATGGTAATTTATTTATTTAATTTGTTTATAAAGTAAAATATATTGTTTCAAATGATGCATTAAAAGACCTGCTTTTAAGGTTCAAGACGTTTAGGGTCTCTGTAAAACAAACTTGCTTTTCTGATATTGCTCAATCCAAGTATGTTCATAACCAAACGTTCAAGACCAAATCCACCTCCTCCGTGTGGATATGATCCCCATTTAAATGAATCAACATAATGTTTAATTTTTTCTATATCAACATTCTCTTCTTTTGCTCTTTTTAATAATAATTCTGGATCATGTATACGTTGAGCACCACTAAGTACTTCCATACCTCTAATTATGATATCATAACCTTTCGAGTATGTTTCGTCAAAAGGTTGAGTATAAAATGGTCGTAAATTAATTGGGAATTTGTCTAAAACAAACATGTCTGAATTATATTTCTCTTTAACAAGCTCTCCCAATCGTTTTTCTTGACTACCATTTAGGTCTGATCCTAAACTAATATCAATTTCGTCTTTCTGTAACATTTCAATACCATCTTTATATTCTATTATTAGAGGGTCTTCGTGAAATAATAATTCAAAATCAGGATTTATTCTTTTTATGGATGCAATGTCATTGATGGTTAATTGTTTTATGACATGCGATACCATGTTCCACAAATGAGTGACGACTTCATGATAGTCTTTTTCAATTCTCATTTCCATGTCAACTCCTGTAAACTCAGTTGTATGTCTAATTGAGTTAGAATTTTCTGCTCTAAACACAGGGCCAATTTCATAAACTCTTGGTAATTCAGAATTGATTGCCATTTGTTTAAAAAATTGTGGTGACTGTGCTAAATATGCGTCTTTGCCAAAATAATCTAACTTAAATACACTTGCGCCTCCTTCACTTGCTGTTGAAATAATTTTAGGAGTTTGAATTTGCGTAAAATTATTTTCCCACAAATATAATTGACAATACTGTGTAATTCTAGATTTAATTTTCATTATTAATTGATCTGTATTGTTGCGCATATCCAACACGCGTAGTTCGTGTGCAGTATCAGGATTTGAATGAATAAAGTTACAATTGATTTGTATTCCGTTTGACTCAGCTTTATTAATTATTTCAAAGTTGGTGCATTGTATTTCGACTTTTTTGAAGGTGCATGATTTGATTTCTTGTCGACTATTTACTAATTTACCTTTTACTCTAACAACTGATTCATGCGGACACTGACAAGCTAATGTAAAATCTTCCAATGATATACTTGATTTATGTAATACAACTTGTATTGTATTGCTGTTATCACGTAATATCAAAAAACATAATTTGCCTTTGTTTCTAGATGTTTCAAGACGCGCTCTTAAATCAATATCGCATTCAGGTACAATATTTGAATTATTTAATTTCTCTCTTAAGGTGTATAAATCCATTTTGTGGCGGAGATGTTCCAGATGGGTATGCGTCGGCCGCTGAAATACAAATCAAAGGTAATTTAAATGGAATAAATTGTATGGTTAATTTGAGTGTATGTGATGCAGGCGATGGATGGGACATACATACTCTATCATGGACAATTCATGAAATAGTTGATGTAAAAGGAAATCAACAACATGGACCATTAAAAATTAAAAAAATACCATCAACTGGATATTCTTGGGTAGATGAATATGACGACACCGTTAATGATTTTACACTTACTCAAAAATTAATATATTTTATTTTTTATTGTTATACTAAAGCTTTAGTATAACAATAAAAAATAAAAAATTGAAAAATAAAGTGCAATGAAGCACAATATTATTAAGATGAATTCATAAGAATATGAAGATTAATGCCGATAAGCTACCCAATCATCTGATTAATTCAAATTATTTTCGCAATTATCCTGAAAACGAGGATAATTGTGTTATTGTTCCTGACAAATATTACATTTGGAACGAGAATCATGACATTATTGTTAGTGATTATGACGCACTGTATCGTATTTTAGATATTTTCCGATTTTGGGGAATTGATGAAATGCCATACGAAATATACGATTTCATTTGCCAAAATGACAAACTAGATTACACTAACGTAATCCGTGAATTTCAGTATCTTGCAAAAGACAATTTTTTTGGCAAAGAAATTCAGTTTTTGACATCATGGAAACAAAAAGTACTTGATGATTATTACTACAAACTACAACATAATGTAATTATCACGAAAATTCAAGAAACTGATTTTGTTAAAAGCATTTGTAAAAATGCATATGTAAACCTACTTGCATATGCATTTTCAAAAAAGCACAAATGGGATACTCACGCGTGCGACAAAGCCATCAAAAATGATCATGTTAACATTGCAAAATATTTGCATCAACACATGTCTGAAATAACAGAATTGTATGTTAAATCAAGTGAGGATGAGATTGTTATTGTTCCATGGTCATCAAAGTCAATGTTTAATGCATGTGCGCATGGACACTATGACTGTATGGTTTATTTGCACCAAAACGGATGTGATCTTCCAGATACGTGCAGTGATGCATTGGGATTTAATATTGATTCTAACTATTATACTGGTGGTGGTTCGACCAAATGTTTCAACTATTGTTTTGACAATGGTTGTTCGATCATTGATGATCATGTGGACTATCTTAAAGCATACTGTTTAGAAGATGCACAGTTGCTAGCTAGCAAAACTGGTAACATTAACAATCACTTGAACGCAAACAATGCGATCTATTCGGGAGATTTGAAATATTTGAAATTTATCATGGAGCTTACACCAATGGCAGTAACTCAATACGACTATATCTGTGACGCTGCTGCAGAATATGGAAGATATGAAATGCTTAAAATATTGATAGAGAATGGTTGTACACACAATGAACGAACCATTATTAATCGAATAATCGGACAAGGTCAATGTTTTTTTCTGGAAAACTATTACGATCCAACGAGAGATTATGTTGGATGTCTAAAATATGTTATCGAAACGTTCGGATGGACTATTGCTGCTTCGTTCGCAATTGATGCATTTAACGTTGGAGCAGTTGAACTCGCAAAATACATTCTTGGAAGCACTGTACATCCTTCAATTGAAATGGATAAACAGTTTATCATTGAACATTTTGCACAGAGTGCACACTTACCTGCATTGAAGTGTGCATTAGAAGAATATGAGTGTGAACTAACCGAGAAAATTTTTAACATTGTAGTTAAAAACACTTGTCGTAGCAAACAACGTTCTGAGCGAGTTGATACGCTAGAATATCTACATTTGTATTCGGTAGAAAAATATGGCAAACCATTGTGGTCGTGTAAAACAGTTGAAACTGCTATTTTTAATGGTCGCCTGAAATACCTTCAGTACTTGTGTGAAAATGGATGCCCGGTTGATCGAGAAATATTGATTAATGTTTCGAAGGAACATCGCAAGCAATATCATGGACCAGGGGAGGTACAGAGAATTAAGTTGTGTTTTGATTATGTTTTGGAAAACGTACCAGACATGCAATTGAACAAGGATGTATATTATTACGCGATTAATTACTATCCTGTATTTATTGCCAAACTTCACGAAAAAATAAAATGTTCATTCGGTTTTGAAGTTTTCAAAGAATACTTTGTTGATGGGCTGAAAAAAACTCGTAATTGTAATTGGGGCTTTGATAGTCCACTTGAAGCATTGAAAATTGCGACCACTGTTGAAAATTGTTTGATTCTGACATCTGAAAATTGGTTTGAGCTTAGCATGCTTGCCATTGAGAGCAATTTACCAGATGTAATCGAATTTGCAGTTGAGAACGGTGTACAACTCACAGAAGATCACGTTGTTCATTCTATCAAAACGGGGCAGTCAAACAGAATTGAGTTTCTTTTGGAAAATTCAGTTCCTGTGCCAGAGAATATAATCGAGATGGGAATCGAATATGATTGTACACATGTATTTGATATTTTTTCCGACAAACCATTGCCAGATAATTTTGTTGAGCTAGTAGCAAAGTACAAATCAATCGCTGTTTTGAAATATCTATTTGACAAAGACATTGAATTTGATATCAACAATGATGAGCTATTTGATGTTGCGGTTGCTACTAACAATCTCGAATTATTCACGACGTTGCTTGAAAAAGGATTCAAATGGAATGATCGACTACTGGAGAGTTTGTCTGTAATGAAAGTAGTGAATAAATCATACCACTACAACAAACATTTAGGCAATTGTGCGGATTTTATCAGTAAAATTTGTGAAATTGGTTTGGGTAACTGTGTAAAAAAAACAGAAACGATTTATTTGATGCTTTTCGAACATTTGAAATTTTATATGTCAGAATTTACTCTCTATGCTAAAAAATTGAGTGAATATGGATTTCCAGTAACAATCAAAGTATTGTATGCATCTATCAAATGTGATTATTTTAGCGAGGCATCTAACATATTGGTCGAGAATCATTTTAGTGATGGTATTCCATGGGATATTGAATTTTATTTTGATCTTTTTAACAAAGGATCTGTGAGCACGATTAAATACATTCATGGAAAAGGATGTCCGTTTGATGAACGTCTATTTGAGATGATTAATCAAGACAAATACAAGGATGATCGTAAGTACATAGGATGCCGTAACTACATTAACCACAAGATGTTTGGTGTGAAAAAAGTGAAAAAATAAATGTTTATATATAAATAGATTGCTTAATAAGTAATAATGAAATTAGGTATGACAGGATCAAGAGAGGGAATCTCAAAACAAGCTCTTAAAGAATTGAATAATTTTCTTAAAAAAAATCAAAATGACATAACTGAATGTCATCATGGTGATTGTGTTGGAGCAGACACTATTTTTCATGATAGAGTTGTATACATCAAAGAGAAAGCATTTAATGAGGCTGAATCAAAGCAACAAGCAAAAATGAAACTGATTGTACATCCTCCAAACATAAATACTCTGAGGTCTCACTGCAAAGGTGATGAAGTAAGAGTTCCAAAATCATATTTAGAAAGAAATCGCGACATTGTTGATGCATCGGATACAATGATTGCATTTCCATCGACTAGACATGAAGTACAACGCTCTGGAACTTGGTATACAATTAAATATGCCAAAAAACAAAACAAAAATATACACATAATCTATTCAGACGGAAGCATAAACTCTGTTATGAAAGATTAATTGAAAAAATCACCGATTGTTAGGTTTATTAAAAAAATTGAAATAAAATCAACAATGAATACTATATTAGTAATAATTAATTTACAAGTAAATATGAGTATATCTGAACTAAAAATAAACATACCAACGAAGGCGACTAATCATATGAAAATTGATGTAGGACCAATTGCTTATACAGCGATGAAGACAACTGCTACAATCAATGGAAAGAATTATGTTCTTGTTCGTCAGCTAAGTGCGTCAAGCGATGATTTTGATGTGTTTGATGTAAAAGACACAAAACATGAGCATCCTCTTGAAATAATCGATGAACAGCGAATTCGATTTTTCAGTAACTATACAGACATAAACGAAGATGAGGGTCTGTATCATTTTGTCGAATTTGAATTTCTAAACTAACACATTGAATTTATAATTAATTTATAATTAATTTATAATCAACAAAATTTTGCTGATTATAAATATGCCGATTTATAATGATTATTTAATAATTAATAACCATCATTATTGAGTTGAGATTGTACACTCACACCGTTTTGTCTATAATTTCTAATTGCTGAATTAATATTATTACTTAAGTATGAAGCATGTCCCTTCTTTTTGATGGTTTTCTTTGAACAAAATGATTGATTTTCATAAAGACCTAATCCGTCTGCTTGTCTCGATGTTGATAAATCATCACTTAAATATACATATGACCAATTTCTATGTTTCTGTTTTTCATCTAACATTTGTTTTATTTGAGAATGATTATATTTTCTACTTGAATTTTCCATTCCATCTGTAATAATGACCATCAATACATCTGTTTCGTATCTAAACCAATCAATTGTTTCTCCTAATGCATCATATAACCCAGTTGATCGATCTGGTCGATAATCTTGACGCGTTAATGTTGAAACTTCTCTTAAATCTCTATTACTGACTACTCTTGTTACACTATCATTAAATTTAACTAAAGTAAATTTTGCTGGTCGTTCGCTGATTTGTTTTTGTTCAGTAATTAAACTGTTAAGAGCATCAATCATATCTTGACGGATATCGTCCATGCTACCCGATTCGTCTAACACAACAACAATTTTATATTGATCACTGTGCTCGACAGGCTTACTTGCAGATATTTCTTTATTATTAACTTGAGGTTTAGTTTCTTTTTTGTTGAACCAATTTAATGGGGCAAATTTTGAACTCATATATTGATATATTTACAAAATTACTCTTTAAGTGCAAATTACAAAATTACTATAATTTAGAGATTGCTTTAAGTTAGTCTGATTAAATATTAGTTAATTGTTTTAGTTTTACTCCTGCTTAAGATTTAATTGTTTAATATTTGTATATAGGGTTATGATTAATAATAAAGGTAATTATGCGCTAATAAATGGCGATCTTACGAATTTAAAAAATATTCATCGAGAAATCATTAAAAATGGTGACACTGAAAAAATGTGGAATAAAAGTATTTACCGCGGCATAAAATCAGATATATCATTAGAATGTGTAATATACGCTTTTGATAATGGGTGTTCTTTTTATGATGATATTGTAAACGATTTTGCTCTTAACAATTGTTTATTTTTGTTTAAATTTGCTATTAAAAATGGTGCTAAATACGACACCGATATTGTTGAAATGAATTGCGATAATATTTATGATGAAAAATATAATGAATTAATAAAAATGTTAGATAAAAATATTTTTAATTGTGCATTAATGACGAAAAAATTATTAGTAAAGAAAACAGACATTGATGCATTTAAAATGTTAAGATTTGTGCATAGAAATTGTTCAGAGATTGTTAATTTAGAACAACAAAAAATATTAGTACCATCTTGGAACGAAGAAACGTTAAATTTAGCAGCTAAACATGGTTATTTAGAATGTGTAAAATATCTATTAAGGTACAGGTGTAAATTTAACAAAAATGCTTATGTGTATGCCGCTGGAAACAATAACCATGGCGTTTTAGAATATTTATATAAATTATCTAAAATTAAAGCTATTCCTAAATGGAATAGCGATTATGTTATTCATACAGCAGCGACAACACCTAGTCTCGAATGTTTGAAATTTTGTTTTATGAACGGTTGTCAAATAACAAATCAACTATGTTTAGATGCACTCAATAATTCGTGTTTTAAATGTTTTAAATTTTTACACCAACACGGATGCACTATAAATAAAAAAGAATTATTAAAAGCGATTGATAATTTCAAAGATCCTAAAATAATAAAATATTTAAAAGAGTGTTATAAAAGAACAAATGATTTTAATTATTTAGCTCAAATTAGATGTATTATTTCTTGATAAACATTATTCAATAATAAATATTTAATAATAAATATTTATTATCATTATAGTAATATGATGAAAAATATACCACGAGTCACATACAACCCGTCTGACAAAAATATTAGTTTACCAATTATTAAAAAAATAATTAATTATGAAAACGAATCTAATAAAAACATAAAAATTGATACTTATTTTGTTCATATAATGAATTCAAAAGTATTATCAAATAAGTTTATTTCAAATATTAAATTTAACGATGATGAACTTGTGAGCTTGTTAACATATATTGATGAAATATATGATCTACCTTCTATGATGGATAGTTGGAAAAAATTTCAAATAAATAATGCAAGTCAGCAAAGAATATTATTTAATATTAGAAAATTATTTGTTGATTTATTGATAAAAATGATTTACAAAAAAATTAATAATGTCAAACCGACAATTGTATCAAATATTGTTATTGATAATTTTGGAAATAATAAGTTGACAAGTGACATTGATATAAATATACTATTGGATATCAATTTGAAAGAATTGATAAATTCAGCTGAGGTTTCAACTGACAATTTATATGATAAATATAATAATTTTTTAATAAATATTACTGAAATATATAAAGAATGTATTATACAAAAAGAAAAATTATTGTTTCCTTACATTAAAAATAATCTATCATATGAACCGTTTATTATAACATCGCAAATTCTTGATGTAAATTTTTATCCACCTGGTCCATTTTTAAAATTAAACAATTGGGAAACCTGTAATAATTTACATGGTATCATTATAAATAATGAAAATATTGCTTGTTTAGTACCGATTATTCCAACTGAAGAAATTAGCGACGAATTTATAATAAGTGAAATTACTAAATCGGTTAAAGATGGTATAATATTACATCCTGAACCATCTGATATTTCTAATTATTATGATGCTTATAACGGTTCAATTTTACGAGGAGAAGATTGTTATTTGGATAAACGAGTTGGTGTATCATCTTGTATTACAGTACTGATGCAACAAATAAATAAATATGATGGTTCTGAAGAAAATGCAAGAAAATGGAATGATACATTATGTTGCACAACTGGAACAAATAAGTTCGGCAACGAATTATATTTTACTTCTAGTTCAATCATTTTCGTTGTATTTTTTATGCAGATTTGTCGTAAATGTAATGATATCAAACTAAGAATGAATGATATTGTTTTGAGTACAATTGCAGTGCCCGCGTGTATCGAACAACTTTGTTTTTATATCATACACGACAAAAATCCAAAATATTTAGACAGAGCGAAATACGCACACAACAATATTTCTCCTAGACATACTGACTATATAAATGAAATTTGTCAAACCAATCCAGACTTGTGTAAAGTTTATGAAGAAATGCTAAATTATTAGTACATTATCAACTCATCATCGTCTGACTGTGGCAAGTCGGTTGAGTCAGACGGTACTATCTTATTTACGTGTGATTCTTTGCTTAGATAGATATCATTAATTTCTTCCATCATGTCAGAAATCAACTCTGTGTTAATAGCAGTTTGTAAAAGTTCATCCAAGCCGTCATCTAATTGTTCGGTTGATTCATGTTGTTCTAAATTTTCAGATTCTTGATATACATATACGTCATATCGGGATTTGCCATTGAATTCATCAAATAATTGTTTAAATGTATCTTCATTTACTTTAAAACCAGAAACCTTTCTAAATTTACCAAAGTATTCAATCACTGCTGATAAATTTACTGGTATGAATTTATCAATAACATCTAAATGTTCAAATGGTTTATCTAAGATATCACATGTGATATCAGTGTGTGCCTCATATCCATTTAAAAACACCATATGTTCTCCATAATCCTTAAATCTTAGATCAAATGAATATTGTGGAAATGGTAATTTATTAAACATTAAATATAATCCACTTTCAGGATGATATAAATTTAAATAATTATCAACATAAAACACAATCACTTTTCGGAAATTGTAACTAAATTCCATCTCCCCCTCCTGCTTCGAAAAAACATATTCACAAAAAGGTATTCCTTTTACACCAATCGAATATTTATATTGCATAACAACATTTGGAAATAATCCTTTCGATTTATCCCATGTATCGATTCGACTAACACTATTATTTTTAAATTCCACCACATTTACAGGATTAAAAATATCACTATCATGATTAATTTTATCAATGATCTTATCTGGTTGTAATTCATCATCTGGTATAAATTGTATCATTTGATTATCGACATCATTACAACTTTTCATCATTTCTTCAGCATGTTTATAGATAGTTTCAGCATAAAGTTCTTTTTGTTTTTGAATTAATTCTTGATATTTTTTTACCATTGATTCATTATTTTTGATTTGACGTTCACTCTCGTTTTCAACATCATAAATATTTTGTTCAATTGATTTAATCATACTCATTTAATATTGTTATAATCTTATAACAATATTAAATAATTACTTAATATTTCAATTTTTTATTTATATAACAACTTTATAAAGTGTTCAGTATCATAAATAACTTATTCGTTTAATTTACATTTGTAAATAGAAGTTAATTGGTTGGAAATATTGTATTTAAATGTTTCAATTTCTTCACATCCTTTGCCTAACCCGTCTGTCACACCGTTACCTTTATTAATCGCAATGTTAATAAATGGAATATAATTATCATTTCTATTTTTAACTAATGTATCCATTGCTTTTTTTGCTTTTTCATATGATTCATAATAACCAAAAATATGATTATCAGTATCTTTGAATGGTTCATCTGCTTCACATTTACCCCTATGATAAATAATATAAATTTCTTTTTTAGGTTCTAATACTTTTTCAAAATCATTATTGGTTTCAAAAATTTGTTCGCTTTTTTTACGCTTGTTCGATGTGTCACCAGGTAAATAACTCCAATCTGGTTGAGGAGTGTATGGCTGTGGCTCAATAACATCTGTTCTTGGTTCAGAATTCCATGGCTCAAAATTAAAATTTACTGGATCATCTCTGCGTGGAACTGGTGGTGCTTTTTTCAGATGAACTATTTTTTTACCATACAAATTATCAATGTATTTGTGTAAATTAATTATGGTCAAATCATCTTTTTCAGTTAAATGAAATAATTCTGCAATGACGCTACCACATATCCCAGTTGTATAAATTGTTTTTTTATTGAAACTGTTAATTAAATTATTGTTAATGATGTAGTCATAAACCATTTCCGTAATTATATTTTTAGGAATAGAAACATCTGGTTCGCATCCCCAAGGCTGTTTATAAAACTCGGCTGGTACAGGTTGTTCTTGGTTATCATCGATCTCTTCAGTAATTTCAGTAATTTCTTTTTCAATAACTTCAGTAATTTCTTTTTCAATAACTTTAGTAATTTCTTTTTCTGTAACTTCATCAATAATTTCATTTACAAGATCTTTTACCATTTCTTCAGATTTATCAGCAGACACACTTGTCTTATCTTCAAAGAAACTAAATTTTCTAAATCTGTTATGGTAATCATAAACAATGTGAACATTTTTTGGAATTAATAAATCGCATTTTTTTAATATTTCTTCATCACTTGTATTATCCATAATCGAATGAAAAATTTCTTCTGAATAATTATCAGTGAATCGATACTCTTCTAAGTTTTCATCACTTGTCTGTCTTTTTAGATAGAAAGATGTTTTTGGAAATGAAACTTTGTTGAGCAACAAATATAAACCAACACTTGGATAGTAAATATTCAAATAATTATCAACTTGAATTTCAATTGGTTTATCATTATTTGTTTCTCCTTTAAAAACCACAAATCTATTAGGTAAAATACCTTTATCGCTATTCCAATCATCTAATGCTTGAAATGCCTTGTTATTTCTAAATTCAACTACTTTTTTTGGATTAAAAATACCTGATTCACATCCCAAACCACTTATTTCCGGAAAAGCATTCAAAAATTCATCGTCAACATTTTTACTGCATTTTTCAATCACAGATGCTTTATTATGAATAGTATCAATGAATAATGATTTTTCTTTTTTAATTTTTAATTTATATTCATTTATTGTCTTTTTATGTATGTCTATTTCATTATTATAGTCTTTAATTGCTTGACAATAGTTATTATCAATGTCTTGTAGATCTTTTTCAATTGACTTAATCATATTTATATAATAATAACAAACATTTAAATAATTATTTCTAAATTCAATTTTTTATGATTTGCCTATATTATAATATTATTGTCTTTAACAACTATATTATAATATTTGATAAAATGATACATTAAATAAAATGATATTACATACCATTTGCGTTATTGGTGTGGTTTACATTTATAAATAGATATTCTTTCTCCGGAAAATCCATAGTCATATACATATGCTTCTATTTCACCACAGCACTCACAGTCAGCTTTATCAATTCCTTCTTTTAATGTTTTGTTGTATGCTTTGTACTTATCTCCATTTTTTTTTAAAAATTGATTGACAACTTTTTTAGCATTGTCATATGATTGAAAACATCCTTGCATATGTTTTGGAATAGTTATTGAATCACCTGATACTGCTCTATTATAGACAATAAATATTGGCAAAACATTGCTTATTTCTGTCTCGTCATGCTCGGAATCAAAATCTGTTTCATAAATATCATCTATATCATCTATATCTACTTGTTGATTTGTGACATCGTTTTGAGTTTCTTCATCATCATAATAATTATTATTTTCATATAATTCCTTCAGTTTAGATTCAATTGAAGAATAATAAATTTTATTTGTATAATCGTCGATATTGAATAATTCTCTCAATGTAGAATTTATATTCACATATGTAATTGTTGTGCGTTTGTTAGTATCGGTGCAATCGTGTCCTATCGACCACATAGTTTGTTTTAATTTGTTATCCTCTATATATTTATAAATTTTTTGTAATAGTCCATGTTGAGAGCATTCTTCATACTGTGTATAATTCCAGGGCTCGTGGCAAAATTGTTTTGGAACTGGCCTTGGTGCATCTGGGTACAATTTATAGTATTCATCTAAAGTCACTAAATTATCTCTATCAAACAATACATCAAAAAAATTCATAAAATTGCCCATAAATAATTTTTCATCTACTTTTATGTGAAATAATTTTTTAATGGTATAGCCATATTTACCTGAAGTATCCATTACAAAATCATCATTTATAATATCGCTTTCGTTAAACAGGCTGTGCTCATTTATATAGTCTAGTATCATCCTACACATAATACCTTTTGTCAATTGAAAATTTTTACGACAACCCCACGGTGCTTCGTATAATTCCTCTGGTGCATTTGCCAATGTTTTGTTTTCAATAAGTGTATGATACAAAATTAAATTTTTCTTCCTGATTTGCTCTTTTTTAACTTCATCTTGATCCTGATCAGTTGTACTTGTTTCGCTTAAACAATGATCATTTTTTAATATTGTCGAAACCGGTAACATACACGTATATTCATAATCTTTAGAGTTTAATGCACTGAAATCAATATAAATACCACCTTCATAATTAATTAACATATCCAGTCGCTTTTCTACATGCTTATAATATAATATATGATCTTTTTCCATATTAAATAATTTTTTTAAAACCTGACCTTTTTCACCAGAGGTTTCTACTATTCTTGTTTGTAAATTATCTCCTTGAATAAGTTTGTTATCAAAAATATATGTTTTGATTTTTCCCAATAAAAAATTTCTCGATATCATTTTATCATGACTGTACGACCACGGATCTTTTGTAAATTTTTTGGGTATTTTTATTAATTTATCATTATCAATGTTTGTGGTATGTTTATAAAATTCAAGTTTACGGAATCGGTTATAGAATTCATTGACTCTTTCGAAATTAAATGGAATAATCAAGTTACAATATTGTATATTTGATAATAAAGGTGTGATTGTTTGTGGACACGAATATGAAGCCAGGACACCGTGTAATACTTTAATATTCGAAATTTGTCTTATTCTTGATTCGCACTCGTGTCTAGTTGTTCTATATTTTTTTCCCATTTGAAAAGAAACAAGTGGATATGATATTTTATTTAACATTAAATAGAGCTCCAGTTTAGGATAATATAGATTTAAATAATTATCAACTTCAAATTCAAATTTTGATGTATGTGTATAACCACCTGGTATAATTTCAAGTACATAAGTATCAACCACTGTACGATTTGGTAAAATACCTTTTTTTTTATCCCATGATTTAATTTGTTTTTCTGCAAATCTACCTTTGAACTCAATTACATATTCTGGATTAAAAGTAGTGTGTGTGCGTTTGAGCTCATCAATTTCAGTAAATCCATTATACATTGTGTCATCGACATTATCAGCACATTTATTAGATAATATTGCTGCATCGTAAATATTAGAAAAATGATCAGTCTCTTCTTTCATTTTTAGTGTTTGTGCCTTTTTTATCTCTTCCATATAAACTTTGATTTGTTGATCATAGCCCGATAATTTATTTGAATATTTCTGCTCAATGTCATTAATATCATTTTCAATTGATCTTATCATATTTATATAACAAACTAATCAGTATTAATTTAAGTGTTTTATATTTCAATTATTTACAAATATAACAAGTCTCCTCGTGCATTTTGCATGTACAATACAAACACTTATTTTTATCATTATTTATCTGATCGCTTTCAAAATAACAATTTGCATGAATCAAATGATCATTTACACATTTAAAAACATATTGATTTGGTTTAAATTTATCATGACAAATTATACATGTGTCATTGTCGCTTTTGTCTAGACAATGTTCTTCTTTTTCCAATATTTTATCAAAATATTTTTTTTTTGTTTTAGATGTGAATACACACTATCATATTCGATACATGGTTTAGGACACATACCACAATAACATTTTTGAACAGGTAACATGATTTGTGACTTAGTCGCTTTTTTAACCGATTCATCCAAATAGTTAAAAAAACAATGAAATTCTGTTTCAAGATATTTTACCATATCTGTATTGTCATCGATAACTGCCAGTATATATGGATTTTGATGTAATTTGTTTAAAACATTTATATTATAGTTAAACGTGTCAGTTAAATGTTTTAATACATCATATTTGGAATTGAGAACAGCTAAATGAAATGCATTGTTACCATCCCTGTTTTTAATATAAATATCGCATTTTTTATTTTCTAAATATTTCATTACATTGACATGACCATATGTTGTCGCAACTAAATAAGTGCCCTCATCACAAATATTTGTAATGTTAACACTCCAATACATTGATTTAACATTCGTTTGCTCAAAATATTTCATTATTTCTACATGACCTTCACTTGCTGCAAGTAAATATGCATCCATTCCAGATTTATTTACAGCGTATCGATTTGTTAAACCAGGCGATTCATCTAAATATTTTAAAATTTCTAGATGGCCATATCGAGCTGCAAGTAAATAATTATTTTCTTCACTTTTATTTTTATACATGTAATAACATTTTAAATTTTCAGATTGTATACGTGGTTTACCAGTATTTATCGTTTTATGTATGGTTTGATTAATATCATTTCTAACTTGAATTCTTGCATCAATATATTCAATACATTTTAAATATCCCATCTTGCAACAATATAGATACAGTGTATTACCGTTATCATCTCGTTTACAAATAGTGTTATTCTCAAAACAATTTTTGATATCATTTATAGTTTTTATATAGCTATACATTTATTATAAATATAATATTCATAGTTTAATTTAGGTCTAATATATTAATTATTCATTTTTTTGTATTTAATTTAAAACTGAATGATCCATCTCTGTGATCAGTCCAGTTTCAATTTAACTTAAAACTGAATGATCCATCTCTGTGATCAGTCCAGTTTCAATTTAACTTAAAACTGAATGATCCATCTCTG